GGCGGTGGAGGCGGTGGAGGCGGTGGAGGCGGTGGAGGCGGTGGAGGCGGTTGTACTTCAGTTAAATGCGCAGTAATTGTAGTATCTTCTGTAATACGCTGTGTGTTTGTTTCAGCAGCGTCAGAATCTTCTACAGAATCACGCGGTTCCCAATGGTCAAAGGTATACCCATTGCCATTTGCAGTCCATGAGATTTCTTTACTTTCTCCATTATTTACAGAACCGTCGCCTGTAAGAGTACCTCTACCTTCACCATCCTGATTTATTCGCAAAGTGAGTGTATATCTTGGAATGACTGGTGGTGGTGGTTGTACTTCATTTAAATGCGCAGTAATTGTTGTATCTTCTCTAATAGCTCGTGTGTTTGTTTCAGCAGCCCTAGAATCTACTACAGAATCACGCGGTTCCCAATGGTCAAAGGTATACCCATTGCCATTTGCAGTCCATGAGATTTCTTTACTTTCTCCATTATTTACAGGACCGTCGCCTGTAAGAGTACCTCTATCTTCACCATCCTGATTTATTCGCAAAGTGAGTGTATATCTTGGAATGACTGGTGGTGGTGGTTGTACTTCAGTTAAATGCGCAGTAATTGTAGTATCTTCTCTAATAGGTATTATCCTTGTTGTAGCATTTCCAGAATCTTCTACAGAATCACGCGGTTCCCAATGGTCAAAGGTATACCCATTGCCATTTGCAGTCCATGAGATTTCTTTACTTTCTCCATTATTTACAGGACCGTCGCCTGTAAGAGTACCTATACCTTCACCATCCTGATTTATTCGCAAAGTGAGTGTATATCTTGGAATGACTGGCGGTGGAACAACTTCGCCCAGATCACCTTCAACTAGACATCCAAATTCTCTTAAGACACCTTCATTTGCATGTAGGGTTCCTGCTAAAATAGCCAAAAACAAAGTATAAATCGATAAATTAATGCCATCTTTTTCCTCAGATATAACTTGCAGTCCAGTAGAATAGTTCTTTTTGAAAAAAGTATCATCGCCGATAAAAGTCTCCAATACAGAAATAATTCTTTCTTGATGTGCAGGAAAAAGCTCTGCAAGTCTCCCATTTACTCTTTCTAAAATATTGCCAATAGCTTCAAATGACCCATTAATCGGATTTGGGAAATTACGCAAATTTCTACGAATTGCTAAAACAAGTCTGTAAAAAACTTTTACAACCAAATCAACATGATCCGGCTGTAGTTGGTTATATATTTGAAGTAAAATAGGTTCAACCGCTTCATCCATTTGTGAAATCAGAATAAAATACAAGGTATTTAACATACAGAGCATAGATCCATTTCTATTTGCCGCGGCAGGTGGAGGCGGTGGAGGCGGTGGAACAGGTCGTATTTGAATACCCTCCAAAAATCTTTGAAGAGTATTATTACTAATGCGAAGAGTGTCAACACTACTACTATCTAATCCTGGATAGGCACTTGGTAGAATGAATCTGTCGTCACCCATCCGTTCAATAAAAGCACGAAGTCCACGCCAAATAACTGGAAGAAGATCTCCCTGTATATACTCTTTATATTCAGTTAACTCCGCAACCACTCTTCGTAAGCGTTCATTTTCATCAATAAAATGGTCTAATTCATCTCCATACCGATTCACAAGTTGTTCATATCTACGAAGTAAAAAAAGGTCAGTTATTTCATACGCTTCCAGGTATTCAATCTTTGGTATAATTTCATCTATTAAATAAAACATAGTACCAATTATTTCATAATATTGATCAAAAACACGCTTCCAATATGCAATTTCCCGCACCAATATATCTATTTGATCCAGTAATTGCTGAACATACATGTCATATTCATTGCGGATACTCGTCAAATAGGCAATTTCTCGTATTGCATCGGCAAGTAGAGCGCGCTGATCCAAAGGAGCAGGTATACCATCGCGGAGCAATTCTTCATACTGACGACGAACACTCATCCAATATGCAACCTCTCTTATTAGCGTATCACGCTGCGCAGTTATTACGGCCAGTTCTTGTTGTAATCGATCATTCTCTTCCATCAACAGTCTAATTCTGTCATTTGCTCTCGCAAGTTCTTCTGTTAAATCTTTAACTTGCTGTCTTAATCTATCATTCTCGGCCTGTAGACGCTGTACTTCAGTAAGAGCCCTTGCAAGAGCCTTTTGAAGTTTATCAATTTCTTCAATTATTCTAACACGGCGCTCCTCAATTGTACCCTTATGCTCTTTATTAATCTTCAATTGATCTTCAATAGCACTCAGTGCATTAAGAGCTTCCTCAGGAGCAATGGCCGCTAAGAGACTTGCATCATCTTCAAGCACCTTCTTAATTTTGATAAGTGTCCGTGTATAAGGTGGCCTCTTTCCAGAGCCGTGTTCACGCTCAAACTCACCTTCATAATCGCGTAAAAGAGGTGCATTTTTCTGTGCCATGCGCGTTAGAATATCCGCAGGTATAGGCAGTTTTTTTCCGAGTACTTCCACAGGGTCATACCCCTGAGCAAGTAGATACGCAAAAATCTCCAGAAGTTTCAACATACGATCATCATCAAGGCCGACCACTTTAGCAGGTTTATTCGGGTCTACAAGTGCAGTATCTTTACACGGTGCAATTGTCTGCGGTACATCCTCATCAATTAATTTATTGAGCTGGTCAAGGTGGTCTCGTAAATAGCGTGCATGAACATCTTCCGCTAACAGTTCATCATAACTCGCAATTTCATCCATTAATAAGCTGCGACGATAGAGCAAGGAGCGAATAAGAAGTTCACCCTCCTCTTTATTACACGGTAAGCGGAGCCCCTTCTTCGTCATTGATTTGCCCGCTCCAAAAATAGCACGAATCACTCGTTGTAGAGTCGCCTTTTCTGCGTCAGTAAATGTGTTTGAAGTCCCGCCCAAAAAGAGAAGGTCAAATGCGGTATCTGTTTTGAGACTATCATCCGTGAGTGCAAAAGATTCATCGCTGGAAGGACCCATGCTCAGAAAAAAGGTCTCACCTGCGATATTTACATATCCCGTTTCATAGGGTATAAAGGAACCCGCTACGGGCTTTTTTTTGTTTTTGTTTGAGCTTCCACTCATTCCCTAGATACTTAACACATATTTACACCAAATAACTAGCTGACGAACAACCTAAAAAACGAACACTATCTATAAGTAGAAATGACAGCAGAAGCATCAAAGCTCTTCAATCCCTGGAATCCACGCAACAAGAAAATGAAGTCAGAGAATGTTCGGAAAATTTTTCACGATCTCGGGCTTCAGTCGTTCCGTGTTCAAGATATCACCCCCTTTCAAAATGCATGTGTACACAAATCGTATGTAGATAGACCTGATTTATGGGCAGAGCAGTCGGAGTCCGGAGAACCAATGATTATGGCTGACCGACCTTCTAACTGCCTGCCTCTTCAAGAAGCAGACAATGAGGAAATTGAGTTTATTGGCGACAGTCTTCTTGGATGTATTGTTGCACTCTATCTCCGTGAGCGGTATGGTGGAGAGGGGGAGGGCTTTTTTACAAGGCTCCGAACACGAATTGTAAATAATAAGATGTTGGGACAACTGGCTCTAAAAATCGGATTTGCTCCTTGGCTCATTATCAGCCGTCATGTGGAGGATGTCTGCGACGGCCGTAGAAATCTGCGAATTCTAGGGTCGATGCTGGAGGCGTGGATTGGTGCCCTCTATCTACATGAGGGTGGCGGTGGCAAGGGGTTTACAACCGTTCAGGCCTTTATTATTTCACTCTTGGAAAGTCACATAGACTTTGCAAGTCTGATTGCGGAGGATACGAACTTTAAGGACCAACTTCTCCGATGGTTCCAGAGCAAGTATCATCAGCCTCCGAGGTATAAGGAGGTGAATGTTGAGGGACCGCCTCATGATCGGATTTTTACAATGGGTGTTCTTGATTTGAGTGGAAATGTGATTGCAAAGAGTACTGCGAGGAATAAGAAGGTTGCTGAACAAGAAGCGAGTCGTCTTGCGCTTGAAGTATTGAGTGCACATACTGAGTAATAAAATATAGGAGGGGAATAGATGCCGCCGAAGCCCGATCTGAAAAAACTAGGCGCAGTGAAACTTGATGGGAAAGCTCAAAAGGCGGTCACAGAGGAAGTGCAACTTGCACCTACTACGACTGCCGCACAGGCGGCGACTGTGGCTCAAGAGGTTACGCCAGAGGTTAAGCCAGAGGTTAAGCCAGAGGTTGCTCCTGCTGCTCCCGCCCCTAAACCCGTCGCCCCTCTACCAAAGCCACAGTCCGCCCTAGTTACAGAAGTAAAGGGATTTGAAGACGAAACATCCGCAATTGAAAGTATTACACTTGAACAGACTGTACAGGACTGGGTACAAGAAAATAAGAAACCCCTTGGTGAAGATAAACTACAAGTGACAGATCCAAAGGGTGAGACAATTGCGCGGTTTGGCGATGAACTTCGTAAATGGACAATTGTCGATGCAGTGGGTGATGGTCATTGCCTCCTTCATGCAGTCCTTGATTCGACAAGTCCCACATACAGAAAACTCGCACGCAAAGACAAAGAAGCATTTGTCGAGTATTTCCGTTATACGATTTTTGCTGACAGGGCTCAAGAGAGTGACTATTATACAAGTCTAACGGATGAGAATCAAGATAAAATTCTAACTCGTATTTCACTAAAAACGGGAACTGCTAAATGGTTGACAATTGATGAAATCTCAATTATTGCTGATCTCTACAATGTAAATATTTTTGTACTAAATTATGATAATAGACAGAAGCCGACTCGTCGTATTCAATATCAAGTCTTTCCTACTGAACTTCTTAATGAGGAGGGAGAGTGGCAAGATAATGGTCATCCGTGGAGTATTCTCTATAATTCAGTTGATGGTGGTGTAGCACATTTTGAAGCCGTTCGAATCAATGGTAAGTATCTTTTTTCATTTGAAGAACTCTCACCAGTCCTCAAAAAATATGTTGTACGAGAAAAAGCTACTGCTGTATGCCATTATAAGGCAGGAGATGAGGTATGGCTAGTTGGCGATAACTACGAGAGTGAACCGACTTATATAATTATTCAAGCTATCCTCGCGGATGCCACGCGTATCTGTAAGTCTCTGCAAATTGTTTCTAAAGAAAATATTATTGAAGATACAAAGGATGACTCAATTACATTAAAAAATGATAAGTATACTGATATTAATTTTCAAGTCAACTGGGATGGTGACGAAGAAGATACCTATTATCTTGCAAAGGACTGGTATACAAGTGATGAAAATGCGTATATTTTCGGAAAAACTACATTACTTGAAGTTTCCGTAAAAGAGGTTGTACGAAAGGGTCTAGATGGAAAGCCTATTATCCCTGAGGCCAGTGAGGAATCTACCAACGGCGAGGAATCTACCAACGGTGAGGAATCTGCCAATGGCGAAGATTCTAACAACGGCGAGGAATCTGCCACAGGCTACACAGATGACCGCCTTGTGGCTCTTGAAGAGTCAATTCGCGGTGAACGCACCGATGACAAGTATGAGATTGATACGCCCGCCTATATGCCAACGACTCGCCGCGCCTTCTCAAAGTTCATTGAAACCACCTTCAAGTCACTCAAACTCCCTCCACTCAAGGAACCGGATTTTGATGCCTGTCTGAAGAAGGGCGCATCAGGTCAACAGGAGGTTGAAGTCTATCAATACCAGAAATTTATCCGCGAATATATGAATAGTGACTCCCCCTACCGTGGAATTCTAGTCTATCATGGTCTCGGCTCAGGTAAAACCTGCTCCGCCATTGCTGCATCTGAGGCGCTCTTTGCAAAAAACAACAAGAAAATTATTGTGATGACCCCTAAATCTCTACAGAAGAACTTTATTCGTGAATTGACCTTCTGCGGATTCCGTCACTATCGCATCGAGAATCACTGGATTGACCTTGAATGGACATCTGAGACAAAACTCTTCGCACTTAATGTACTCGGCCTCTCTGGTAAATATCTAGATGGTAAGAAACCAGCCAAACTCTGGATTCCTGATTTTTCAAAGCCGTCCAATTTCAAATCACTCAAACCTTCAGATCAGGCCGATGTGCGTAGACAGATATTAGACGCAATCAATAATAATGTACAGTTTATCTCCTATAACGGTATCACTACAAAGCGCCTGATTGAACTTGCAACAGGCAAAGTCTTCGATAACAAGACAATTATTATCGACGAAATCCACAACTTGATTCGTCTGATGCAGGGCAACCTCGAGTATTTTCTCCAGAAGGGTGTTGGAGCCTGGGCCGCTTCTCGTACACCTGAGCCGATTACAACAGATCGCTGGAAGCTACTCAATATTGAAGGTGAGAAGAAGAAGTATTCGCGCGGATATCTCTTTTATCGACTCCTAACGGATGCAACAAATAGCCGTATCATTGGACTCAGTGGTACTCCACTCATCAATTTCCCTCAGGAACTCGGTATCCTTGCAAATTGCCTCCATAAGTATATCAATAGTGCATCCACCAACTTCAGATCTCAGGATATGCCAGCGGATAAGAAGATGATTAAACAACTTGCAGATGAAAATCCGTATATTGATGATATTCGCTTCACAGAGGGCAGTGGAAATATGACAGTTCTCTTTACAGGACTTCCTGAGGGAACCAAGAAGAAGTTTTCTGGTAAGGAGTTTATTGGAATTGTACGCGAGGAGACCGTGAAGCCGTTCGCGGAAATTGTCGCCAGTTTTAAGGAAGCACTTACAAAGAAGGGTCGCAAGCTCGAATTTACATTGGCCGCCCTTCCACTCCTCCCCATTTTCAGTGATGATTTCAGGGAGGCCTTCGTAAATGATGCAGGTCTTCTTAAAGAAGGTGGTCCTGATATTGTACTCGGTAAGCGTCTCACTGGACTCATCTCATATTACAAGGGTTCCAAGGTTGAACTCATGCCTAAGATTACATCCGATGTTCTTGAATTTGTAGAGATGAGTGATTTTCAGGCATCCGCCTACATGGAAGTGCGTGGCACTGAAGTGAAGAAGGAACTCAAACAGAAAAAGCAGGCAAAGGGTAAAATGGCTCCTTGGCTCGGTGAGGCTGAAAAACTTGATAAGTCGACAACCTACAAAATGGTGAGTCGTCAGACCTGTAATTTCGCTTTCCTTGAAGAGATTGTGCGGCCTCGTCCTAAGAAACTCGGTAAGATTGAATTATCTGTGGAGGGTGTTGATGCAGTGGATAAGGACATTGGAGATGGCGATGAACTCGCAGTAAGTGTAGTGGGTGAACAACTTACAGTAGGAGATGAGCGTGATGCGGGGGATGAAGGAGAAGCAGGCGATGAGGATGCTGAGTTTAGAAAAGATGTGGAGGGCGAGAAGGAGGATGAGGAGCCTGCCGCGGCGGTTGCTGCGCCTGTCACAAAAATGGTGGTTGATGGAGAAATGAAGACAAAGTATGAGGCGATTCAAGCCCTGAAAAAGCAGGCTGAAGCGGAGGGCAAGCCGTTCAAGCCGACACCTGAACAGAACAGAATTATCAATATCCACAAGTGCCGCCTAGGTAATACAGGTGACTATCAGAAGGACTGTGAGCGTGTACGAGCATGTCTCCGTTATTTTGGAAAGGATGAACAGACAAGCAAATCGGGCAAGCGCTATGGAAAACTATCACTGAATGGCGAACTCGAAAAGTACAGTGCAAAGTTTGCCCGCATGCTTCAGCGCATGGAGGAATCACCTGGTTCAAACTTAGTGTATAGTCAATTCCTCTCCATGGAGGGCATTGGTATCTTCTCCATCTGTATGGATATTAATGGATATGTACCCATTGAAATCTCCTACAATCCTGATACAAAGGCGGCGCAATTTAATGAAGCGACACTCAAGAGTCTCAAACTCGGCCCTAAAGGTGATGTAAAACGCTATATTAAGTTCACGGGTGGTGAAGCCGATGATGTACGCAGAATGAACTTGGCACTCTTCAACTGCCGTTTCAGTGATTTACCACCAGGTCTTCAGGGCCCCTTAAATGACTTTGGGTGGACATCCGATGACGCTGAGATAAAAACTCTACTACTGAAGGGTGCACTCTGCAATACATTCTGTATTACATCCGCAGGTGCGGAAGGTATTTCACTCCGCAATGTGCGTCGTGTTCACTTAATGGAGCCGTACTGGAATGATGTTCGTATCGCGCAGGTGAAGGGTCGTGCCATTCGTATCTGCTCTCACATTGATTTCCCTGATGTTGCAGATCGCAGTGTAGAGATTTATACCTATTTGTCATGTTTTTCCAAAAAACAACAGATGGGTAAGGAGGTGGATAAAGAAAAAATCGACGAGACGATTCGTATGAAGGATGCTATCTCAACCGAGGAGGCGGCAGAAGCCTTCGGCCGTGAGAGAACAGATGGACTGGAAAATTATATCACGACAAGTGACGAACAACTCTACATGGTGAGTTTCAAAAAGCGCAAGCTTATTGGCGGAATGGAGGCACTCATGAAGACGGCGGCGATTGACTGCCAACTCAACGAGACTGAAAACGATGATGTCACTTCATGCTTGGCCATTCCCAACGGCAAAATTGGAGATTATCTCTATCACCCTGTTCTAGAGCAGGACCTCATTGAGGGCGCAAAGGCCCTACAATTCAGGGCAGCCGAGCCTGCTGCTGCGCCTGCCGCAGAGGCATCAAAGGCCGTCGCATCCAAACTCTTTACAGTGGAAGGCTATGGTGAATTTGAGGCGAGACCAGTCATTCGAGATGATGCGACAGCCGGATTTGACCTCTACAGAGATGACAAGAAGGTCGGCACCGCAGGTAAAAATAGTGAAGGACAACCTGGCAAGCCGATTCGCATCAAGAAAGGTCTCAAGATTGGCTCCTAAGCGGGCAGAAGCGACATATCACGATAGCGAACCGTTCCTTGTTCGGCCAGTGGAGGATCTGCCCAGAGTGCAACTCCACGATGCGCAGCAAGTTGATAATTCAGTTCCCAATCCAGACATTCGCGGAATGGAATAAGTGTCTTTGCAATTTTACCGAGAAACTCTCCGCTAAATAGCATAGAATCCGTACAACGAAAAACAAACTGGTGAGGCGCACCATACGCTTTCGTAGGAGACCAGTAACTCTGCGGACAGCCTTCGGGGCGCGTATTCACACCCTCTCCAAGGCTCACATAGTCCCAAGGTTTGTTCTTCAAGTCGGCCATTAAATCTGCAAATCGCGGAATAAAATCATCTCGCAGATACACATCAGATTCAAAAATCAGTACATTTTTGTATCCATGTTCCACGACATCTCGCACGGCCGCATAGAAATTCAAAACAAGTGACACTTCACCCTTACTGAGAAATCTGGATTTCCAAGAGAGATTCGGAACCCCCGCACGAATAAAAGGATCCCAGGTGGCAAATACATCGGATGATTTCAGTTCAGAACCCCAGCAGGCGGAACCAAAAAAGAGTTTCTCGGCAGGTATTCCAACGGCCGCAAAATGTGCGACCAGGCGGTCATATCTCTGTTTTTCATACACTTGGTGTACAAGAACATAGATTTTATCAATCTGTTCCATCCACCTGACTATATGTCAGACGGAGTCTATTTTAAGTGTTACGACGCACTATTCAAACCAGCGTCCCTGCCAGGTGCCCTGAACCTCCTTCTTCCAGAAGACAGGGTCCGTCGTACTGAGCTGGTTGTCAAAGCAGTGAATCCATGCCACCTGCATTGTCATTTGCGTAGGTTGTCCATTGGTTCCACCAAGATACATGGAGCCATAGGCACTCTTATCGCTCTTGTACTCATTCATCAGTGTTCCACCAGGGCTGAAGGTCGCAAGGCCGTTCGAAGGGAGTATTTTACCCGCAGCCAGATTTGCACATGTCTGAACAAAGAACTGAACACCCGTGATACTCTTTCCAAACATCGCAGGTGTCTGGTTAATTGTCGCAATACACCATGTTCCCTGGGGGACATTGTAGACTTGAGAATTATTCTGTTGCCCCTTTCCACCATATGTCTTCAGAGATATATTAAATGTATTATTGGGACCATTGTCACAGCAGATGACATATCCATAGGTCTGCCCCCAAACGAACATCCAATTGAGTCCATTGCCCGCGACATTCTGTGCAGTGATGTTGAAACAGACAGTGACCGCCTGGAAGGCTGAGAAGGCAATGCCCTGTGCCGTTTTCCAGAATTCATTTGAAATGGCCATCGCCATTAAATCAGAAGGCATCGAAGTATCGCGAATAGCCGCATATTCTGCATGTCTCGCAGGCTCTACAGTGAGTTTTCTACTCCAGAGACGCTTCTCACAGAACTGGGAGACACCGTTGCGTGTGTAGACTTGGAAAGAGAGGGCAGGCGCAGCAACCTCCTGGGTGAAATAGCACATCGACTGCCAATCAGAGTCGACATTGCCATTTATCGCCGGATTACGCCAGCCCTGGCCACCCGCACAATCGTAGAAATACGGAGTAAAGGTCGCACCACCGCCTGTTTCAAACCATGTAAAGGTGACAATATTTGGAACACCCTGCGAATCTGCCGTAATCGGCATACAGCCTGACTGATGCCAGGTCGGCCCCTGGTCATAATAGGCGCCAAATGCCATTGAATTATTCTTGATATTGAAGACATCCTGGTTAATGGCCATTTGAAAGCCGTCGTCTGTGACAACGCCGAACATCAGATTGCGAGCCACTCCAGGACGCAGATCACAGAAACTCACAAACTCAACCATATCCGATAGACCTGTTCCATCCACTTCACCACCCCCTACATTAATATAGGGGATATTGCTTCCAGTTGCAGAGAGAACTGCGCGGCGACCCATTAAGACGCCGCCCTGCCGACGGTCAAACCAGAACACTTCGCATCCCTGGTTCGCATCACCAAGACTGAGGCCTGTGGGAACCTTCTGAAGACCCAGTCCAGTGAGTTGATTGAGTGTAGTGCGCTGAGTGGTTGGATCCGTGGCCCGTGAGTTCGCCACGAGACTGGCAACACTCGCCTTATAGGCACCCCAATTCATTCCTTTCAGCGCACTCACTGAAGTGGGATACGAACTACCTTGTGTAGTACCACCCTGTCGTAGAAACTCTTCCTGCATACACTTCAGACCAATATCTCTACTACTATCCGTGAGGTCCGCGCAGAAGTTATAACTATCAAAAAGTCCAGGCTGACGGCATAAATCCTGTGCAGCGACTGAGACCTTTTCATTCAGGTCGTACTGTTTCTGGTTGACAGTGTAGAAATTCATGAAAGCCGAGAAGAGTGTACCGTTGCCTTGACGAATCACATCTTCGCTTATGGCCGGATTTGCCAGACTCTGATAGGTCTGGAAAGACTTCTTCTGGCGAAGTTGATCGGCAAAATCTCCAGGATTTGTACCCGCACTGAGTGCATTTGCAATTGTTCCACCCGCACATCCAGCCCACTGCGCAGTCATCGTTACGCAATCGCGGTCGAGTGGACTATTGAAGCACTTCCAGTAGGAGGGCTGCGGCTGGCCAGGCGGCGGGGCAGGACAGGAGGCAGCATTTGCCACTGTGATAATATCTGCAGTCGCACACTGTTTGTCGACATCTGTGTAGCGCGCTTGCGGTTTACCTCCAACCATTGAAATCGGAATAATTTTATCACTCGTTTTACAGTATCCGCAGACATTCTTGAAATCGCCTACTGCACTGACAGGAATCTGAGACATATCCTGGCAACTCTGGGCCGATTTACAGATATCGGTCACCATCTGCTTCTCGGCCGCCTTGAGGTCCCAAATATAATTCACACCATTTCCAGTGGAATCCGTGGGAGGATTTGCCGTATCAAGGGGTCCAGATGAATTTCCATAGGCGGCTTGTGCAACCTGCGGAATAGGACCGGTGCCCGCCTGATATCTCCATCCGCAGGCATTTCCTACAGGCATTGCAGGTTGCGCAGCCTGTAGATTGGAGAGACCAACAAGTCCCTGAAATGTGCGGCACTGGGCGAGATTGGCACCAACGGGATCAGAGACACCTGTTAGCACACCTCCAAGATACGGAATAGGTGCATTACGGCCACTAATGCCTATATTTTCAACACTTCCAATATTTGCAAGTGCCCCCTGTAACTCTGCATTACTTGCCTGATTCTGCTGATTCTGATACCCCGTATTTGGAAATGAATAGTTGTTCTGAGTCGTGGCAATCACCATATTCGGAATGACGGAGGCATAGTTTGCACTATTTGTATTGAGCATCTGCTGTGGTGTCTGTGTTGCCACTGCACCATCAAATCCCTCATTTCGACCACTGTATTGGGACAACCGGGCAAACATCCCCTTCTACACTATCTCTTTATTTATGCCACGAACGTGGTCGCAATAAATAGATTTTAGATATTGAAGGGTTTTGCGATTGTGAGGATGGATTCACTCGGTTGATTGCCTGCTAAGGTTCCACTCCATACAGTCTGTTTGTTTGCATCTAGAAGTTCAACTAAGATGCCCGTTGCGCGATTTTGACAACAGTCAGCACGGTTGTAGTAGACAATCTTCTTAATCGGATAGACTGCACTCATATCGACCATAAACCAGTCATTTGCTTGACAGCCTGAGTGGAAAATCTGCGGAAAGGAGCGGCTCGCCATGGTTCCATCAACAGCATAGTTGGCCTGACTTCCGTATCTGTATGTACTCGAGTAGCTCGTCGGCTTTCCAAAGGCCTGATTGACCCCCTGGTTATCGTAACAGGCAATTTGAGAGATTTGTAGGCACTGGTATGCATTACTCAGGCGCACATAGCGTGCATTCGGCATACTTGATGCAGGCGATATACTAACAGGAATGGCAGCAAGGCTCGCAAAGCAGCGTCCTACACTGTCAGCACGACCACCTTGCGCATCCGGGAGATTCGCATTGAGTCCAGTGTTCGTGGCACGCTGAAAGGCCTGGTTGAAAAAGTTTTGGACATATGGAATACCAATACGACCTGTGCCTGCCCCACTACGAGATTCACGCTGAAGTTGCTTTACAATGTTCGGATTCTTCGCAGGGTCATATCCTGCTCCAGGTAGACAGTAGATCTTCTTTCCTTTTGCATCAAGACTGTAATAAGTGCCAATGGGTCCAGTATAGGTCGGTCCGATGTTCTGATTTTCCGCGCCTTGATTGTAATAGAGATAGTTGATACACTGCGCTGAGATATTGGGCGTGTAGTTTACATTAAAATTCAAGTAGGGGTCGCACGGTGTGCTGATATTGGTACCATTACACTTCATAGATGAATCTGCATCAGAATACTGATTCTGATTGAGTGTATCAAGTTGCTTGATGATTGCATTCATCTCGAGGTCCTGTAGACTTGAGGAGTCCTTATAGAGAGTTCCTCCAGTTGTACAACCGCTATTAATAATACGATTCTGAAGACAGGCCGTTGACCATGTACCAGGGCCCTGTCCAGAAGGCTTGTAGCACGGGTCACCTCCATAGATACTTGCAGAGGAGGACTTTGTCTGTAAAACACTCTTTGTGCAGTCAATGCTACTGAACGGGAACTTTTCTGCGAAAAAGAAGGGGAGGCTTCCTGACAGACTCATGGAGGACTTTGAGTATCCAGACATCAGATTAATACAATTGACCGTGCCGCTCGGCGTAGTCAGTGTAGGATAGTCTGTACCGCGCCGCGGTTTACCCGAGAGCATATCGTCCGTCAATAGGATTTTATCGAGCGGCAATTGAAAGACACCGCCGCCGGTTAAGGGCGCCTCCAGAGCACCATAGAGTTCCGCGGAGGTCTCCTCATCAGGCGCCTGGACTACAAAATTTAGGAAGGAATCTTCAGAGAGCCTTGCCTTAAAAGAGACAGGAGTTGAGGAGAGTACAAGCGTGGTCTTTGAATCGGCGAATTTTATCACCTTTCCTGCAAGAGTTACATTGAGAGTTCCAGTACCAGCCACCCAGAATGTCACCGTTTTCAAGGGAGTTGATTTCGTATCACCGACATATGTGTACGAGCCATCCTCCAGACAGACGGCACAGGTTCCATCCAGATTCTTATTGTGTTGACATGTAACACGATTCATAAAATCCTGCAGTTCATTTGTTGTGAGCGCAAATGAATAGGTTGAACCGACACCCGCAGTGGCCCCAGCGCATGTACCGAGGGTCGGCTTCGTATTTGTATACGGAACAGGTGAGTCCGCGATGACCGCAATTGCGGCAGCTTTGGCGGCAGGGTCAATATAGAGTCCCTTAGGGCCCGTAAAGGCCCTTCCATCATTTGTGGTGCCTGAGGATAGACAGACACCGCAGTGCTCTTTGAACTGCACATCCGCAAACGGATTATCACTCATTGCCATATTCTCGCAAAAGGCCGCCTTCACAATAATTGAACTGCTATCAGGCACATAGACAGGTGTCGTATTGGTTCCAGGCACCACAGTAATTCTTCCAGGAACAGATGCATCTGTTGCAGTGGGTGTAAGTGCGGCATTCACTGCACCTACATATGCCGTTTGTTGATCCGCCGGCATAGTTGCGATTGCAGGTACAGTGACTCGAGGGTCCGCAGCCAGTGACAGAGGATTATACATCTGTTGCCCCTGGGCGGCTGTTACAGGATAGTCTCCCACTTGCGGGACATCAAATCCCTCTTGCCGTTTTTTTAAGACGCGCAAAAGCGCTGTTGCGCCTACAGCACAGGCACCTAGTACAAGTAGACCCGGGTCCATCTCTACTGATTAGTTGAGATTATCGGGACGTAGACGACTCGCCGCATCCATATCGCGTGTGATTACACGGAAAACCAGTTGTGTCTGGTGGCTCAGATTAATTAGACGACCTGACTGGATGATGTTATTCGCAGGAATTGCTGGGCTCCCCGTAACAAGTGTACCAGCAAAGGTGTCACTGGCAATGCCACCAAAGGGTGACACACTCGTATATCCCTTTGTAGGGTCATTATAGCGAGCATCTACGATGATATAATTGGCATAGCCTACTGAGTTTGTACCTGTGATATAGGCTGACCCATTGTAATATCCAATATTCACTACAAGAAGCCCATCCGTTCGAGTGAGATAACTTATGAAATCCTGTGCGGCCGTTGCATTTCCAGTAAATGTAGATGTGAAGGCTAGATTTTTCAGTTGAATACGATCTCCTTGGTTGAACATAAATGTATTAAACCAACTGCTTGTCTGAATCCAGATAAACTGACTGAGTCCACCACCTGCTGAATTCTTTGCATAGATAGTTCCCGTATTCGGAATTGGATAGACTGTGGGAGCCGTTGTAGTCGCAATGCTATTTGAGAGAACAAAGCCTGAAATATCCAGCGTATCGAGCAGCGGGCTCACAAGCGAACCATCAGGGCGCTGGAGTTGAATGGAGAGCTTCTGAAGTGTAGCGAGGGGTGTAGGATAATAGGTCTTCTGGCACTTCATGAACTTGGGAATCATGCCGAGGAATCCACCACGCTGAACTACATTCGTATTGTCTGTAATCCAGTTTGCATCATACTGGATGAGGCCGAAGGCACTGTCAATATTCTGATTTGTACCGACGCTGTTTGTATCGAGTTCAGGAACACGCACCATCAGATACGGGAAGGAGAGAACATTTGTATTTACAATGGTTTGGTTGAAAGCAGTTGAACCCGTATAGCCCTTGTCAATCAGTACATCAATACCCTCTACAGGTACAAGCGCCTTCACGAGTTCAATGCGTACAATATTGCGGAACTTCACTTGTGTCGATGTATTTGCACGCACACCGTTGTTTGTTGTCACATTTCCAGGATTGAAGAGGACACTGAAGTTGTAGCGGCTCTCGCCTGTATTCACTGTCCAGTCACGGTCGGCACTGTAGCAGAAGAGATTGTACTCATTCTCCTTGTAGTTGAGTGTGTCCTCCTCCTTTTGAAGGAAGTCCTGGGGAAGTACAGGCCTGTCTGCTCGCACCGTCGGAACTGTAATGGTCGGATTCGCCTGTGCAAGAGAACTCTGGTCAGGGCTATAGGGTGAGCGACCCTGTGACTGCATACCAAAGAGGGCGCGCATATCCGGAGGTACTGTCATTGCTGTAATCTCATTCTCGAGCACTCTCGGTTTGGCCATTACACCGGCTTCACGAGGGCGAATCTGCTCCTGAACAGCCAGTGCGGTGCGTGCAGCCTCCGCCTCACGCTGCTTCTTGGCCTGCTCAAATAAGCTTGCAGCAGAAGAGCTATTATCCTCTTCAAGCGGAATGCGAAAGTCGGGCGGAGCAGGAGGAGTCGCCTTTGCAGTATTGCGTGAATCCTGCATCAGAGCAAAGCGTGTTCCAACATCCTGGCGGAGAGGGTCTGAACTGGTGACAATCTCAACCTCTGTCTTCTCACTCATCTCCACTTCACGGCCTCTATCGAGATAGGCCGTGTAGTCGGGAAGTACAGCGGCCAGTGTCTCCTTGTTCAGATACTGTATGTTCTGAGTCGCATTTACACGATACACTTCGCCCATATAGTGCTTTACAGTCTTTACAAGTCTCTGTTTCTGGCGGTCATCAAGATTCACACCACTGCGTCGTTGAACGTGGTCGTACAGTAATCTATCCAACATTTGCTCATTGCGTTCGCTGAAAAACTGTTCCTTTGTAGGCACTGACATCTACATCACTCTACGATTTATCGTCGGCTATCTTAAACTCAGGTGCTAAACAGCCATGATCTCAGAGCAAGCATTTCACCATCACGAGGTGCTCGACGACAGAAAGGACGGAATTCCTCTCCCATCAGCATCCGAATAATAAAATACATGCTGTACATACCACATTCAGAATCCTTCAACTGGAAACGACGAGCATTGTAAGCAAGTTTCATTGCAGGGTCCTGTAATGTCAGCCACTGCATAAATTTTTCAATTTGGTCAGGAACTTCCATGCCGTATGAGTCAAAATAGTAACAGACCTTCTTCTTCAAATCAACATAGTTGCCGACCCAGTGACTGCCTCCTTTGTTGTGCGGGTCAAGATTGTAGATAATACCGACCTTCGACTTTCCAGCGGCTTTTAATGCGACCATATCGAGGCTGCACATCTCACTTATGAGACACTTTGTCTTGGTCTTATTGTACGGGTCGGGTGCTGCAAAATCAATCGGATAGGGACCGAGGAACTTAAAGTCTGCGCTGTCTTCTTCGTACTGCTTCATGACATTCTCAATGTTTGTACTGTCGAGCCACTTATCAGGATCCGCGCGCCACGCCTCAGGCTGAGGAGGGCGTAAATAGGCCGTTTGAAGACGGCGCTTCTCAGACTCATCAATCGGCAGTGCCTGTACAAAGGAGTATTCATGTATCGGCTCTACACCAACCTGTTCTTCAAGTTGTTTCCGAAGGGCCACCGCGCTTACGCCTCCAACTTGAGTTCGAAGTGTTGTCTGAGAACCCAAGACTTTTGAGGCGATTTTCTGCAATTCAGACGCAGGTAGACATCCATATACCGGACGCTTTTTTCCAACACGCGGACGACATTGACAGGGTCCCGGTCTATATTGTTCTGAACCCGTTTTTTTGAGTCGCCTGGTTTTTCTGACCCCGACCATCCTACTGAAGTGTCAGATTCAAATCGGTATACTCCACAGGATGGCGTACTCAATGGTCCGCTTTTGGTCGTATATTTTTACACCTCTTTTAATTCTTGCACTCATCTTTGCAATGTTTGTCATTTTTACACTTTCCAGTGCTCAAACAACAGTTGGTTCGCTGATTGCACCGGCACTCGCAATCACTTCATCGATTGCCGCAAAAGCAGCCTCTGTGGCCTCAACGGCGGCCTCTGTGGCCTCAACGGGGGCTGCGAACTCTAGATCCACCTTTTCACCTACACCAGTAGGAACAGGACTATGACGCCTACACAGATCTTTCAAATGATACTTTTAGCCATTATCCTTAGTGGCCTAGGATATGTAATCTATGCCGTTGGCCAATTCGCCGGCAGCAAGGACAACCTGAATGACATTCAAAAGAATATGGGAATCATCTTTGGAGTGACATTTGCTCTGGTTCTCATGCTTGGCATCTTTAGTTATATGTATATCCGTACGGATCCTGATGTCTTTGTACCCTTTGCTCTCTTCATGCTTTTTGTCAACATGGAGATTTCACTCATTGCAGTCAGTGCGTCAGTTCTTCAGAAGACTGAATAAGACATTCGGGTGTCCGAGGAGCCTGAATGAGAATTCCTAAAATGCGATGTTGAAGACGGGCCCGACCCGTCCAGAAAGTGTCATTTACTCCCATTTGAAGGCTGATGCCCTGAATTTGCAGCGTAACACGAATAATTTGACCGCGTGCGAGAACTCCCGGTTGTACATCTTCCGTCCAGGCACCATCCTTCCAGATACGAATCCCGTGCATACCCTTTCGCTTCTCTTGAAGAGTTGATGGACAATATAAATGTAATTTATTTCCCTCTACCATCGGTTGAAAGAGCCGATAGACCTCTTCGCGTGTAAACTTACTTGTTCCAAACCAAGCCGCTTGGCTGGCGCAAATAACTTCAAGAAGACTTGTTTGAACCGCAGTGAGTTTACTGGCAATCCAGTTCGTCGTCATAGCGAGCTCAAGACGACCGTTTGCAGGATTATAGGAATCGATTAAGAGGTGCGGTAAAAGAATTGTCAGCACAGGCATAGTCACTTGACCATCAATATACGAAAGTGGCACCATCGGCTTCTTTTCACGATTCACCCGTGTCACAAGTCCACCGTGATGTATTTTTCCGAGTTCGAGTTTTTGTAACGGCACGCACCACTCCATTCTGGGTGTAAAGGTTTACCAAGTTTAGACCCAGGGAGATGCATCTAAGTTGGCGAGGTCCACCTGGTTCAGGAAAGCGATATGCCATCCATCAAGAACTTTACAAACGCGCTGCGGCCCGTGGGGTGGTTCTGAAAATTGTTACAAAACTCTGGAGTCTCGAGAAACCGAAAGAGGATGATGGAGGTGAGGACGATGAAGTGACCACAATTGCATCCAAGGACCAGATTCCTTTTGAAACATCAATGATTCATTTTGGATTTGATGTCTCCCGAATGAGTCTACAGGACCGTCATATTCTGAAACCGATTCTTGAGCGTCTCGGAAAGGGTTCTCATGTACTCTCTGGAAGAGAGCAGGCTGAGAAGCGTATTCTTGTCTTCTATCACGCCCATCTACTGAGCACAGAATCGTGCGTCATTCTACAGAGTCTTCTAGAGCAGGATGGATCCGATATTAGTATATGGTGTACCTCAGAGCATCCACTTCCGATTCGCATTGCGCACCATTTCAGGGAGATTGCGGTGGGTGGACCCGACCGTGCCTATGAGAAAATTAAGGAGCGCATTCAGATTGCGGGGGGCAATCCCTCCGCACTCTTTGACCCGCAGACATTGTTTGACCAGGCAGTGCGTCGACTTGCTCGGCCGACAAAGCCGACTCTGGATGAAGTTGCAGGTATCCGCACCTTTATCTACGAATGTCTTATTCGAAACATCCGATGGATTGAATGTCTCCATCATCTGATGATCTCCTGTCTGCGACTTCCATTATCTGAGCCGCATCGCCTTGAGGCACTCAGAATTCTGGCAAAACAGGAGGGTTCGGCAGCAGGTCAGACCATTCCCAGTTATCGCATTCCGATGGCATGGGAGAGTACATTTATTCGTATGCGCGAAGCACTTTCTGGAGCCTTATCAGAGGAGGATGCAAGGCCTCATAGTGCCGCCGCTCCTGCGGGAACTGGTGGAAACAGTACGATTACAACTCAAGGAACCGCCCCTACAGTGGATACAGGAGCCGCCGCAACAGGACGACCTGGAGTGGCTAAAGCACGAGGCGGAAGAAGAAAGCCCGTATGATAAACTTAGACTGCGGCGGCAGCTCTGGGAAGGGTATCGTGCGGGAACCGTGCAACTTGTGTGTAAGACATGTGGTCAGGCAAAGGTGATTATTCTTCATGAAGCGACTAGACCGTGTCCTGATGTCTGGAAAACCTGGGGTCGGATTTTTCAACTCTATGGTCATGGAGAAACGCCTTGGCATAGACAGACTGGGTTATTCTGGCGTGTAGGCTTATTTGCTGCACCTATACCGAGAACCTTGCCTGCTCCAGGTCAACCAGTGGGTCCTGAGCATGTAAATGGCGGATACACGATTCCTTGTAAACAGGACCGTATCATTATCTACAGAGAGGAGGAGTGCACAAGAGTGCTTCTTCATGAACTCTTTCATGCTGCATGCTCAGATAGGTTGTCCTCGTTGCCGCATATGGAGGCAGAAACAGAGTCGTGGGCGGAATGGGTCTTAGTTGCTCTGGCTTCAAAGGGTGACCTTAAAAAGGCAATGACTCTTATGAATAAACAGATTCGCTGGATGAGTGCGCTTCACAGAATTTTAAGAGCCCATTACGGAGTCTCAAAACCCGAGGATTTTGCATGGAGATACACACTCGGTCGTGAACATGCGTATCAGCGTCTTGGACTTCATGTACCTATTAGTCACGGTACATCTCGTGTAACTTCAAGCCGATTAACTGCACCCGCGCTTGAACTCTAATGATTTAAACAAAGTCTCTGAAGAGCAGAGAATGAATCCTGAGCCGTATCTCTATAAGGAGACATTGGTCTGGACAATGACTACAAATGGTTATAAATACTTGACACTGAATCTTATTCGGACAATTGAACAAGCGAAGTGTCCTTGGAAATTAGTAGTGGTCGCTGCGGATCGTGAGAGCTATACTTTTTTCCGTAATGAGGGTCTACCAGTGCTTTTATATTCAAAGGCGCAGCGAACGCAGGAGACTGCAATTAGTCGATGGGGAAGTCCACAGTTTCAACGGTATAACTTAATAAAACTGGAAATTGCACAGGCCTTTGCACAGAATGCTGCCGTAAAGCGTTGTGTCTACATGGATGGAGACATAACCCTTTTTACTGATTTTCTACCGGACTTGACTGCGAGGCTCGACGCGGAACCTGAGGTTCTACTCTTTCAATGTGACCAGAAGGAGACTGGACCCTGTACTGCCACAGGATGTACGAATTGTTGTACTGGACTGATTGCATGGGCACATGGTCATGATCAAGGAGTCTTTGATACGGCAACTCCTCAGTGGGGCGAGGTTCGAGATGATCAAGTATGGGTAAATAAGCAATTGCAGGCAAAAAAGGTTCAGTATAAGACTCTACCGCGCGAACTCTATCCGAATGGAGCCTATATTAATAGTATTCAAGAGCATCCTGGAGCCTTTTTACTTCACTACAATCACCGTGTGGCGAATTTTAAGATTCTTGAAATGAAGCGTCTCAAGAAATGGGTGATTCCATATTTGTGACTTAGTGCCCTCCGTGACCTCCACCTCCGTGCCCGCCTCCACTATGGCCCCCATGATGTGCAATGCCGCCACTGTATCCACCTGAGCCGTAGCCTCCATACCCCCCTAAGCCTCCCCCTAAGCCCCAATAATACGGAGAATAGGCATATTGGTCAACAGGAACCTCTTGTATAATAACCTGCGGTTGCACTCGAGTACGAACTAGATGTATAAAAAGTAAAGTGAGTACAATTCCAAGAAGAACTCCAAGAACTACACCCCACATCTCTTTTTTTGCGTTGGAAAACAAATCAAAAAAAGAAATGAAAACGGTCAATGTGGGGGTCGAACCCACGACTTCACGGTTAACAGCCGTGCGCTACTACCAACTGAGCTAATCGACCAAAGAGTCTCTTAGCATATGAGCTAATCGACCAGAGAGTAAAATATTTAACATTTTAGATTTTAAAGATTTTCTCGTCTTTTTTAGAAGTTTGCATCCTTTTTTCTTTTTATTTTTTATTCTACTTGCTCACCGAGCAATTTACGCCTTCGGAACAACGGCCTCAACCTTCGGCACCTTGACGTAGTGCTTGTTGAGGTAGCGCTGGAGGTTGAAGTAGGTCAGGCCCTCCGTGTCCGCAACGCCCAGCAGCTTCTTGAGCGGGGCATCAGGCTTGATGTCGTGCTTGTTCTTGAGGCCCTTCTCCTTGATGTACGTCGTGACCGCCTTCGTGACGTTGGAGCGGCTCATCTCGCTGCCCTTCGGCTTGCCGAGGAAGACGCAGAGGTCATCGCTCAGCTTCGTGGGGATCTCGAAGATGCTGAGGCGGGCCGGCTTCGCCGCGCCGTTCTCATCGAGCTGCGGCGTCGTGCGGCGCTTGCGCTTGCGGGCATCCTTGATCTCGCGGGCAACACGCTTCTCGAGCTTCTTGAGCTGGGCGTGCAGCGTGGAGATCGTCTCGCGGAGGCCGTTCAGGGAACCGACCATGCCACGGATCTCATCGCCGACCGTCTGGACCGGCTCCTCAGCGGCCTCGGCCGGCACCGCCGCAACAACGGCCGGCACAGCCGCAACAACAGGGGCAGCCGTAACGGGCTCCGCCTTGGCCGCCGCCTTCTTGGCAACAACCTTCTTGGCCTCAACCGGCGCAGGGGCCGCAACGGCAACAGGGGCCGGCACCGCCGCGACCTCAACCGTCTCCTTCTTGGCAACACGCTTCGTCGCAACCTTGGCAACAGCGGGGGTGGAGTTCATTGTACTAGTACCGGTGGAAGAATTGGAAGACATTTTACGCACTACGATTTTTTTCATGAGTCATCTCGCTCAAATTTTTATATTCGCATTTACTTTTTTTCCTTACTTTTGCCTTTGGAATCAAAAAATCATCTTTTTTTTTTGAAGTTGACCCATTTTTCGTCAATAAATCCCCACACCAAGAACTTTTCGCCTTTTTTTGCTCTTACGGAAAACCAAACTTCCGGCTAAGCAGGATATGGAGAGACTCCAGTTTCGTCGCTGTGCGAGTATCAAGAGCCGTAACCACCCAGATGCACAGTGCCCTTCTAATGCGTCTCAGGGTGACTTTTGCCAACGCCATTCGAAACGCCCCATACGTTTTTTTGATCGTAGACGAAATGATCAAAGAATCATATATACGCGCTCGAATGCCTTACTCGTTAGCAAAATTCAGCGTTGGTGGAGGCTTCTCATATCCAATAAAAGAAGACGAACACAAGGTCTCTTTGTACATCTAAAAGATATGTTACAGAATACGACCGAGGTCTATTCAATGGAGCCCATTGACTCCATACCATCCGTCTTCTTCTTCTCCTATGCAGACCACCAAAAAAATGGCTGGGCATTTGATATTCGCTCTCTTGTACATCTCACATCACAGGGTCAAGCACTGCAAAATCCGTATACTCGTGAGTCCTTTCCAGAAGCTGCCCTTGCTATGTTTCGAAAGCGCGTTGAATGGCTCAGAGCAAAGGAGTACCCTCTCCTCTATGTCTATGATGAAGTACTCACTCCAGAACAAGTCTGGAATCAACGTGTACTTGATGTCTTCATGAAAATTGAGGCCATGGGATACCTACTCAATACCGCATGGTTTCACGACTTATCACTTCGAAATCATCGCGCCTTTTACCGAGCCCTCTTTCAACTCTGGGCGTGGCGCCTTGGACTGAGTGCAGATGAAAAAGAGGAAATTTGTCCTGGCTGGTCTCTTGCATCAAGTCGTCTTTTTCATCATGTTCCTGAAGATATGAATCGTGGTCACCAGGATATGAAGTGGTGGAAAAAGAAGAATCTGAATTTGATATATAATCTAGTTACACGTGGTACGAGCAAATCACTGCGAGGGCTAGGAGCACTTTACGTAGTGATGGGCTTAGTACAAGTGAGTGATGATGCCGCAGAGGCATATCCGTGGGTTTTAGAGAGTCTAGGTATGGATTAATTCGACGGGAAACTATCTTTGAGTTGGTCCTGGAAACCTGTACGAGGATAGACACTGCCGCCACCATAGATATTTTTGTAATAGGTCGGATTTGAACTAGGACCGTATGTCTGTGGAGGGGTAGGGAAATAGCCCGAAGGAGGCCCACATTTATTTAGATCTGGCAAATATGTATTATTATCTACAACGACGCCATTTGAATTTGTAATCTGATATCTCTGACGAGTCTCATAGGTAAAACACGGTAGTGTAATACCATTGGGATTTGTCGCAGGATTTGGATCCGTTGACACTGCACATCCCGCAGCAGTAAAGATGGTACGAAGACTCTCTCCATGCATACCCTTACCCGTCGCAAAGTTCAGAGTTCCGTTAGAATCATTTGCTGCATTTCCAGGAGGAAGATCACTCGAGTTGCCATTGGCAAACTCCATCACACCTGTACCTGCATTCACTCCACGGTTCGCCACCACGGGAGGAGTTCCTGAATCGGCATAGGTAGGTCCCACCTGCTTCTTCCAGGTGAGAAGGGATGAATCCGTAACATTCGTGCGGGCAATGTATTGGACCGCTGCCTTTTGTCTTAGGCGTGTGAGTTCGCCTGCGTTCATTTCTACAGAAGCATCACTTTTTTACAAGAAAGAGAAGTTTGTCATTGTTCCAGCCAGGTGAATAGCGGCGCTCGTGCTCTGTCGTAACAAACATTGCCAAACTAAACTGGTCTAGTACATCAGCAAGTGCCTCTTCATACTTCTCTTCGGGAGTATCACGAAAGATATCTTCAATGACAATCAGACCGCCAGGCTTCACAAAAGGAAGACCCTGCTTAATAATGCGAATCTGATCTACCAGACCATGTGAAGAGTCATCAAGGAGTACATCGAGATTTCCACCCGTAGCCTCAAGCCCCTTGCGAATGGAGTCCTCTTCATAGACATCCATTTCTCCTGCAAGAATTCCAGGAAGTCCAAAGCTTAGTAGGTGCTCAACAAAGCTCTTATCGCGATCAAAGCCGTAGATAAGAGTCTGGGGATGAGTAAAATAAGTGCGCCACAGAAGCATAGAGTTTCCACCTGCAATTCCAATCTCTACAAATCGTACAGGCTGAAATCGGAAGCGAGAGAAGAAGAGACTATAGACTGCAGTATACGGATGTCTGTGGCCGGCATCATTATAAGGGCTCTTATCCGTCTTATAATTACTGCCAAGAGTACAGAGGTGAGTTTCAGCAGCCGTGGAGTCAACCGTAATGCTCTGAATCTTCTTCATTAAAGATTGAAAGGCAAAAAAAAAATCGTAAAGGGCGCGGTCAAAAATTTGATTCGGCGTTTTCCTGTAAATGTTTGTAGAGCCATATATATTCCAAATGTCTTCCACTGTAGTTCAGTCAACCGATTTCTCTACTTCAAACATCACTTTCTCTCCGATTAAGCTTATGGACAGCGGTGCTAAGATGTCATATCTCAGCTACTCTGGTCGCCCTCTTGTCATGCAGACGGCGTCAATGAATCTCCCCTATGGTATGAATGTATTTGACAAGGCTGGTCCTGTGAAGTACAGCGTTGACCTCTCGTTCCGTGGCTATGAAGATGGCAAGGATGCGAAGGTCAGGGCATTCTATGATGTCCTCATGAAGCTTGATGAGTTCATGGTCAAGAAGGGTGTTGAGAACTCCCAGGCCTGGTTCAAGTCAAAGCTCAGCGAGGATGTCGTCAAGGCCTTCTACACGCCGCTGGTTCGTGTCTCCAAGGATGCCAATGGCAACCCGAAGCCGTACCCGCCGAGCTTCAAGCTCAACCTGCGCAAGAAGCAGGGCTCGGATGTCTTTGACATCGTTGCCTATGACATGAACAAGCAGGCGTACAACTATGATGAGACCTCCCTTGAGGAGCTCCTCGTCAAGGGCGCTCAGATTACGGCACTCATCCAGTGCACGAGTGTCTGGTTTGCGGGCAGCAAGTTCGGCCTGTCATGGAAGGGCATCCAGCTCCGCGTAGACAAGCTGCCTGACTCCATCCGTGGTTTCGCCTTTGCAGATGATGGCGAGAGCCAGCCTGCGGTTCGCCGTTCTGCACCTACGCCCGCGCCTGTGGCCGAGGAGCAGGTGGATGACGACGATGTCTTTGACGCGCCTGCACCTGCGGCTAAGGCCCCTAGTGTTCTGGCGGCAGTGACGCAGGACGATGCGGAGGGTGATGAGGTAGAGCCGATTGCCGTACCCAAGAAGACGGTTGTCACGACCAAGAAGGTTGTGAAGGTCGTCAAGAAGTAAATAACCAATAAAAAAATACCGAAACGAACTAAATTCTAAAAAGAAAGAAAAGAATAAAATTATTTAGGTCTAAATACGACCCACTCTTTTTTTGTATGAATGTTCTTCAATTGAAGAACTGTAATCTCCAAACACAACCGGATTTATCTCGAAGTCAAGCAAGCCGTTTAAGTTTCGCTGGAAATAGTATATCCGCTTTTTTTGCAGAATATCTCCCTCCAAATCTACAACACCTTGATCTCGGAAATAATTATCTCGCAGAAGATGGAATCCCCTTTGTACTTCCAGATTCAATTGAAGAGCTTTTGCTCGATTCAAATAATATCTCCCGCCTCGATGGAATTCATTGGCCAACCTCTCTACGAACACTTATACTTGACAATAACTGCATACGAACACTTCCAGGAGGACTTCCACCTACACTTGAAAAACTCTCTGCACGCCATACAAATATTCAACAGATTCAGACTCTCCCTCCAAATCTTAAACAACTTGTTGTAAATTTTACACTTCTTACTAAACTTCCTCGACGAATTCATCTTGAAATACTCGAGGCCCATACAAATCACCTCTCTTCAATGAGTTTACCAACTGATTGGGGTCTACGCCTACGAATTCTGAATCTCTCCAATAATCGTTTGAAGGAGTTTCCTCGTAGTCTTCCTGAGTCTCTGGAACAACTTCATTTACAATATAATCTAATTGAATTGGTTCCTACTTTACCAAGTGCTCTACAGGTGCTTTTAATTGGTCACAATAAAGTGAAGAATATTGTGGTTACAAAAAGAAAAACTCCTCTTGCGTATCTCCAACTAACCAATAATCAACTCACCTTTTCATTCGTAGAGCTTCAACTAATGAGCAATGACTTTACATGGGTAAAAACCGTAGATGAGGCAGACAATTGGTGCGGACTTAATTTTATTACAGCCTCTGAACTTATTAAACGAGCCTGGAGACGGTATCGTCTCAAGAAAACTTTGCGTACATGGTTAAAAACCGCGCGCGTAAAGGAGGAATTGATTGCTACAGCTATGCATCCATCTCGATATGGACATTTTGAAGAGGTTACGAGCTAAGTATTTACGAAGGCGTAGAGCCAATGATCTGCGTGTACGCAGGAAGAGCACCTGCAGTTGAACTCGCATAGTTTGCTACATCGGAGCAGGTCGCGCACCCCAGATTCGCCTGCGTATTTACAGACGCAATGGGTGCACCCTTCTGCTGAGGAGCAACTGGGTTGCCCGAGGCATTTGCAGTTACAAGGCTATTCTTATACGAGGAGAGCGCACGGTTGCGGTTGCGGTTCGTGATTAGGGATGCATCATATACACCAGTCGGCATTTTCTACCGTAGGAAACTATTTTATGTAGTTGGTCGAAGATATCTGGGTAGTTGCGCAAGTTGGCAATTTGTTGTAGGATGAGGTTGTCCAGCATTGAGTTGCTCAGCGGGTGTCGGCGGACACGGAGTAGGGATAAAGTTCCCTTGATAGGCCAAGAATCGGCGTGCAGGGTCAGTCGCCGGAGCATAGTTGAGTAGTGTTTGGCTTTGAAGATAGAGCGCATAGTTTGTTCCCGAGGTGCCTCGGAGTTGTTGATTTGCGATCTGATTCGCCTGGGTCGAGTTTATAGTGTCACGAGTATTCATCTGTTGTTGGAGTAACCCAGAACTAGTATTTCCACCTGTACTCGTATAGACTGCAGGCTTACAACCGGCGCACGGAGGATTCCACCGTGCCTTTGCGACCGCAGCAGCCACAGCACAGCGCTGTGAAGCAAGGATTACCTTATTTGTTACACTGCTTGCAATGTCACCTCCACTTGGCGTCTTTGAATAGACCCGCGACATGCCTCTACTTTAAAAACTTGTTTCACCTGACTCGAGTTTCTTTTTGATTGCAGCGAGTTCGGCTAGTATATCTTTACAGTGTTGAATTGTCTCGGCAAAATCAATACGCTGAACTGGAGGAATGGCCGTCGCATAGGCCGACCACATAGCTGTCAAGAGTTTTGTAATCTCAATTTTCTTCTTCACGGCTTCTATTGTTGCTGCCGGGTCCTGCGCTTTGATTTGGTTCGCCTCCGTACCAAGTTCAATTGTAGGGTCAACACACTGCAACGGTACAGCTGCCCGTGCAAGAAGTTCCTCCGCTGAGCACTGTGTAAGAAACATATCTATAAATCCATCACTGCTCCGCCCATTCTTCATGTCGTCAATTGATTTATGTGCTGTCGCTAGTGTTGACTCCAGTTGTGTCTTACAGAAGACAAGAGTTGTATGAGCCTGAAGTAATAGATTCTTATCCTGTTTAGTCAACCATGTAAGGACTATGTCAAGGTCCTTGCCCTTCGGAAATTCAAAGGGGCACGGAAAAACTCCTTTAGGAAGTGCCTTTGCAATCGCTTCATCCGTTGCCTTTTTAACAATATCCTCGGGAAGTTGGTGACCTTTGTCGTCTGTTTTGTAACCACCCTTGAAGTTTGTATAGACTGTATCCCAAACTGGACAGATGGCCTCGAGTTGAAACGGTGCAAAAAACTTTGTAAAATCATAGACAGCAACAGGTTTATCGGCAAACCCCTCTTCGCTGCGGATATATCGTATCAGCAGTAGAAGAACTATACAAAATCCAAGGGCGAGTAGCCCTGTCACTACTTTCATGACCTTCTAGTAAATGATTAGTTTCCAAAGTTAACTTTAAAATCCATCCGATAGGTTTGGTCATCTATATCAAAAATCATCGGTCCCAGAAGTTTTGTCACCACATGAAGGGCTACACTTGAACCAGGAGCATTACTTGCTCCCTCGGGAATCTTTACTGTAATTATTCCGTTTCCATTATCGCCTCCGTAGCCAACTTCGATGATTTCATCGGCCCCTGTAAATGTCTCGGCTGCATGTTCTTGAAGTTTTGTATTAATAATCTCCCATGAATCCCCGTCTAAATCACGGTCAGATATTTCATTTCCAGACATATCTACAAGCTTGCCATAGTAGGTTAAATAATTATTATCATCGGGTAGTTTGTGAAGAACATCACCTCCGCGCATCTTTCTGACCCGTTGAACTCTCTTTCGCATGGTGCGCTTTGACTTTCTAGCGCGTTGCTTCTTAGTCATTCTCTTTCGAGTCGCACGCATTCTATACTAATTGGTGCTATTTTTCAACGAATCAGAAACCCCTTCAAGCTAGCCAATTCCTCCATTGTTTCACAGAACCGTACATTCAATCCAAAGATGCGAGCAGCCAGTTCAAGTCGCTCACGATGACGCAGATTTGAAATATGGGTCACATAGGTAATCCCACGAACACTACATATGCCCAACATGGCACTTCCATCCATAGGTGACCCATCTAGAACATATCCAAACCACTTGTTTCGTAGCGCTTCTTTGTGCCACCAAAGAGGTGATTGTTCATCCGCCTGACTATGCTTTGGTGCATAGGTGCTTCGTACTAGGCTTCCAACCTGCTTCCGTGACTTGAGCCCAGTCTTCTTCAGTAGATGCCAGTCATCAAGTACTTCATCAAATTCTGACATGTTTTACCTTCCGTGTACCAGAGCGGCGCTTTTCAACTTTTTGACTCTTCCTACGCCGACCCGATTTCTTTTTCTGCGCTTCAATTCTCGCTACCTTTTCACGAAGGAGCGACGGATATGTCTTTTGATGTCCAGAACATTTAATGGAGAAGAGAGGAAAGGTGTGAGTCGGTGAAGTACGAATCTTATTCTCCAATTCAACAAGTCGCTGTGCAAGACATAGGAGTGGTGTACCAATTTTATCTTCATCTTTTGTAAAGATTCCTAGTAAAATATACAAATAGACAAGTGTATCTAAGCTTGCAATTCGTAGAGTGCGGCCTTCCATTTTAAGTTCATTAAACGCATTACATGCCATCTCTTCAATAATCATGATAACCGTCTGGTCACCCTTTTTTATTAAGATGCGACGAGGAAGAAAATCTTCAACACCACGCTCTGTTTGACGCCGAGTTTTTTTATATCCGAGCATCGTCTGTATCTTTTCAGCATCCTTGTAGATATCGGAAGAAAAAAAGACAATCGCACCTCCAGATTCCAGAATCCAATTCATCTCGGGTAACTTTTCTTGTGCAGATGCTCTGTAGATAAATCCGAGTTCTGCGCCTGCCAGAACGCGCTTTTCTTCAATAATGTAATTCAGAATCTTTTTCCGAATGTAGGGCTCTATCTTTTTCTCTTTAATTGTTTTTCCACTACATGTATCCATAGGCTGCGCCAGATTCAATAGGAGGAGTCGTTCAAACACCTTCTCCCAACGAGCTACTTGACCTGCAGGACGACTGAGCTCCAGATACATATTCATACGAAGAACATCAGGATCTACATAATGAATGCCATTTGTAATAGTAGATCGTTTAAGAAAGGTGCGATAGAGCCCTGATTCAACCTCAGTAATATCTGCAATCGGAATAAAGTTTACGAGAATTTTGCGAGTCCCTTTGTGAATACCGATGCGCTCATTCACTTCTGTAAATCCCGCCTTCTGAAGAAGTATTACTAATTCAGTCACATCGCGGTCCGCAAAGGGTGTAAAGAAGTCATAATCTGGAAGGTCATACTCTTCATTGTAGAACTTTAGAGTTTCAGGCATATAGGTATTAATAGCCTGTCCTCCATAACAGACTCGTTTTGACTTTCGTAGAAAGGTCTCTACAACGCCAATCGCCTTACGAATCTCTTCATCATGTGCAGTATCGTAGTCTATTTTCTTTGCGGCCTCCTCTGCTGCCGCTTTTAAATCTTCAATCTGTTTTTTGAAAATTGATTTTTCAAGAACTTTACTTGCAGGGGAATATTGATGTAACTCCTCCATCTATTTATGGCCCTTTCTTTTTACAAGTGAAGCGCGGGCGGACTTACATTACCTCCCTGCGCATTTGCAGCCTGGCTGAGTTTTGCGGGAGGTACTGTCTTCACTACAATGTACTGGAGCGCAGCAGGCTTTAGTTTCCAACTATAGGAGCCCCATCCTTTGAACATAGAGAGTGTCTCTGCCGATGTATTGTAGAGGAAAAAGGGAATCATTTGCACTCCGTAGGTTGTCATGAGTGTATGGTTATCTGCACCTGAAACATTCTGTGAACCAGGATCTACAAGTGCATAGGTGTTGTTTGTCTTATTCTGCATGGCTGTGAGTTGAGTCTCAGGCGTATTCAGATAGTAGGCGGGGGCCTGTTTACCAATTGCCATCTGTGTTCCACTTGGAGCCGCCTGTGTGACTGTATCAGGTGGTGTGAGGCCTTCAGCACTACCACCATCCATTGTATAGAGTTGGGCGTGAATCATCATACGGAGATTCTCTGCCGTTGTTGGCGCACTGCTCCCCTTTGTAAAGCAGGTTGTATCGGCATTTGTAAAGATAAGTGTCTTTTTCCTGAGACTCTGGAAATTCTGTGTGAATAGAAGATTCTGATTTTGTAGATTATTGAAATAACTCTCTCCAAGTTGAGTGAGTAGTGTTCTGCGCAGGGGTTGAATCTGTTTACTTACTGCGGATAGGAAACTCTTATAGAGTTCAGGTGTCTGAACAGGATCGGGAGTATTCTTGAAATCCAAGATAATAATCAGAGGGTCGTTGCCTGTGGGTAGACTTGGTGAAAAGGCCTGTTCATCAAGGGCAGCAATCATCTCTGAAAGCCTTCCAGCATTGAGAGAACGGATGATTCCATTATCATCACGATGTATCAGACACGGCTCACCTGCAACCGCTCCAAAGTCTTTCTTATTGGAGCCTGTGTAATAGTCAATATGGAACTTGAAGGTACGGAATCCGAGGTCGAGTGCCTGCCGAATTGTCTGCGGATCATAGACACCATTCATATACGGACCGGCATATCCTGCATTCATAAGAGTCAATGGAGCAAAGTTCAATAGAACCCAATTTCCCTGCGAGGCTTGAACTTCTGGACGAGCCAGATAGTCGTCTATACCCTGCCGTGATGTACTTAGCGAGTCATAGGGTGCTTGATAGAGGGCGAGTTGATTTTTAAGCGTACTTGCCACAGTAGGTTGCTTGGAGACATAGAGTGAGATTCCCACAATGATTCCAACAACAAGCATAACCATGAGCACCATCCATGTACCAGGTGGTAAGTATGCACCCATGCCCGTAAAGACTGAAAAAATATTTTGAAGGACGATTCCAATGGAGGCTACTACACTCGCCATTTCTAGACTAAGCCGAGTTCCTTTTTGACGGAAGAAATCTTGAGAATACGGACACCGAGGTCGCGCGCCTTCTTCGCCTTTTCACTGGAGTCCGCGCCATCCGTATCTGCGACAATCAGGACACCCAGCTTTCCGCTCACAGAACTGACGATCTTCCAACCGGCTGCCTCTAGTTCGGCCTCCAGTTCCTTTGAACGAACACCCGTGAAGCAGACTGTGCCCTTGGCTACCTGCGGTAGTGCAGGCGCCAGAGGCATCGCAGCAGGCAGAATCGGATACGGAATATGCGGAGTCTCACTGCGTCGCCAGGCCTCATAGGCAGGTAGAGCTGCCATCAACTCAGCCAACTTGTCAGCAGACCAGCCCTGAGGAGCCGGAAGTGTGCTCCACTGGCGAGGGTCTGTCTTCAGGTCGAAGAGAACCTTCAGCTTCGTATCACCAATGAGTCGGGGCATGCGAGAACTTGCCACCATCAATTGGATTTCAGTGGCACGACTCGCAATGGCTTCCAGCTCGGCGATAATCTTAGGACCGAGTGTCTTACCGATAATGCGAATCAGGTCTGCCGACTTCGCGCCAAAGAGCTTACGAACAGAGTCGACACCTGCATCGACCAACTTTGCCACAACGCCTGGTCCCATACCGACAATCTCCATGGTCTTGGCGAAATGAACGAGCTGCGCCTTGAGCACCTCGGTACTAACCGCCGTGCCAGCAATCTGTACAAGATGCGTCGCATTCGCATCCCACTTCCAGGCCTGTCCCTCCTTACCTTCAGGCATCTTGGGTGCGGCACCTCCCGTAACTACATGGTCGACTGCGGGAATCACATCTCCACTGCGCCGAATCACAATCTTGGCTCCAGGAGCCAACTTGTTCTCGACGACAAACTTTGCATTGTGCGCTGTGACGAACTCGATGCGTGCACTTCCAACCACGACCGGCTGAATCTGGAGACGCGGAATCAGATAGCCCTGGGCACTTGCATTCCACTCAACCTCTACAATGGTTGTCTCGGCGCACTGGTCTGCAATCACCATCTTGAAGGCCATCTTATTTGTTGGGTTCTTAACGGCACCCTTGGGTACAGGACTTGTGGTATTCTCAGCAACTACAATGCCATCCGTGTCATAGACTGACTTCTCACGGCGCAGCCGCAGAAAGGTTGCCAGATTCTCCTCCGTGAACTCGGCTTCACCGATGGCCACATTCCACGGAACCTCAAAGCCGGCCTCACGCAGCGCACGAAACTGCTCTGCTGGCTTTCCCTCTCCAATGATCTCGTAGGCGATAAATTTTACTGCGCGAAGTTCCGGCTGCGGCTCCTTCTGGTGGAGTTGGCCATTTACCCACGACCTCGCTAGGGTTCCGGCCACACACGGCTCAGCACGAGGTACGACGAGCTCTCCGCGAACAGGGTGCTCACAGACCTTGAGGCCCTGAATATGCGGAGCAAACTTCGTCACCTCCACACCCATCTGGCCATCGCCGCGGAGATAGAGACGACCCTCATACCAGAGTGCGGAGATTCCATCGAGCTTCTCACTCAGATGCCAATGCTTGGCGACAGATTTGTTCTTAAAGTTCTCCACTGCACCTGTACCCGGTTTGATTTTATTGAGAGAGGCCATGATGAACGGTAGGGCAATTGCTCCTGAGCCAACAGGTGCCCCGACCATCTTCAAGAAGGGGTGGTTTGGGCTGCGCTGTGCCAGTTCATCTCTGAGTTCATCATATTCGTCGTCTGTCATCAGAGGCTTATCACCATTGTAATATGCATCTGATGCGTTGCGTAGCTTCTTGACAATCTCTGGGAGTGTGGACATTCTGTATGTTTTTGTATACCGTACATTTAAATAGCGGGTTCAAATTTTCAATGTACAGAGTAGATGTCTCTTGCTAAACAACTTGCTATAGCTGCAAAGCAGCTTGCTGGAATTGTAAGTCACGGAACTATCTTTCAAGAAATTCAAAAGGCAAATGAATTTCGAATTGGAAGCGATGCACGAGCAAAAGCCATTGCGGCAGTAGAAGAAAAACTAGATAAATTTGATAGAGCTCAACTACGTCCAACTGAAGAAGACTTGCAGATTATAACAAATCTTAAAGTTCTACTCAATTATTATAAGGCGCGCGACATTCCTGGAGTGCTTGATAGAAAAGCGGAATGGGAACGTCTTAAAAAGGAAGAACTTCCAAAAATGAGAAGTTTTCTTGCAAGTCGTACACCAGTGAATCCCAACGGAACACTTGTACAATCTGCACAGGCTATTACAAGTGCTTCTGTTGATCTTCTTACAGAATTAATGCGAAATCCTGAAATACAAAGATTACAGCAGGGATTTGAGGCAGAAAAAAGTAGCATACCTGCTACAGCGACTAGTAGTACAGCGACTAATAGATTTCTTTCTGCAATGGCGCGTGAAGTAGCTGCAGAACAAGGAGCCAGATTTGCAAAAGCCCCTACTGGAACTATTAATGTTAGTAAGGCCGGTCGTGGTGGCCGTCGCCAGACACGCAGAAAGCATCGCAAGGGCAAGAAGTCAACACGCCGCCGTTAAATCGACACCCTCTTAGGATTTCAAAGAAATCCGTCAATCAATTCCCAAGTACGAGTTTACAACCGCATCATAGGCAGCTAAATGCTCCTCCAGATTCATCTGCTTCTTCTCACCATCGGTGATTTTCCGTCCAGTTGATTTCTTCTTTGCACCAATCTTCACAGCCGCTTTGTTTACAGGTGGATATACAAGCACTTCTGAAAAGAATTTGTATGTCTGCGCAACGGCTCGTGATAATTGTACGGGGTCCTTGACCAGAGTCGGTGCAGCCGGCACTTTCCAACGCGGAACTTCTGCAAGAATCAGAACTAAAATTCCGAGAATCTCCCGTTTCATTTTCTGCGTGAGGGGCACCTCACCGCGCCACATATCAATCAGACATTGAAACTCCTCGTGCATTCGGGTGAGATTCCTAGCAGCCAGATCCTTATAGACTTCCGCAAAGACTGCTAATAAAAAATACCCCATATCCGTTCGCTTTTTGCTGGACTGTGTCGCGGGCCCTCGTTCCATTGTTGACAGTCCAGCACCCAGATTGTTTTTCCTGACGATACTATCCTCTTCAAGAAGCCATCGGACCCAGAAAAAGGCACGCTCCGTGGCACCATCCGTACACGCCTTCACAATTTCATTTGCAGCGATTCTCATTGGCATCAAATCACTCTCATGTTTCCATGTACGGCTCACAGCAGCCACATCGGGAGCCTGTCGAACAGCCTGTAGCCATCCTTCTGCATGAGTCTCTGAACCAACGGCCGGCCATTTAATACAGGCGCGTCGGGGACATCCATTCAGAACAAAAATCACTTCTCCAATTCGAGTTTGGAATTCCTCGTCTTTGTAGAGTTGCTCCTGCGGAAACTTCTTGGTCAAGACGAGCAATTCAGTGAATCGTTTCTTCAGATAAACAAATACCCGAGGTGAAGCGAGTCCCACATGAAAAATGGCATAGTCCCAGGCGACTTTCATCCAGAGGTCAATGGCCCCACTACAGACTAGGTCTGCAGCAAAATGTAGCGCTTTGCCTATCGCCGTTACACCTGTTTCACTAATCGCAGTTTGGTACGCATGGAAAGCCTCACTTACTTCATATCCAGAACGAGTAAGTAAGACTTCTTTTTCCTTTTCCTTGTCTTTTGCTATTTGGACCAAGGCCTGCTGCGCCGTCACCGACATCTAGAATGGACTGGCAGAGTTTTACCGCCGATTTCTACGAGTCTTATACTTGGGCCCGACCACCTTGCGGCCACGGTACTTGCGACTTGTGCGGGGAATGAGACCCTTCGCCTTCAGACTTGCACGCATTGTAAAGCCGATCGGCTTGCCAGCACGATACTTCTTCAGATACTTGCGATTACGCGCTGTGATACGGTATCCGCCAAACATAGGAGGCATTCCACATCCACAGCCACCACCTTGTAACTTGCCTGCGCCACCACCTTGTCTCTGCATCTACTAGATGGTAGGAAAACTCTGGCCACCCAAATATTTCAGAGGCCTCAGTACTCGAAAAAAGACTCAGCGTGCCAAGGAGATTGCGCATTTTAAGCAATTTCATTGGAAAGATCCGAGAGCCTATACGGGATTCAAAACAGACCGCGGTACGAGGAAGCGGTCATCCTCCTATACACAACGATGGCGGAAACTCTTTCCTAAGGCGACCTCCTTAGAGCAGAAGGCCAAGGCTACAGGAGTTCCCCTTAAAGAAATCCGCGACTCTTACAATCGGGGTATGGCCGCCTGGCGTACGGGTCACCGCCCTGGTGCGACTGAACAGCAATGGGGGTATGCGCGTGTACACAGTTTTCTTCTCTGTGGAAAGACCTATCAAACAACAGATTCTGACTTAGCCCGCACAGCAAAGGCCCGTTCGGCAACTGCCCGTAGATGGTGGAAAAAAATCTGTTAATATCTATTGAATGGTATAAAGGCTTATATGAAGAATTGTTCTAGTATGACAAAACACTACAGTACTCGTGAAGAGATGGTCAAGGATCTTATATCCAAAGATTCAACAATTGCTGAAATTGGCGTATTTACAGGTGAATTTACACAGTATATGCTTGATACTCTCAAACCGAAACAACTGTATGGCATTGATCCTTATATCTCTACAATTGGTGTGATGGGAAGTGGTGATGTGAATGGTCATAATATGGAATTTTATGAGTTAGAACTTTTGAATGGATTTGTAAAGAATCGATTTCTTGTACATACAAATGTATCCATCTGTCGTGAGAAAAGTGAAGATTTTTTTAACCGTATTCCAGATGGTCATTTAGATGCTGTATACATTGATGGAGATCATTCACTTGAAGCAGTTAAGAACGATTTAGAAGCGGCTCGTTATGCTGTAAAGGAGGGTGGATGGATTATGGGACACGATTATGCTCTAAATTCTGAAAAAGGAAATTCTGAAATAAAACACTTTACTAAAGAGGCAATTGATGCTTTTTGCAGTAAATATAATCTTGAAATCAATGCATTTGCAGATGATGGTATAGTGAGTTTTGCTATTCGAAATATAAATAAATATAAAATTTCGATTGTAAGTTATTCAGATCGTGAAGCACTCTATTCAGAAACATTTATGCGTTTTAAAGTATATTCACAAATGCATAATTATAAATGCACAGTACATACTACTTTACCTCCTACAGATAGACATCCGTCATGGAATAAGATTCCTGTTCTACGAAATGAAATTCTATCAGAAAAATCTAATCTAGATTTTGTTGTATGGATGGATGATGATATATATGTAACGGATATGGAAAAACCTCTCTCTTATTTCATTGACTTGTATGGATTTCGTAAATCAAAGGCAAATATTCTTGTAAGTTCAGATATACCTGGAGAAATTAGTAGTCATATCAATTGTGGAATTATGTTTTTTAAGACAACACCAGATTCAATGACTATTCTTGATAGTGCATGGAAGTTAGGTGATATGAATCCTCTTTCTAAGAATGGTTATTCATGGGAACAGGATATTTTTAATTTTCTATACAAGTTTGACTGTAGACATGAATTTATCGTTGTACCTCAACCTAACTTTCAGACATGTGCGAGAGTCGTTGAAATCAATCTACATAATTCTTGGAAAGTAGGACATTTCGCAGCACATCTACAATATGGCAACCTCCAATTAAAGTTGCAAATGCTTCATCTTATTAAGAAATTACTTTTGATTTAGGTACACCCCTTCAGTCGACCAATTACAGCACATGCAATTCGAGCACCTGAATGTCCAGTGGTATGCGAATCCTCTTCACCTCCTCGACCGTAATCATCTGCATCCGCATGTACGATGACTGACCGCCCCCATAAATCCTCTACACGAACACCGGCCAAATAGTAACTCCGCTCACACTTACCGCTTATATTTCCAAGGTCGCCTGTATGCCTTTGACCAGAACCAGGTGGTCCACCATGATGCTGCGGCGCACCAATGTGATAGTGATCACAGGCTCCCTTACAACCCTCTCCTCGTAAATCTCCCGCTTTGTGAATGTGGAATCCATGCTCACCAGGTGGTAGTTTCGTAAAGGTCGCATGGACACGGCATCCCTTTGGCGTATTGCTAAACAATACTTCACCTACGACCTTGGTATCAAATACGGCTACAGCCATTCTAGTCTATATCCCTTCTTTAAAGTTCCCCATCATCCGCAAGCTCCTTCTTGGTCTCAAGCAGGCGCTTGATGAATGTCTCCGTGGCACGCTCCCAGGTATAACTGAGTACCATCTCCTTTGCCGCTGCACCGTGCGCAGCCAGCTTCTTGGAGTCAAAGAGATACTCCTCCATCGCCAAGCAGAAATCGTGAGGGTCAACCGCCTCCGCCTCACCACCAACCGGCGAATAGACCATCGGTAGATAGTAACGGTGCTTCGGCTTGACCATCACAGAGTTATTCGGCCGGCAGAACTCCTTGAAGCCGCCGATATCAGGGATAACCTGCGGAATACCCACACCCATCTGCTCAAAACTGCAGAGACCCCAGCCCTCACCGTCTGCCGTGCTAACACCGACATTGGCAACATTGTAGAACAGATTGATCTCCTCATCGCGGAAGGTCATATCCTGGCTGCTAATCATGAGACGATTCGCAAACATCTCTACAGCCACACCACGCATCTTCAGTTCACGCTGGAAAATCTCAAAGAGCCACCACCCACCCTTCTCACCCTTATCGCACACGCACATCAGGAAAATCGGCTTCGTCGGATTCTTCACCAGCAGCTCTACAAATGCCATAATCAGAAGATCATAGCGCTTGCGCGGCTGGTTGCGATTTAGATTCAGATAGACAAAGGCATCATCAGGAATACCCATCTGCTTGCGCACCATTTCACGCGGTACCGTAAAATAGAGCTGCTTGTCGAAGCCGTGAAGAATCAGGTCAATCGGACGATTTACACCCTGGTCCTTGAGGCACTTCTTCCAGAAACTCGTAAAGGCAAAGACGCGGTCCGCATCACGATTGATAATGTCAATGTAGCCCTGGAGCTGGCAGGTGTAGACCTGGTCCACATAGAGCCAAATCTTGAAGTCGCGCTTGACACCTGACTTGCGAATCTCCTCCAGGAACTTGGCAATAATGGACATGTCATTGTAAATCATGACAACATGCGGCTTCTTCTTACGGATTGCATCAGGTAGGCCCGCAAACCCGAAGCCCTGCTGAGCCGGCTTCTCCGTAGCCGCAGCGTCGATCACATCGACATCCGCAGGATAGGGGCGGTAGTTTGCAGGTGCCGTGGGGAACTTCTGGAATCCGTAGTGTGTTACTGAGATATCCTTCTGCTTAGTGAGTTCACGAATGAGGTTGTGACTTACACGGCTGTAGCCTGTGTACTGTTGAAGGTGAGTGGATACGAGCATAAAACGGAGGTTACCAGACTTGGCATCTACAGGCTTTGCGTCCATCTTAACACTATCTACAAGACTTGCCGCGTTCTTGATTTGACCTACAAGAGGAGAAGGTGCCTGCGCAGTGGCAGAAGGCGCGGGGGCATTGGCTGCAAGCTGCGCCTGGATACTCTTCAGGTACTCGGGGAATGAATCTGCCATCTAGAACACCTAGTACAGTTGACTTTAGATAGGTTTATCCAAAATTTGACTCTGTGTAAAAAGCAATCAACAACTAGAAATGGCATCGAATCTACTCCAACACAACTTGGTCCAAACAGCAACTCAAACGATACGCACCTTTGGAACTGTACATTATGTTACATTTGGACTTGCAGGTGGTGCAGGCATGGCATATGCTGCGCAAAGGGAAAAGTACCTACAAGTCCCCGTTGCATTCCTATTCCCATATCTCTATGGAGGCTATCATCTCTATAAAAATAAGGAATCAGTGGTTCAGTGGTTTCATACATGCCCTGTGGTTTTAAGAACGCCCCCTCTAAAAGAATAATGCGACCCACGCGATTCCAGATGAATTCCATTGTCAACTCCTTCAGAAAAAAACCTTATGTAAAGGCTAAAATCTCTGCAGCTCTACGGGAACAAGTCTGGTTACAACACAATGGACGCAACTTTGAAGCCAAGTGTGCAACGACCTGGTGCCAAAATAAAATCTCTGTTTTTGATTTTCAATGCGGCCACGATGTTCCTGAATCAAAGGGCGGTCCCACTGATATTAATAATCTCTTTCCAATCTGTCCAAAGTGCAATCTTTCAATGGGGAATCAATACACACTGAAGGAGTGGTCCGCACTCTATACACCAGTAAAACCCAAAACTCCTGCAAAGCCCAATCCTTTCGGCTACCTCTGCTGCTGCTCAGTTAGCATCGACGAAAAGGCCACCAAACCCAGTCAAACCAACCCCGTCTCGGCATGACAGTAACAGATGCAACGGGAACAACCGCGGGTTCCACCTTCAGTTCATCTTCAAGAAACAGTGCCGAGCAAGGACCTTTTCCGCGCCATTTCTTCGACAATTTATGAAATAAGTCAGCAAAGACAACACTGAGATCATGAGACACTAGGCACTCCACACAGAGAATTTTTGTCAGTAATTCCGCCTCAGCACTCGTAGCACCCGCAGCAGCTCCCAGACGAACGGCGCGTTCCATCCATCCGTTCCAGATTGGATTCTCCAAAGGATCCGGTGCACTATATTCATCAAGACTCACATCCATGATAAACACTAAAAAGTGTAGAAGGCCAAGAAGTCGTCCATCAGGAAACCAGTCAAAGAATCGAATCTCAATACCGTGATTCCAGTGTTTATTAAAATTAATATCGAGGCCAATTGTTTTTAAGGGTTCATATCCAGAGGTCTTATGGTAGGCAGTATACCATGTTGACCGAACTGTATCGAGTTCAACGGTGAGAATCTTTCCCTTTTCCATTTTCTTCGTATCATAGGAACCGAGACCAATATAGCGCGACATCGCTCCACGCTGTGTACCCGCTGCGTAGAGGTCAGGTCGAACCGCTGCTAAACAATCCGCTGAACCAAATACACCTATAAGAAGCGGCTCTAGCCACTGAATATAGCGAATGAGTGTACAGTGTTGTTTCTCAAAAAGTGGAAAATCCGCAATCTTTCCTTCTTCATTTAATTGTGTAGGCAGAGTCAAGTTAATATGATAGGTTCCATTGTTAAAAATAGCCAAGTTACTCTTATTTGTTGCCATAACAGCGAGTCCGTGATTCTGCCGAGCCCATTGAATCTGCCCGTGTTCTAAAAGTAGACACTGTTCAGCAAAGACTGTGTGTATAGCCTTTTCAAAGCGTTTTCGTGATTCTGTGAATTCCGTAAACACTTTTTTAACGGTTGCCTTGTAAAAATCCTGCGTTATAATTTCAACACTGTCTCCATCAAAGGTATAATTCGTTTCATAGAGTTTCTCAAATAAGGCGGGTTCCTTTTTCTTGAGTGCATCAAAAATCGTCTTTCCCTGAAATGCCGGATTTGGTGGTGTTCCCTTTTTATAGAGTGTATCGTGTTCTAAGAATTTATCTGTTTTTGTAATTGCATGCGCATTAATTAAAAGCGGTAGATTAAAGTCTGGTTTTTTCATGGTTAGAAGTTCAAGTGTGCTTTTTAAAAGTGCTGGTTTATAACTGTTATAGTAATTTACACTGTATCGCTCAGGACGATGATTCTCACGGATAAATTTATCTGTGACTGTAACTGGTTTTGTCATTTCAAAATACGACTCACATTCAATACCAATTCCCCAGAAAAAGTCATTCTTAACATAAACATCTCCGTAGCGTTTATGTTTTTCAAGAACAGTATTTATTAATGTACCCCCTCCCATCTCTATCTCTCTCCTGAGTTTGCTTTTTCCACTAAATACGGAGAGTAGACCGAACTTTCTTTGCGACTTCGAGCTTCCACCGCCCGTATCCATCTAAAATTCCATTTCGATATTGTTCCATCACTTCAGGATTCGTTGACAGTTGGAACATGAGTGCAGCCGCATGGTCCCATGACGGTAGATCAACAATGGGAAGCCACGCCTTAAAATGCTTATCCACTAACATTTCATCTCCAGGTTGGCGGATATAAACAGGAATGCATCCGCATTCCAATGCCTCATACAAACGATAGGTCTCATGATTATTTCCTGCGGGAATAGGAACGAACTTCGAATTCAGCAGCATACTTAGATAGGCATCCTCTGAGAGCATACCAGGATCATTCCACTGTCCAAACCAGCGCACATAATTTGGCTTAATCAGTTCAAGACCCTTCATGGCCTCCTTTCGTCCGCGCCAATCTGTGCCTGCAAAGGACCAAATGAATTCACGGAACGGGAGTCGCGGAGTATCCAGTAGAGGATTCTTGATTCCTGAGAAGCGAGTCCAATGATATCCGAGTGGAATGACAGTGACCTTCTCTCCATATTGCTCAAGTTCTTTGCGCCAGTACATACGGACAACACCTAGGCATTGGGCCAGGCCGTAAAACTCGATCGGATCTGAGACAAACTCGTCACTCAGATGAATTACATAGAACTTTGTGCCAGTCTCAGCAAAGCGTTGAATAATCGGCATCCAGCTCATCCACCAGGGCTTCATTAGCAGAAGAATCGGTTCATCCTTTGGCAGGGGGTCGCCGAGACTAATATCGTCTGTACAGAGGTCCTGTCCTTCTCCAAATAGTTCCTTCAGCCACTTTCCTTCGTAGAGAAGTCCAAGGTCAAGTATCTGTTCCTTGAGTTTCAGAATACGACGACCCTTCATCTTCTTAGGAGGGTCCGTTGCACGAGGTAGATAATTCATAAAGAGTTCGAGTGCACGGCGAACCTGCTCGGGCCAGGTTTTGCCTGCTTGACTTGCCGAATCTGTTAGAATACCCCATTGTTTGTAGAGTTCGCTCAGTTCATTCTTTGACGGCAGACCTGCGAATGTCTCATCGCGCATGGCAGTTAAAAATGCCGTAAACTCCTCATCTGTCTTTTCATTCCACTCCATTTGCCAGGCGCGCATAATCTCAAAGGCAAGCTCGCGACCGAGAAGCGCCTCTCGCATAGTAATTGCGGATTCAAGTTGTCTCCAGAGAGGATGAGCAGGTAGCGCTCCGCGGAGTCGCTCCTTAGCAACCTCAGGAGCCTCCTTCCCTATCGACTGCTCTGTAGTAATACTGTCTGAGCTAAGTTGAAGAGAATCGGCCAGTGCACGAGCAATATCAGGAGGTCCATCAAGACGGCTCATCGCCTCGCAATCAACCGTGTTGAAGTGCTCATTGTTATTCCAGAGATCACTATCAAAGTCATCCTTACGACTGAAATCATTAAAGGCGGCACCCTGGTAGCGAGGATCTTCATCTTGGTAGCAACCAGCGACAAGAGGATCCAGGAAATACATACTCAGAAATTCCACTGGGTTACAGAGCATATGATCGGCACTCGTCCAGTAGCCATCCTTTGCCATGAGAATTTCAAGCACCTTACGGGCACCCTTGCGACTGAGTACATAGGAGTACGCACACCAGTGGAAATAGCGATTCGGCTTGGTCTGACCGAAGAAAGTATTCTCCTTTACACGCGAAAAATGTGCATTTACGGGCTCCTTTGCAGCCTCAAAACCCTCACGATTCGGTGGCAGGATACCACCCAGATAGATAATATCAAAATCATCGGGAATATGCGGCACTGCAGCCTTCCAGCGCGCCTCCCAGTCAGGTGACATCTTGACATCATCCTCCAGAATTAGATAGGAGCCAATATCATCACGCTCATTTGCGAGTTGCCACCAGACTCGAAGATGTGACAAGGCGCAGCCAAGAACAGGCTTCTTCCACTTGAAATCATGAGGACGGAAGAGACGAGCAATGGCAGGTGTCATTTGCAGCGTACGACCTTCCACTGCACTTACACGGTTGATGCGTCCCTGAAGCATCGGCATATTTGCATATAACTTGTCCATACGATCCGCACGACGGTCCAGATTAATTACATAGCAATCGTCAATTCCTTCAGTAAACTGCTTATGAACAGTAAATGCGCCGCGATGAACATAGAATGCCTTCTTACTCATAAATGTCCTACGAAGTGACTCATCACAATACACAGAATCAATTGGAAAACGCGGGAGACTCATGCGGCTCGAAAGAATACTCAGAATGCTCTGATCGTGACGGTGACCGAAGGGCTTGCCATCAGCTGCCAGCCCCGACCACTTTTCACCTACAATGAGAGCCCTATCCTGTGCAAGTCTCCATGCCTGTCCGAATAACTCCTTAGAGGCCGCGTGACCTGCTACAAAGGCGCAGATTCCGCCAAGCACTTGATTCTCCGCCTTCTCTGCGTTGGTGACTGCGAGTGTCTTACAGAAGTATTCGTGGCACCAGTGCTTATTTATCTGGTGAGTATCATTAATGAGACAGATACCGGCATTATTGGCAATCTGCATCCACTCAACCGGCCAACGACACATGAAGATACCGCTGTCGAGATAGAGGCAGAGTTTACCAGCATGCTCGGCCTTTGTAGCCATATGCTGGTAAATCCAGAGTTTCCAAGCAAAATGCTTGGATTCCCAGAGATCAGGAAACGAGGCCGGCGTCTCAGTGGGAAACCGATTGAACTTTACCCAGGAGAATTCCTTGACAAGTTCATCTTTGGTTGAATCCTCTACATCCTTTCCGAGCCAGATTTCACCTTCAATGTTAAGAGATTTTGTGTTCTGTTTCTGTGCATGGATAGAAACGAGGAGTTGATGAAGAGAGGGTAGGAAACGCGCAGTGGCTGCAGTCACAACAACAACATTTTTAATTTCTGTTGACTTGGGAACCACCTTAGAAAGTGCAGCAGCCTCAGCATCCGTTGTTGCGCCAATAAATCGCGGAATTGCATCAAGATTTGCGTCAGGGCCAAGTCCAATCCGCAAAATGCGGCGGGCGCATTCAGACAATGTTCGCCTCACAAGATCACGACGTGTATCATCGAGGGCAGGCACTGAATACGCCTTCAGCCATGCATCCTGGTTAGTATCCATTGCCCGCACCGCATCAATGAGCTCCTCAGGGCGAGTGAAACCTTGTGCATTAATAAACCCCTTCGTATCAAAATCGCGGTCCACCTTCGGATCACCCCAGTAAATCGGAATACAGCCTGCAGCCTTGGCGTGAAGGAACTTCTCTGTTGTGTAGCCCTGGCAACTGCTGTTCTCATAGGCGAGACAGAACTTGTAGTCGCGAAGAAACTCGAACTTCTTCAGCTCACCACCTCCACCACCACGGCCTGCAAAGATGACATCGCCCACATTGTTGAAAAGACGACCTGCAGAATCAACCTGCTTATACTTACTTAGCCAATGGAATGAACTATTGCGCACAGGATTACAAGGATTTGTCACTACGAATGCACAGAACTTCTTCTTACGAGCCAGATCAGGATCTATCTTTGTGCATGCATCAATGGATAGTGGTTTCGGATTTGCAATAAGCTCTTTATCACATCCAAACCAATCGATTTCGAGCATCCAGAGAGGAAGACGAAGATAGTCCTGGTCCTTGAAATCGGCATGTTGAAAGCCAATATTGAGCTTCACATCATCACAACTTATAATCACGGAATTCTCTCCAGTGAAATGCACCTTGGGTACATCCTTTCCAATACTTGTCCACTTTGAACCGAAAGGACCAAAAATACAGACATCAGGCTTGCGCGTATCTGTGGGCCCATAGCCTTCCACAGAAACAGGAGGATTTAGATGACGACCAGCCTCATTCAGCATAAGGGTGAACATGTTATAGGAGGGATTGAAATCATCCCACATGTCGGTAAATAGAACCTTCATCGTATTTTCTGTTGCGGGCACCAAAGGCGCCACTACCGAAGGCGCAGTGACTACTGGAGGTGCCACTATAACAGGGGTAGGGGTTGTTGCGACTAAAGGCATTGCAGCAGGCACCTGAATTCCCTGCACAATCGCAACAGCCTCCTTCCAGGCATTACAGATAGAAAGACTATACGGACTGACCTTCTCCAAAAGCATCTTCTTTGTCTGCGCACGAACATCTGCAGAAAAGATGCCCACTCGTGCCTTAAAATCGGCATCTAGCCTCTCAAAGCACGACGACGCAGCAATCACTTGATTATCAGGATAATAGAGTCGCTCATATCCAGTCCCTACAAGATCACGAACCCACGGACTATTGTGAATCAATGGAACACCCGTCCAGACTGCGTCTAGGAGAAAGGGGCGAACCGTATTAAATCGCATGTGACTGAGTACACAACTCTTCGCATCATAGACCCAATCAATAAGACGCTGACGCCCAATAAACTCTCCACTGAGTCCCTGGATTTCGCAGTGCGCCTTCACATTATTCTTAAAGAAGTCGCTCTTCAGCACAGAATCTGCATTATGCGCCGTCCACTTGACAAACGGAAAGCTCGTCTTCTCCTTTGTATGATGGAGGATGACAAGAGGTAATGTAATACTACTCGCAGCCGTATTGTTTGTCTCACAGATATGAACTGACCACGGCTTATCCGCACCGAGTGTTTCAGTCACTTGTAGCCATTCAGGAGCCTTCGTCTCACCACGATGAACCTCTACATAACTCGGCGTCCATGTGAAGGGTACACGATAGACTGGGCAACGAGCCACAGTTTCCAGATAATTCTTATCATCCTCCGTTGTTGTCGCATCAAACATCCAGACGGCAGCAAGTCCATCTACACAGCGCTTGGCCATATCAAACGGGTAGAGGCTCGCCTCAATGTCATGAAAGACGGCCGACTTGCGGTGCAGCCAGATACAATGGCCAGCAGCCCGCTTCCGTTCAGCAGCACTCATGAAAAAAGTGCGCTCCACTTCGATAATCAGGTCAAATGGTGTTCCACCAGGCAGTTTTCCCTCACGAACCGTTAGGCCATTTACCATAAAATTCTTCCATGTCTCTCGCATCGACTTACAGTCATCCCACCATTCAGTATCTCCATTTGTGTTGAGTAGCCAGACTTCATGTCCAAGGTTTCGGAAGACTTCTGCAATGGCGAGACTGGCTCCACCCGCCCCTCCACTAAAGAAGGAATACTGAATATGGGTGGTGACGCCGACCTTCATCTGCTTTCTTAAGAGTGTTGGAAGAAGACTTTTAAGCGCAGCGACCACGTAGATATTTTATGTGTTCAATGCGTTTTATTTCATTTGCGATAGTCTCATTATTTAGTTTAGTAAACTCTTCTTCCGTAATTGGATTTGTAGGAATATGAGTAAGAACATATTCGTAATAATCCTTTAGTTGTTTATTTTTCTCGATAGCCTTTGCCTTATTTATTTCATTATTACAAGCACCACTACAACACCATACCATATTCATAGGATGTTCCGTTGCAAGAATTTTCCCATTTCGGAAACGAGCATTTTCCTGATAAACGGCCGAAATAAGATGATCTGTTCGGGTCTTCGTATTTGGTTTTTTATTACAAGTAATACAATTACCAAATTGAGAATAATCTCCTCCGTAGAGAATACGATTCTGTAGTTCTACTATTTCCTGTTCTTCAGCCTTTGTTAGTTTTCGCCATTTTCCTAAATCGCGAGCATTTTCTCGAATGAGTGTACTCTTTCGGCTGGGCATTGCTTACTCAGAGAGATTCTGAATCAAAGCATTCAAATTTAAAAGCCCAATAAATCCTTCCATGCACGGTGAACATCAGGATTATATGGAGAATGTTTCCAGGCCAGTGTACGCGAATGTGACTTATAGGCCTCAAGACGGTCCTGGTGATTTTTCCTGACCTCTTCAAGGACAGCAGCACCATCCTTCACATCCGACTGCTGATAATAATAGCCGAACTGCTCCCATGCACGGCTATTGTGCAGTACAGGGAAACCGGCCCACAGAAGTTCAAGCACCATGTAATTGAACTCATTATTCACTTGGTGGCAGAGGAAGGTCGCATGGGGGAAATGCTTCATGACATTGACCATATCAAGGCGACCGACAGTCTGAACACGCCCCGCCTTGAATACATCCATCTGACCGAGTAGATTCTCCTTGAAAAAGGGAATCTGCATTACACGATCACCGTTGATGACAAGCACATTACCCTTCCAATCAGGATGCTTCCGAAACCAAGTCTCAATAATCATGAGCGGAATTACACATGACTTCTGAAAACTGATATTCGGCTCCATAATGACAAGTACCTCTTCTTCATTGGGCAGGCGAGGCCGCCAGGTGAGACTACGCTTTCCATCCTCTGTAAGAATTGCCGAGTCCCAGACATAGGGTGCAATCATCGTTTTTTGGTTACTCGGGTCAACATGATTGAGTTGACGAGCATATTCACTGTGCTGCGCATAGTGAGGCGAGACCCAGATATCTGTGATTTCACCGATTACATGGTGCGCAAAATTCATATTTGGATAAAAAATCGGTGTCTCCACATCAATGTTCAGAATATTTCCCAAATAGAGCTTGAAGATTTTTGCACCAATCATCTTGAGAAACTTTCGCATCATCTGGTCGATTGACATGCCAATCTCAATATAGTAGGCCACAGGTATGGGCTGCTTTACCAAGTCCTCTACACTCACCACGCGGGTGCCCCGTAGAACTTCAGGCACTTTGTCGAGCGCCTTGGGCTTCTCATTCACTACAAAGAGAGGTAACATGCCCATGGCTTCGAACATGCGAAGGAGAAAAAAGACATTTTGGAACAGGCCATTATTGAAAATATTCTCATCCGTAATCGTAGCCGTTGCCAGAAGAACAATCTTTCGTTCGAAGACTGGAGCAATTTTGAGCATCGGTTGATAGATTTTAAGGGCATCCGAAGGACTCGCTGCCAATCGAGTCATACCTGGCCATTCTTCACCGTGCTGTGAGCCGGTGCTCATACTCATCCTGCGTAGAAATCACTTAAGTAGGTCGGAAAAAGAGCGCGCAAAAAAGTTCCGGGACATAGACTAGATGAGTTTCTACAGAGTCTATGAGATAGACAATCTCTATGTAGGTCAACTCAATATTCAACAAAGTATAACATCAACATATCCAAGTGCAGGAACAGTACTCTATACTGACGGTGCAGGTGGGACTTTTTGGTCAACAGCAGGGGCAGGTGGAGGTGGTAGTGGACCTGGCGGTACCTATAATTTTTATAGTTCAATTACAAATTTATCAACAAGTGGGACCACAAATATCTATGGTGGAATTTCAAATCTAGTAACAAATGGAACAACAAATATCTTTAATGTAGCACCACCAATCCTCTCAACATTTAGTATAAGTACTGGAAATCTCTTTGCATCGTCCATTAATCTAATTGACCAGAAAACAGGTGCAGTCAATTCATTAACAACAAGTTCTGGTACTCTCTATCTGAACGGTTCGGGTATCACAGGAGGAGGTGGTAGTGGTGTAACTCAAATACTTGCTGGAGAACATATTACAGTAACTCCAGATTCTGGAACAGGTATTGTAACCATTAGTGAAAATTGGATTACAAATTATCTGATTAGTGCCCCAAGTACGATTCTGTTTGGAACTCCGCAATCAAAATCATCGCAGATTTTTATTCCATGGACTTATCCAGACCAGATTAATGTAGGATTTCAGAGCAACTGGGTGCGTGAAATTGTTTCACTTAATGCAGTCGTCTCAACCAATGTAGTGAGTATTAATCCAACAACCCTTATTAATAATCTCTCTTCTGGAGGATATGTCAATTATCACGATGGCACATCTTATATAACAGGAGTTGTTCTTACAAAAACTGCAGGTACTTCGGGTGTACAGTCAATTGTGTTTCCACAAGATGGTCTTGTACGTAACGCATATGTTTTTTACAATACATCTCTTTCAGGACTAACCACTTCAGGACTTTTCACAGCATGGTATAAAAATTATAACACGGGTTCAAATGTCGCATCAACCATATTCTCACCCTACAATTCGGGCGGCCCCCCTACTACACCGCAGCGTCTCTATAGTACAAATGTAACATCAAATTCCCTCTATTTCTATTTTAGTACACCCACATTTGTTGATAATACAGACCCAGCATCTGTTGCGACAATTTCTCAATATAATCTTACATGGACCTCGCAACCAATACCAGGAAGAAGATATGGTACCGCTGTCTTTGATTCACAATCAGCAACCGTGGGGTCTCCCTTTACATTTGTGAGTCCACAAGATGGTTTATCTGGACAAGTGATTCGGTATCTTGCGGGTCCTACAGCAACCACTCTCTATCCAGATTCAACCTATCAATTTAATGTAAGTGCTACGAACTCGCTGGGCTTTACTGGACCTATCGCGTCTACAATTGGAATTAGTACTCTGAATCTTGTTCAAGATACATTCTTTACAACGATAACATTCCCTTCACGGTATTATGCTACAGGTGGCTATACATATAATCGCGTACGTTCAGGTGTAACAGGTGTAACAACACTTGTAAATAGTGCAACCGATTGGACAAGTTCTGCGTTTATAAATCCAATCCAAACAACGGCTGCGCGCGGCACACAGGGAATTGGTACAGCCTACTTGAGTACTCTCTTCACATCACCTTCCACAATTCTTGGACCGGGTCAAAAATACAATGGATTTCCTGCGACAACACCTGGCTCTGTAAGTCAAAGTGCACTGACAATAACACCTACGAATGTCTATGATAAATACAGTGCATCAAATGCACAGTATCAGGGATTTTTTCTAAACAATTCAAATACAATTACAATTGGTTCAGCAAACTTTGTAGCAAACTCGACTATCTATACACTTCAGACAACTGCCTATCAAAGCACCTCTGCTGGAATTGCCGCAAGTGCAGCCGTTACAAATTCCTACTATTATGATGGTGTTCCAGGAACAGCAACGATTACCGATCTGCGATTTAACTATTCGAGCACAACTCCGCCGAGTTGTAATTGGGTTTCAGGTGTAGAGGTTGTCTATGGCACTCCGTATTTTAGTACAATTACAGGAGCCTGTAACTTAGGAAATTATTTCTACGCATCTCCAATTGAAAACTATACCGTTACAATCAGTAATACTGTTGCAGTGGCAACGGAAACCTCCTTTGCAAATGCCACGACAAATCTAAGTGCAGGTCGCTTACCACAGGCCTCGCGAATTGAATTGTCGAACGGAACAATTGTCTCATCAAATCTCTCTACGCGGTTTGCTAAACAGGTTCAGATGTCAGCCTATGTGAATAATACAGATGGCTCTTCAACCACTTCAAATGTCTATATTTCATCCATTGTAGATGGTCCTTCGATTACACTTGTCTATACAACACTTCCACAAACACTGCCTACTGCAATTACAGCAAGTGGCCTTGCTGGTTGTAGAATCTGGTCCTATAATAACTTTGATGCTACAAATATCTATGTTGTACCCTTTTGCTATACTCCTGCGTCAACTCCTCTCTCCTATACAGATTATCTCTATAATCATGCGACCTCTCTTGTTGATAGTGGACAGACATATTCTGCAGTGAAGGAACTCCAGGTAGCTAATGGTGCACATCTTTCAAAGGCTACCACAACGGATGGATACATTAATTACAATGGCTATCAATACACAGCAACGGCAACAAATACAGTCGATTATTCGGGTATTACAACATCAGGAATACGTTTCGCATCCTTTGCATGGAATACTGCCTCATCAGGAACAAATTATACAAAAATCACTTTTATCATTAACTATACGACGTCCAAATCAGCAACACCTGTTATTCTCAATAATCAAGTTGTCTTTTCTGGCTATAGTAACGCATCCACAGATAAGATTTTCTTTTTTTATCGTGTTGAAGACCAAGCATCAAAACTTCCTACAGATGCAACTTCAGCAACGACTGTTTGGCTGGATGCAAATGGAACTCCAGGAAACCCTGCGAGTGCTTTCAATTACTACACTGATACAACAGGTAATCAAACACAAATCTATGGGGGTATCTCTTCCGGTGCTACATTAGCCACAGGAACGATCACATTTCCAAATGTATTCATTCCAGCCTTCTCAACTTCAGGTAAAACAATCAGGATTTTCTGCCGTATTGGAATACCTATGAACTGGAATTTTGCATTTACTACGATTACGCTCCAACTCTCCTACTAAAATCCGCAAGACGAATAGATGGCTAGTCAGAGCCAACAGGTAACACTTCTATTCAAAAAAAATTTTGGAGTGGGTGATACGCAAGATGCAAATGCGGTTTCACAGGAATCCATTGCGTCACGTACTCGGATTATCCCATCTCAACAGATTTTTAGCCAAGCGATTCCAACTACGAAGCCGACTGACTTTGTAAAAGATGCTACATTCAATGCGGCAAATGGACAGCGTTACTACAGTCAGGCAAATCCGTATATTATATATTACAGTTCAATTAAACTTGCAGCAATTAACTTATATGAATCGTACTGGTACACGGCAGCAACCTTGGCGAATCCTGGAGCTAATATATTGTCGAGTGCGGTTCCTACAACCTATGGCGATGGTTCCTATACAATCAATGTATATGACTGTAATGCAGTTCCTCTACTTGCTGGAGGTTCATATCCATGGACATTTGATCCTGATGGAGGTATTCTCAAATTCTATACAAATTTAACAAGTGCAAATGCTCCGCCGACTGTTAGCTATTATCGGTATGAAGGTACATTTGGTTTAACCGCCACGACAAGCAGTAACTATTTAACACTCAGTTCTGGAAATCTCTTTGTATCCTCGTTGAACTTAGTTGATGCAACAACACGCAGTACAAATTACTTGACAGCAAGTAGTGGTGGATTATATTTCAATGGTTCAACTCTTTTTGGAAATTATATTACACAAGCAAATCTTACAAGTACAATTATTGGCCTCGGAACAGCTGGCTATCTCTCATCTGGAACCACAACAGCTGTCATTCCTGGTGGATTAGTTTCCACTGCAAATCTTGCAAATCTAGTGAGTACCTCCTATCTTGCCAATCAACTTACATCCACGGTGATTGGCCTTGGAACAGCCGGTTATATTTCAAGCGCCCAACTCCTGAGTACATCTCTTGGTTTAACCCAATATATGAGTAGCTTCATTGATCCAACAGAACTCACAAGTACAGTAATTGGCTTAGGAACAGCAGGTTTTGTCTCTAGTCTTGGACTCACCTATGCAGTTGCTTCAACGGCTCAGGGCCTGGGTACATTTGGATATACAAGTACAAGTCAGTTACTTTCAACATCTCTTGGTCTCTATCAAGAGATTCAGACATCGGCTACAAATATTGTTCAAGCAGATGTCACAAGTACAATTATAGGACTTGGAACATTTGGATATATCTCTAGTATTGTATGGGGTTCCGTTATTAGTACAGCCAATTTAGCGGGCCTAGTCTCAACATCGGCTTTGAATATAGCTCTCACCTCGACTGTTATAGGCCTAGGAACAGCCGGCTATCTATCTTCCATAACAGCAACTGTTCTTCCTGGAGGCCTTATCTCAACTGCAAATTTGGCGGGCCTAGTCTCAACCTCGGCTTTGAATACAGCCCTCACCTCCACTGTAATAGGGCTAGGAACAGCCGGCTATCTATCTTCGATAACAGCAACCTCTCTTCCTGGAGGCCTTATATCAACAGCTAATTTGGCTGGCCTAGTATCAACGGCTAATTTGGCTGGCCTAGTGTCAACGAGCTATATGGATACTAAGCTTGGTTCAACTGTAATTGGACTTGGTACAGCAGGGTATATATCAAGTGCCCAACTCCTCTCAACAACATACGCCTATTCACGAGCTTTTACAACACTGAGTGCAAATATATCAACCCTATATTTCTCGAGTGCAACTGCAAATACTGCATATATCTCCTCTCTAACAATTGACCAACTGACCTTTGGTGATGGAAATGGATGGGCTGATTTTGGCGCACTGCGTGCGACGGTCGTCAGCAGTTACCAAGTGAACACAGGAATTGTCTATGCACCCATTGTCTCAACAAGTCTGATTGTAGGTGTGAGTTTTATCACTCAGGCAAATGTTACAAGTACAGTGATTGGTCTAGGAACAACAGGATATTTATCAAGTATTCCTAGTCTTGGAGGGTTTGTATCGACTGCCAATCTTGCAAACTTAGTCTCTACAGCCAATTTGGCAAATCTAGTCAGTACAGCAAATCTAGCAGGACATATTTCTACAGCCAATTTGGCAAACCTAGTATCAACCACCTATTTGGCAACACAACTCGGTTCAACTGTGATTGGTCTCGGTACAGCAGGATATTTATCAAGTATTCCTAGTCTTGGAGGATTCGTTTCTACTGCAAATTTGGCAAATCTAGTCAGCACTTCATATCTAACAACACAACTCGGTTCAACTGTAATTGGCCTTGGTACCGCAGGATATTTATCAAGTATTCCTAGTCTTGGAGGGTTCGTTTCTACAGCCAATTTGGCAAATCTAGTCAGCACTTCATATCTTACTACAGGTCTAACTTCAACAGTGATTGGCCTTGGTACTGTAGGATATTTATCAAGTATTCCTAGTCTTGGAGGCTTTATTTCTACTGCCAATTTGGCAAACCTAGTGTCAACCGCCAATTTGGCAGGGCATGTGTCCACTGCTAATCTGGCAAATTTAGTGTCAACTGCCAATCTAGCAGGCCTTATTAGTAGTGCAAATCTTACAAGTACTGTTATTGGACTTGGTACTGCAGGATATATTTCAAGTGCTCAACTCTTATCTACTACATACGGATATTCGCAGAATTTTATTACACAGAATGCAAGTGTTTCCAGTCTACGTTTTTCAACTGCTACAGGTGGTAATGCATACATTTCAACTCTTACAATTGACCAATTGATTTTTGGAGATGGAAATGGTTGGTCAGATTTTGCGGTGTTACGCGCAGTTGCTGTTAGTACACTTCAAATCAATACTGGAATTATCTATGCAACAACTGTTTCAACCAGTCAGTTAATTGGCGTCAGTTTCCTGACGCAAGCAAACCTTACAAGCACTGTAATTGGTCTTGGAACAGTAGGATATCTCTCATCTGCAAGTGCTTCCATTAATGCAAGTGGTCTTGTAAGTACAGCAAATCTTGCTAACTTGGTATCGACTTCCTATTTGGCCACTCAACTTGGCTCAACCGTCATAGGTTTAGGAACAGCAGGTTATCTTTCTACAGTTCAATTGGGTTCAGTCGTCAGCACAGCCAATTTAGCAAATCATGTAAGTACAGCGAATCTTTTTGGTCTAGTGAGTACAGCCAATTTAGCTAATTTTGTTAGTACTTCTTATTTCCAATCACAACTCACATCTACAGTAATTGGCTTAGGAACGGCTGGTTACCTTTCAAGTATTCCTAGCCTTGGAGGATTTGTCTCCACAGCCAATTTGGCCAACCTAGTGTCAACAGCCAACTTAGCAAATATAATCTCAACAACATATCTCCAAACGCAACTCGGTTCGACAGTAATAGGCCTTGGAACAGCGGGTTATATTTCAAGTGGCCAACTCTTATCAACGACTGCTGGCCTCAGTCAATATATCAGTAGTTTTATTGATCCTACAGAACTTACCAGCACAGTTATTGGACTTGGTACAGCAGGTTTTGTCTCTTCTCTTGGACTCACCTATGCTGTAGCATCGACTGCACAAGGCCTCGGTACATTCGGCTATACAAGTACATCCCAACTACTGAGTACGAGTCTAGGTCTCTATCAACAGATTCAGACTTCCGCGACAAATATTGTTCAAGCAGATGTCACCTCGACAATTACAGGTCTTGGAACCTTTGGATATATCTCTACAATTGTCTGGGGTTCAGTGGTGAGCACTGCAAATCTAGCGAATCTAGTCAGTACAGCAAATCTAGCGAATCTAGTCAGTACAGCAAATCTAGCGAATCTAGTCAGTACAGCAAATCTAGCGAATCTAGTCAGTACAGCAAATCTAGCAAATCTTGTTAGCACTTCTTATTTCCAATCACAGCTTACATCTACAGTCATAGGTCTTGGAACAGCAGGATATGTCTCAACCTTTTTACAAGCAAGTTTTATGCGCGGCTCCAGGTCTGCCGCCCAAACAACAAATATTTCTGTAGGCTGTAATGTTGTCTTTACACAAGTGGATGTATCGGCTGGAGGTGATATATCTCTAAATACAGGAACTGGTGTCATTACACTTGCACCTGGTCGAACCTATCGCCTCATTGGCTCTGTGCCAAATGCTCAAATGACAGCTGGAAATCTTGCAATGCAATGGAGTAACATAGGAGTAGGTGTGGTAGGCTCCCTCCAATCCTATTATTCTCCTACAAATGGAGCAGCCTATGCAGCAAGTGGTTCGGAATCAGAATATATCTTTTCTCCTTCTGTAACAACAACTATAGCATTTACAGTTATTAATAATAGCTCTGTATCACAATTAGGAAATAATACAGACTTCTCAGTGGCCGGCAGTTATCCATGGTTCGAGATTCAAGTGATTGGTGGATTGGCTCCTTATACAGGTCCTGCATTAATCAATATTGTATCAACTTCTTTTATGAATTATGCGATTACATCCACTGTAATTGGTCTTGGAACAGCAGGATATTTGTCTTCAGCAACAAATGCAATTATTCCTAGCGGTCTTGTGAGTACAGCCAACTTGGCCAATCTTGTCTCAACAAATTATTTGGCTACACAACTTGCATCAACTGTAATTGGTCTAGGAACGGCCGGTTATCTTTCAAGTGCATTGACAAATATTGGAGGGTTTGGATTAGTGAGTACTGCAAATCTTTCTGGTCTCATCTCAACTGCAAATCTAGCTACGCTCGTATCTACGAACTACTTAGCTAGTCAACTCGGCTCTACTGTTATAGGTCTTGGTACAGCGGGTTATATTTCAAGTGGACAACTCCTGTCAACCACTGCTGGTCTGAGTCAATATATTAGCAGTTTTATTGACCCAACTGAACTTACAAGTACTATAATTGGTCTTGGTACAGCGGGATTTGTGTCCTCTCTTGGACTCACCTTTGCAGTAGCCTCAACTGCGCAAGGCCTCGGTACCTTTGGCTATACAAGTACATCCCAACTTCTCTCCACTTCACTGGGTCTCTATCAGCAGATACAGACTTCAGCAACAAATATTGTGCAAGCGGATGTAACAAGTACAATAACCGGTCTTGGAACATTTGGATATATCTCTACAATTGTCTGGGGATCAGTGGTAAGCACAGCCAATTTGGCAAATCATATTTCAACGGCAAATCTGGCAAATCTAGTCTCTACAGCAAACCTGGCTAACTTAGTCTCAACAGCCAACTTGGCAAATCTAGTCAGCACTGCAAATCTTGCTACGCTCGTATCTACAAGCTATCTACAAACGCAACTCGCCTCCACAGTTATTGGTCTTGGTACAGTCGGTTATTTATCAAGTATTCCTAGTCTTGGAGGGTTTATTAGTACAGCCAACTTGGCAAACTTAGTCTCCACAGCCAACTTGGCTACATTTGTATCGACCAGTTATTTGGCCACTCAATTGGGTTCAACTGTAATAGGTCTTGGTACACTCGGTTATTTATCAAGTATTCCTAGTTTTGGAGGATTTATATCAACTGCAAATCTTGCAGGTCATGTATCGACTGCTAATCTGGCAACTCTAGTGAGTACCTCCTATCTAGCAACACAACTCGGCTCAACTGTAATAGGTCTTGGTACAGTCGGTTATTTATCCAGTATTCCTAGTCTTGGAGGATTTATTAGTACAGCCAACTTGGCTAACCTAGTCTCCACAGCCAACTTGGCTAACCTAGTCTCCACAGCCAACTTAGCTAACCTAGTCTCCACAGCCAACTTAGCTAACCTAGTCTCCACAGCCAACTTGGCCAACCTAGTCTCTACAAGCTATCTACAAACGCAACTCGCCTCTACAGTCATTGGCCTTGGTACAGCCGGCTATATTTCAAGTGGCCAACTCCTCTCAACAAGTGTTGGTCTCAGTCAATATATTAGCAGTTTTATTGACCCAACTGAACTAACTAGTACTATAATTGGCTTAGGAACAGCAGGATTTGTCTCTTCCCTTGGATTAACATATGCAGTTGCAAGTACAGCACAAGGTCTCGGTACATTTGGCTATACAAGTACCTCACAGCTTCTCTCCACAAGCTTGGGACTCTATCAACAGATACAGACTTCAGCAACAAATATTGTGCAAGCCGATGTCACAAGTACAATCACAGGGTTAGGTACATTTGGGTATATCTCTACAATTGTCTGGGGTTCAGTGGTGAGTACAGCCAATCTAGCCAATCTAGTCTCCACCGCTAATTTAGCAGGTCATATTTCAACCGCAAATCTTGCAAATCTAGTCAGTACTTCATATCTTAATACAAGTATCACAAGTACAGTAATAGGTCTTGGTACAGCTGGTTATATTTCAAGTATTCCTAATATTGGAGGTTTTGTTTCCACGGCAAACTTAACTAATTTAGTTAGCACTTCATTTCTTAATACAAGTATAACAAGTACTGTAATAGGTCTAGGGACAGCAGGATATGTATCTAGCTCACAATTACTCTCTACAAGTTATGGATTGTATCAAAAAATAAATTCTATTTCAACAAGTTCAATTGCTCCAAGTGCTTATGTTGCACAAGGAACTCTTGCTGTAAGTCAAACAATTTCTACAGGGATTGATACCCAAATTGGATTTGTAGTCTCAGGATCGCCTTCTCAGGTTCCAACCTATGATCCTCAAAACTGGTGGAATCCAATAACCTCTACATTAGTACCTACAGTGGCTGGTTATTACTTGGTTAATTATCAAGTTTGGTGGAATACTCCTACAACAGGAGGTCAAGCTCAACAGGTTAATATTCAAATACATAAAACACAAACAGGTATAGGCCCGTCTATTTCTATTGCACAAAATTTTTTCCCTTCAACACCAACGACGGGTACAAGTCAGTCACTCGCAACCATGGTTCAACTCAATGGAACAACCGAAGGTATTTATTTTACTGCTTATAATGGAAATGCAACAAATACTCTCTTGAGAGATGGAACTTATTTTAATGCTATGTTAATCTTATCAGGAAATGCTAATTATACAGCTGGATTTATTAGTACACCAACCCTTAATAATGCTCTTACATCAACTGTTATAGGATTAGGTACAGCTGGATATCTATCAAGTGCAATTACTAATCTAGGTGGTTATGGCCTCGTTAGTACACCAAATTTAGTCAATTTAGTTTCTACAGCTAATTTATCAGGACATGTATCAACAGCTAATCTAACTAATTTAGTCTCCACTGCGAATTTAGCCAATTTAGTCTCCACTGCCAACTTGACCAATTTAGTCTCGACCACGTTCTTAAATACAGCACTTACAAGTACTATAATTGGTCTAGGAACAGCAGGCTACCTATCAAGCGCACTGACTAATATTGGTGGTTATGGTCTGGTCTCTACAGCGAACTTAACCAATTTAGTGTCCACTGCCAACTTGACAAATTTAGTCTCTACCACTTTCTTAAATACAGCAATTACAAGTACTATAATTGGTCTAGGAACAGCAGGCTACCTATCAAGCGCACTGACTAATATTGGTGGATATGGTCTAGTCTCAACCGCCAATTTAACCAATTTAGTCTCAACGACTTTCTTAAATACAACAATTACAAGTACTATAATTGGTCTAGGAACAGCAGGCTACTTATCAAGCGCAGTGACTAATATTGGTGGTTATGGTCTGGTCTCTACAGCGAACTTAACCAATTTAGTGTCCACTGCCAACTTGACCAACTTAGTCTCAACAGCTAACTTCACCAATTTAATCTCCACTGCGAACTTAACTAATTTAGTATCAACCACTTTCTTAAATACAGCAATTACAAGTACTATAATTGGTCTAGGAACAGCAGGCTACTTATCAAGCGCAGTGACTAATATTGGTGGTTATGGCCTGGTCTCAACAGCTAACTTAACAAATTTAGTCTCCACTGCGAACTTAACTAATTTGGTCTCTACTTCTTATTTGAATACAGCACTTACAAGTAGTATTATTGGCCTAGGAACAATAGGCTATCTTTCAACGGCAGCATTTAATGCCTCTCTTACATCAACTGTCATTGGCCTTGGAACAGTAGGATATATTAGTAGTCAGCAACTCCTATCAACAACCTACGGATATTCGCAAAACTTTTTAACACTTAATGCAAGTGTATCTTCACTTAGATTCTCTACAGCTACCGGTGGTAATGCGTATATTTCCTCTTTAACAATTGACCAACTCACATTTGGCGATGGAAACGGCTGGGCAGATTTTGGAGCATTGCGTGCTGCTGTAATTAGTACATATCAAGTGAATACAGGAATTGTATATGCGCCAATTATATCAACGAGTCTAATTGTAGGTGTGAATTTCGTAACACAGGCAAATCTTACAAGTACAGTTATTGGTTTGGGAACAGTTGGATACTTGTCCGCTGCAATTACAAATCTTGGTGGATATGGTTTAGTCTCAACAGCCAATCTCACCAACTTAATTTCAACTGCGAATCTAGCCAATTTAGTCTCCACAGCCAATTTAGTCAATTTAGTCTCAACAGCCAATCTCAACAACTTAATTTCAACAGCCAATTTAGCCAATTTAGTCTCCACGGCTAATTTAGCCAATTTAGTCTCCACGAGCTATCTTCAAACCCAACTCGGCTCCACTGTGATAGGCCTTGGAACAGTAGGTTACCTCTCGACACAACTCAGCAGTTTTTTGACCCTGTCGACAGGAAACTTAATTACAAGTTCCATAACCTTCAACTCACCGAGCAGTGCCCCAGTTGGCAACAATGTATTTGTAAGTTCTTCTCTCTTTTACTTCAATCAATTTGTCATTGGCGGAACCCGAGTCCAGCAGCCCCAGATTTTTACATTTTAATAGATAGATGGGTAGCAACATTCCCTTTACTGCATCTGCGCAAAAACTCACCGCTCCATTCACTCCTACACAGATTTCAGGATGTCAACTTTGGCTTGATGCGGCAGATACGAGTAGTTATCGACTTTCAGGAGCAAATCTTACATCATGGTCAGATAAGAGTGGAACAGGAAAAACAATCTCTTTTAGTGGAACACCCACCTATAAAGCAAAAGCAACTGGAAACCTACCGAGTATTGTATTTAATTCAACAATGTTAACAACAACATTTTCAAGCACATTTGGATCAGGAGATGTATCTTATTTCGCCGTTTGGATTCAATATACAAATAATTCGGGTATCGTTATGACTCTTGGTGGAACAACAACACCAGGACTTGGAATGGGTTGCAATGGGCAGTATAATTTCTTTGAATGGGGTGTTGCTGGAGCTGAATCTGACTATGCCTTCACTGGATCCATTACGTTTAATAGATATGTTGTTCAATCGGGTACAATTAGAAGCAATGCAATGCTCTGTAGTGTGAATGGATATTCAGGAACAGCAGCAACCTCTTCACAGCCCCAGACAAGCACAACCTTCAATATTGGATCTGCAACTAGCGTAGGAAGTGGATATGCTATCAATGGAGAAATTGCCGAGGTGCTTGTGTATGTTGGAACTATTAGCACAACTCAGCAGCAACAAATTGAGGGCTATCTTGCATGGAAATGGGGTCTTCAGGGTTCCTTAAATCCAAGTCACCCCTATGCAACTGTGAATCCAGATCCACCGATCTATCCAGTTGTTCCGTACCCTTTTTTGAGTTATGCACAGAGTAGTCCTGAGTTTGACCCGCGCCTTATTCCAGGATGTAGTCTTTGGCTTGATGGACAAGACTTAACGACACTTTTTCAAAATACATCTGGAACTACACCTGTAACAACAGCAGGTCAAGTTGTTCAGTTATGGAAAGATAAATCATCTACAGCAAATGATGCATCATCTTCATCCTCTTCAATGACATATTCCCAAGCTGGTGTTTATTTTCCAGGTACACAAACAACAGGTCTTTCACTCAGTGCTTCTCAACTTCCAAATGGAACAGCCGATTCGACGTGGTTTTTTGTGATTAATACAACAACAAGCTCAACTGTTGTTTTTTTTGCTGCAGGATCTTCTGGATCTTCTCTGCGGCAGTTCTATTTAGCGGGTGGAAATCTTCAAGCAGATAAATCAGGCGTTGGTGGAATAAGTGGAACTACTGCAGCAAATACAGGCTCAAACGTTATCTTTTCATGTATAGAATCACAATCTACAACAACTCTTACAGGATGGCAAAATGGCGCACAGTTTGGAACAACATCGTTTACGTTTAATATTGGAACCACAGGCGCGACAATTGGAAGTGTTCTCGGTAGTTATATCTATATAGGATATGTAGGTGAAGTTCTTGTGTATGGCGCAACTCTATCAACTACACAACGTCAACAAGTCGAAGGGTATTTAGCAAAGAAATGGAATCTAACAGCAACTCTTAGTACACAAAATATATACGCCCCAGGTTCCTATTTGACCTTTGTAAATGCTCCAGTTATTCCCGCTATTCCTATGCGCCGTGCTGTACAGGGGAATAAATTCTTTCCACCACAGTATTCAAACTGTGTTTTATGGCTTGATGCGACTGATATAAATGGAACTGGCACAAATCCTGCCACAGGAACGATTACATCGTGGACAGATAAGAGTGGTTCTGGAAATAGTAGTACAGGATCAGGAGGCACTCCAACTCTCACTGCAAATTCACTGAATGGAAGACCAGGTGTTGCCTTCTCATCCGCTTCCAGTAGTTATATTCAGGTTCCGCGTGTGGTCACAAGTGATTGGTCGATCTTCGTAGTTTTTTCAACAACCCAAACTGGGCCAAACTCTACACCTACGCCAGGACCAGGACAAGCCCATACAGACGCATCTGGAAATCATTGGTGGGGAGGACAAGGTATATTTGATGGAGAAGTAGGAGGAACTGTAAATGATTTGGGAATTAGTCTTTGTGGCTCACCGACAGGATATCTTGGATATGGTGTAGGAGATCTTGCAACTGCAAAGGATACGACTGAGTTTTCTGCTACCGCAGTCAATACAGGTGCTGGATTTATTGGAGAGTTTTTCCGAACTCAGACTTCTGGAAATTTACAGATGTTTGTAAATGGAGCCTTTCAGGTGAGTACAACGGGGGGTACAGCCAATAGAACAAGTCCAACTCTTAAAATCGGCTCCATCCAGACATTGCCCGCAGGATATTATTTTACAGGAAATGTCTATGAAATTGTTTGCTATACACGTGTTTTATCGACAATAGAGCGCCAACAGATTGAAGGCTATTTTGCCTGGAAATGGGGACTCAAAGCCTCCCTCACTCCAGGCCATCCGTTTTTCTTGATTCCGCCTCTTCCCATTCCTTAATAGATGTCCACGGCCCAGGGACAAAAACTCACTGTCTTCAGACCACCGCAAGTTAGCGGCCTCGTCGCATGGTTTGACGCAAGTGATCCCTCAAGTGTTCAAGGAAATCCTATTACACAATGGACAGATAAATCAGGCCTCAGCAACTCTGCAACAGCAACAACAGGTCCCACCTATACACAGGATCCACAAGGTCGCCCCTGTATGTCCTTTACGGGCACACAGTGGCTTGAATCGGCTGCGACAGTTCCTGGAACATCTCATTCTCTTATCGCAGTTCATGCACCCACTTATACAAACGGCTCGAACGGCTCGGGTGGCACCTATGGTGGTAATGCAAGTCTCTTCCGATTTCAGACAGGAGCAAATTATATAGTCTTTCCGTATTATGCGAATGGACCCCGTGGCTATATTACCAGTTTTGGCCTTGGAGCAGGTGATACAACTCTTGTAGATAACTCAGTTGCCGGTACAGCAAGTATTATGATGGCGAATATTGCACCTACAGTACAATACACCTATAAAAATGGTACACAGCAGGCGACTGAGGCAACGACACTTACATCAGGTACTTCGCCCGCACTTACAATTGGTCGTTATACACCTGGTAATTTGGAATACTATCAAGGCTATGTTTACGAGATGATTGTCTATTCTGCGTCACTCACCACCACCCAACGACAAAGTATCGAGGGCTATCTCGGATGGAAATGGGGACTTCAGGCATCCCTCTCCAATGCGCATCCGTATTTAACTGTGAATCCTGAAACACCTGTCTATCCACTGTATCCCTTTACGGTGCCTAATTTTGGCACGACAACATCTATTTTTACTCCCACACAAGTGCCTGGCTGTGCATTCTGGTTTGACGGAGCCGACCAGAGTTCAATGTCCTTCTCCTCGAGTTCAAATCTCACTCAGTGGCGTGATAAATCAGGCAATGCATATAATGCAACGGCGTCTGGAAGTCCAGGTCTTATTGGCTTTGGTAGTCCAACTCCAGGTGGTGTCTATTTCAATGGTTCAAGTGCCTATTTATCAAATATCGCCTGTCCAATTAATCTTTCTCAACGCGCTGTTTTTATTGTAATGTCTGAAGTTGTGCACGCAAATTATACAGGAATTGTCTGTTTTATTCCAAATCCGACGACAGGTTCAGATTATCAGACAACAACTGGAATGAGTATTGAAACAACAAATGGTCTTCGCTTCTATGCGAATAGTGGAGGATATAATTCAGATATGGGAAATATAACACTTCTTCAAAAGAGTATATATTTTGACAGTATGACTGCTACACAAGGTGGAAGTTTTTTGAATGGAACAAATACATCAAATAATGTAGCCAATTTTACACAAGGAACTTGTACAGGTTTTACCATTGGGGCGCGTTGGGGAAATGGGGTCAGTAGTTATACAAACAGCATTATAAACGAGATAATCGTTTACAGTAATGCAATTACAACCACACAACGTCAGGCCGTTGAGGCGTATTTATCAGTAAAATGGGGAACAGGCGCCCTTCTTGCATCCTCGAATATCTATAATCAAATAACTCTAAATTCATTTGGACTTGCTTCTGTCGTGCCTATCCCAGTGAGGCGACCTGCTCAGAATGCAAAATGGCTTCCGACGCAGATATTGGGTCTAGTTGAGTGGTTTGATGCGGCCGATACGAAGGCTGTAATTACATCGGGGTCCACGGTAACTCAGTGGCTTGATAAATCGGGAAATAATAATAATACGAGTGGCTCAGGCGGAACTATCACCTATAACGCAACATTTTTAAATAAAAAAAGTGGCGTTACTTTTGCCGGCAACTCAAGTTATCTTACTTGCCCCCTTGTTGTTCAGACGGACTGGTCTATTTTTATACTTCTTACGACTACATCATCTGGAGGAGCGGGTCCAAATTGGTGGGCTGGGTATGGACTCTATGATGCGGAGGTTCCTGAAGTAAGATTGGATTATGGAACTTCTGTTATTAATGGAGCCTTCGCAACGGGAATAGGAGAACTAACAGGTATAACGGATTATACGGCAACAACACCAACCTTAATTAATACGGGCACACCTTTTATCTGCGAGTTCCTCCGTGTCAGTTCGACGGGTCAGATTAATGTATTTTTAAATGGTGGCTTACAAGTGTCCGCGATAGCACCTACAGGAGTTCGCACACAGGCAAGTAATCCAGTGTATATTGGAGCCATAGCAGATAATGTCGCAAACTCATTTGTTGGAACTATGTATGAAATTCTGGTCTATAATTCATCAATAACTGATGCGCAGCGGGCACATGTTGAGGGCTACTTGGCGTGGAAATGGGGAATTGTCAGTTCCTTGCCCGCGAATCATCCTTTCAAACTATTTCCGCCGCCTCCTCAGTAGAGATGGCTACAGGAGCTGTGGGGCAAAATATCTTTTATCCGTTTACGCCGACTTCTATCACAGGCTGTCAATTATGGTTAGATGGAGCAGATTCAACTTCAACTGCAAATGTTACATCAGGAACTTGGTTAGATAAAAGTGGACTTAGTCATACTGCAACCTCTAATGCAGGTGGTTCTGCATTTAGTATGGGAACTATTAATGGTCTCTCTGCCGTGACATTTCCATCAGCTAGTGCGACAGCATTTATTGCACAGGCTCCAATAACATTATCATCATCTGTTGGATTCTCTATATTTTTAATTGCAAACTGGACTCAAGCTGTTGCACAGAATGCTCGCTTTTTCTCTACACAATGGTCTGCTGGAGGCACCCTAGATATTGAATTATTTTCATCGCCTGTTAATACAATTCCAGGAACTGGCAATTTATATGGTGGAACTACAGGTGCTGGTGCCTCACTTGCTGGTATTACATTTCCTTCTAATACACCATTTGTCTACTCGGCTGTTTTCACATCAACCGCAACAAATGGCTATTCGCATTGGTTAAATGGAAGTTCGGGTGGTAGTCAAACTCCAGCTGGAGCTGGAACAGTAAATGGAATGGTGATTGGAAATTACTCAATCCCTTCTGCAAACTATGAATTTATTGGGCAAATGGGTGAGTTTATTGTCTATTCAACTGCCCTCTCTACAAACCAGCGCCAGCAAGTAGAAAGCTACTTAGCCTGGAAATGGGGTTTGCAAAGTTCACTCGATGCTAGTAATCCTTATAAAACTGCGGCACCCCAGGCTCTACCAACACTTAATTCCGCCCAAGTCGGCACCATTCCACTCTCCATACAGAAAAATAGGAATTTTGTTCCTACACAGATTTCTGGGCTTGGACTTTGGCTTGATGCGGCAGATTCAAGTACAATAACTATTTCTACAGGTGTTAGTCAATTAAATGATAAATCAACAAATGCTTATAATTTAACGCAAGGTACAACAGGATTACAACCCTCATATTCAGGAAATCTTATTACATTTTCGAGTAATAAATATCTAAATATTCCACAAGCCGCAATAAATAATACGGCAACCTATTCACTCTTTATGATATTTAATCCAATTGCATCTACAAACTGGATTTTACAAAAACAATATAATGGAGTCAGTTCCAGAACTATGTTATCGATGACACGATATTGGCAGAATAATACAGGAACTACTAATTATTTATATTGGACTTCATGGGCTAATAGTGGTTCAATCGCTAACTCAGCAACGGCTCTTTCAACAAGTACGCTTCAATTAATTGAACTCGTATATGATGGGTCAACATTAACAATGTACAGAAATGGAAATGTCTTATCTACAACGTCCTCGGCATCCTATGGAATAGGAAATGAAACTAATGCAACAAACTTTACAATTGGATCTTGGATAGCAGATGGAAGTATAATGGATAGTGGTGTTACAAATTTCCAATTTGGAGAACTTATTTTTTATACTACATCTCTTACTGCTGCACAGCGCCAACAAATTGAAGGCTATCTCGCATGGAAATGGGGTCTACAAGCTAATCTACCTGCAGGACATCCGTATCTTAACAACAATAACTACTACAATCCTTTTCCAAGCACAACACCCGCATTCACACGGTCAATAAGTTCCATTTTCAAACCCACGAATTATGCAGGCTGTCAACTGTGGCTCGATGCATTTGACCCTTTTGGAAACGGCAGTAGGCAGAAGAGTCCATTGACCTTGACTCGCTGGGTTGATAAATCGAGTAGCGCCCGTCATGCGACTATGTTCAATGGCTCTTCCATCACCTATTCGCCGACCGCCTTTAATAATAAACCCGCATTTCTCTTCACCCAGACACAGAATATGAGTTCCGCCGCAGCCGCAGGAACATTCTCCAGCATCTTCACTTTTTTCATAATTTACCAGAGAATGTCTGGAGGTACCTATGACACATTAGTCACACGCACTGTATCAAATCTTGCCGCACCTGTTGATTTTAATACCACTATATCAACTGGAAATTTTTCTCGTAATATTGGAAATGGCACCGCGCAATCAGCCTATAATACGACATCTGGCAGTAATTTTACAAATGTGACAACACCAAGTCTCTATTATGCAAATGCGACGGCTGCAAATGGTCTTCTTGATGCCTTTAACTTTGCCACGCCTACCGATCCGAGTTCTGGTGTCTTAACTGGAGTCTATTATGGCGACAATGGAACAGCAATTTACATTGGTACTCGTGCAGATTCTGTAACAAGGCTGACTGCTTCGGTAGCGGAAGTGATTGTCTATAGTACTACACCAACAGACCAGCAGCGTCAGACTATTGAAGGATATCTCGCCTGGAAATGGGGCCTTGTCGCATCGCTGCCTGCGGGTCATCCCTACAAGAACTATCCTCCGCCACCTCAGTAGAATGTCGAGGGCATTTATCCAGAAAATTGGGTATTTTACACCATTGTCTGTAAAGGGTTGTGCACTATGGTTGGATGCATTAGATACAACAACTGTTACATTAGCTGGAAGTACAGTTACACAATGGAGAGATAAAAGTCCAACTGGTTCTACACTGACAGTTCCAAGCGGTTGTGGCGGACCTACCTATACAACCGATACATCATCAAAGCAGTGTTTAAGTTTTGTTGGCAGTACTCCAACTACTTTACAAACAGCACTCGTAATAAATCTTACAACCTCTTTCTTCTACGCTGTATTTACATGTGGTCCTTATCCTAATGACACGCCTCATCGTTATATTGCAATGTCAGACACCACAGGTGGCGCAGATTATCAACAGGCAGGTGGATTTGCTCTTAGTTATACAAATCCTACCAGTCCTGGATATGTAGAAATTCAACAGAACAGTGTTGCGAATGTAAATAATCTTAATAGTCCTGCATCGGGTTCAGTTCTTATTGTAAGTTTTGGTTGGACTGGAACAACCTTTACTATTTATAAAAATGGAACATCTACATATACAAATGGTCCTTATACAAAAGGTAACAGTGCTTGGTTAGTATTAGGCTCAGTTGCGGCCTCGGCAGGAACACTTGCTCCAAGCAATCTACAGAATGGAACATATACATTAAATGAATTTGTTGGGTATTCATCCTATCCAACTCAGACACAGCAACAATCTATAGAGGGATATCTCGCCCAGAAATGGGGTTTAACTGCGAATCTACCAGCAAATCATCTAGGCCGCTCACAGACTTTTTATACACCAGGTAAAAATCCAGGCATAACAGCTGTGCCCTCCTTTACAATGACAAATGTTCCCTATACGAATTATTTTCCATTGTCAATTGCTGGATGTCAACTCTGGTTGGATGGAGCAGATTCTAGCGCAGCATCAATGGTTTTAAGTGGAAATAATCTAAATACATGGATTGATAAAAGCAGTAATGCATATACTTGTGGTATTGCTGTAGGATCTAATGCTACAGCTCCTGTGTATAATACAACTACAAAAGCGGTACAATTTGTCGCAGTAAATAGTAATGCCCTTGCAACTCCTCAGGCATTTGGAAATACGATTGTAAATAATACGGCTACATTTTTATGTGTTGGACAACGAACTGCTGCTTCTGGATATCACTATTTTATGTCAGGTCAAGCAGCTCTACCAAGTCAAACTATACAGATAGGATTTTATAATGATAATATGCAAATAAGTTCATATGGTTCATCCTTAAATACCGCAATCACTGCATATAGTAGCCCTGATCCAATCCGTATTTATGGATATGATATTAATCCTACAAATTATGATCACGTATTAAATGGATCTCTACTTAATACTGGAATTACGGGTGCTACAAGTTTAGTTACCGCCTTCACAATTCCAGAAATTGGAAGGCGATATGGTAATACAATGTACTGCACCTACCACGACTTCAATCTCTTTGAAATGGTAGTCTATGTTCCTGCTCTAACTACATCGCAGCGTCAGCAAGTTGAAGGCTATCTCGCCTGGAAATGGGGCACACAATCAACCTTAATTAATACACATCCCTACTATTCGACTCCTCCTATCGAATTTGGACGGCCGACACAAGTCGCTGGCCTGCCTTTAGTGAAGCAAATTACAAAGATACTGTATGTAATTACAAATGGCCTTACGAATCGCTGGCTTTTTAATGAAGGGTCTGGAACTACCTTCATCGATTCAGTTGGTGGTCAAAATGGAACTTGGGCTGGTTCACCCGCCTATGTAAATGTGGGTGGTAGGTCCGCAGTTTATTTAGCAAATACAATACCTGGAAATAATGCAACTCAATATGGAACAACTACTGGCGGACAGCCTGCTTCTATATTTGCAACAACAAACTGGTCATTAGCAGTCTGGATGTATCCTCTTACATATCTTCTTGAATCAGCGGATGTGTTTTTTGGTGTTGGTAACTATTTGGATATATATTTAGGAACTGCTTCAGGCCAGTTAGCTATATATAGTAATAGTATGGGCACCTCAGTACTAAATGCTGCTGGAACAGGTGTATCACTCAATGTATGGAGTCAAGTAACGCTTACATGTTCCAATGGTACGGTTACTTCATACATTAATGGTACTTCAATTACCACGGGTACATATACTGCGCGAACACTCGCCCCTTCAAGTATTACATATATTGGTGCCTATCAAATTCCAGCATTTGGTGTTAATATGTATTTAAGCGATATGAGAGTGTATAATCGTGCTCTAACTGCAACAGAAATTAGCCAGATTGTTGCCAATAATGGATAATATCAGACTATAAGATAGATGCCGCTGCCATTTATGATGAAAAAAGCGGCCTTCAAACCGACAGATATTGGCGGTTGTCAACTGTGGATGGATGGAGCAGATGTATCCTCATTTACATTCAGTTCGGGTCAAAACATAAGTACTTGGAAAGATAAAAGTAGTTTGGCGAATAATTTTACAAGCACGAACTCAACATATCCATTACAATCAACCACGCCAGGAGGATATCCGTGCGTATATGTAAATGGTGCGACATGTCAAATGACAAGTGTATCAAATAATACAACAACTGGCAATACAGCACGAACTGTTATTATGATTTCACAAATAGGTGTGAGTGGTGACTCACGCCTTGGAACAGGTCCGCAAAGTGGAGCATCTCCTCCTAATACCTATGGTATTGATTTAGGAGCAGGCATTCTTTTTTGCCCATATGTCTATACGGGCAGTGATGTAACTGCATATGGAACACCAACTACAAACATGTATTCACTCTATTCATATTATAATGCAACCACAAGTACAGTGGGAGGTATTGTTAATTTTCAATTAACCGCTTCAAATTCAACTACTCTGAATACAAGTGCTACACCTTGGTATCTTGGATTACGTCCTGATGGAGGATATAGTACTAACGCCTATGTATGTGAAATTATTCATTATAATACTATTCTTGCAAGCAGAGACCAACAGCAAATTGAAGGCTATCTCGCACAGAAATGGGGATTGGTTTCCTATCTGCCCGTGAACAGTCCTGGCCGAACAGGCGTGATATATCCGCACAACCTACAACTCTATAGTCTTGCTACCGGCCAAGCAACTCTACCACCCTTTATTCGCTCAACAAGGGTTTTAGTAATTACACCAGGCTCAGTCTTTCATCTAGATGCAGGTAATTCTGCCTCCTATCCTGGTACAGGGTCTACATGGACAGATTTAGCAGGGTCAGGTCTTACGACAACACTCTACAATTCACCTACGTATTCCTCGGCGAATGGAGGATATCTCAGCTTCGCTCCAGCTAGTTCACAGTATGCTCAAACATCGGCTTCTCTCTCTCTAATAACAACATGGACAGTTGAAGTCTGGCATTATTATAAGGGGACAAATAGTTCTGGGTCACCCTGTATTTTATCTGAGGTCTGGAGTAGCACACCTATTAACTTTACCATTGGAGCTGCAACGGGTGCGAATACTTGTTTACAAGCAGGCTATTTTAATGGGTCTTGGTATGCAACAACAACATCCTATTCATTACCTTCTGTTGGCTGGTACCATATTGTAGGTACTTATGATGGGGCAAATCTAAAACTCTATGTTAATAATGTACTAACACAAACGCAAGCATCCTCGACTACACCTGCATCAAGCGGTCTAGGAATTCGTTTAATGCGTCGTTGGGATCTTGGTGATTATTGGGGCGGCTATTTAGCCATTGTTCGTATTTATAATAGAGCTCTTTCAGCAGATGAAATTAATACAAATTATCAGCTAAGTAAAGCACGCTTTGGTCTTTCATAAAAATAATCATCCCCCAAGACTAGATGTCGCGCGCCTGTGGTGGTGGTGGATATTATGGTGGGGGTGGTTCAGGAGCTGGTGCTGCTGGTTGGCTTCCAGCAGCTGGAGGCTCATCATTAATTGATAATTTAACTCTGATACCAGGACAAAGTGTTTTTGGATTCAATAGTACAAATTTGTTTGGTGCACCAAACACTGGATCTCCTTACTACCAATCAAATATTGCAGCGGGTGGTATAGGAGGAAATGCAACAGGCGGTAATGGTCTTGTCGTCCTCACTTACTATTCTTAAAAATCCTTCTAGACTCTGCGGTCACAGACTTCAGAAATGTAGAAGACCACAGTAGGGATGTCGGCGCTCTTCAGCACCTTCACTGAAGTCGGCATGGTCGATGCCAGGAATAGACCTGGCACGCTGACCTTACCATTGACAACACAGATTCCATATCGAACTCTCACGATAAAAGACATTTACGGCGCAGCGAACTTCTCAACAATTACCGTTCAGACGCAGGGGCCCGATGTCTTTGAAGATGGAACCACGAGTAAACTTTTAACAGATTCCTATGAAACCTTCACAGTCTACGCAGGCCAAGCGGGCAGATGGTATATTACTGGTGGAACTAAAATCACCGCCGCCACAATTGGAACTCTCAATGTATCAACCGTCAATGGTCTCCAGAATCTTGTAAGTACTTCTTATTTGGCGACGCAACTCGGCTCCACGGTTATAGGTCTTGGAACGGCTGGCTATCTTTCAAGTATTCCTGGCATTGGAGGATTTGTCTCGACTGCTAACCTTGTGAATCTAGTCTCAACGGCTAACTTGGCAAATATAGTGTCGACTGCAAATCTAGCCAACTTGGTCTCCACTGCAAATCTAGCCACTCTAGTCTCAACCTCTTATCTCCAAACGCAACTGGGATCGACGGTAATTGGTCTCGGTACAGCAGGCTATCTCTCAAGTATTCCTAGTTTGGGAGGGTTTGTCAGTACAGCCAATATAGCCAACTTGGTCTCCACTGCAAATCTAGCCACTCTAGTCTCAACCTCCTATCTCCAAACGCAACTGGGATCGACGGTAATTGGTCTCGGTACAGCAGGCTATCTCTCAAGTATTCCTAGTTTAGGAGGCTTTGTCAGTACAGCGAATCTGGCTAACTTGGTCTCAACAGCCAACCTTGCAAATCATATCTCAACGGCCAATCTAGCCAACGTAGTCTCCACAGCCAACCTTGCTACGCTCGTATCCACGAGCTACTTGGCAACTCAACTCGGCTCCACTGTAATTGGACTCGGTACGGCTGGTTATATTTCAAGTGGTCAACTCTTATCAACAAGCATTGGTCTCAGTCAATATATCAGCAGTTTTATTGATCCTACAGAACTCACCAGTACTGTAATTGGACTTGGAACTCAAGGCTTCGTCTCCTCTCTTGGACTCACCTACGCAGTTGCATCGACTGCACAGGGCCTCGGTACATTTGGCTATACGAGTACTTCCCAACTTCTGAGTACAAGTTTGGGTCTCTATCAAGAGATACAGAATTCAGCAACAAATATTGTACAGGCAGATGTAACATCGACTATTACAGGGTTAGGTACGTTTGGTTATCTCTCTACAATTGTGTGGAGGTCGGTTGTCTCTACTGCCAACTTAGTTAACCTAGTCTCTACTGCTAATTTGGCGAATCTAGTTTCCACAGCCAATTTGGCTAATCTAGTCTCCACAGCCAATTTGGCTAATCTAGTGAGTACCTCCTATCTTCAAACTCAACTCGGCTCCACTGTGATTGGACTCGGTACAGCAGGATATCTCTCTTCAGTTAATTTTGCCAACTTAATTTCAACAACAAATCTTGCGAATCTAGTGTCAACAGCCAATCTAGCAGGCCTAGTGTCAACAGCAAATCTTGCAAATCTAGTTTCTACTGCAAATCTAGCCACTTTAGTCTCCACAACCTACTTTGCTACACAACTCGGCTCAACTGTAAGAGGCCTTGGTACAGCAGGCTATCTTTCAAGTATTAATTATAGTACTGTCGTGCTATCATCATTAACGGCTCAGAATCTAACTTCAGTTCAAGGATATATCTCTTCTCTCTATGTTGATAGTCTCTATCTTGGATCAAATAATGCCTTCATTGAAATGGGCGATGTTGTTGCAACAAGTGTAAGTACAATTCAATTGAATACTGGAAGCCTAGTTGGAATTACTCTATCTGCTCAGCAACTCTATGTCTCTTCCATCCAGGCAATAAATATCATTGGAGCACTTACAACTGCCAATCTTACAAGTACTGTGATTGGCTTAGGAACAGTTGGATATTTGTCAAGTGTCACTGCAGTGAATCTTGGAAATCTAGTCTCAACTGCAAATCTGGCCAATCTGGTTTCAACAGCAAATTTAGCCAATTTGGTCTCAACAGCCAACCTAGCCACTCTAGTGTCAACCTCATATCTCCAAACACAACTTGGATCGACGGTAATTGGCCTTGGTACAGCAGGCTATCTATCATCACAAATCATAGTAAATCTTGCGAATCTTGTGTCAACAGCAAATCTGGCCAACTTGGTCTCTAGTGCAAATCTAGCCACTCTAGTCTCAACCTCCTATCTCCAAACACAACTCGGTTCAACTGTAATAGGGCTCGGAACAGCAGGCTATCTCTCAAGTATTCCTAGCCTTGCAGCCTATGGACTTGTCAGTACGGCCAATCTAGCTAACTTAGTCTCGACTGCAAATCTAACTAACTTAGTCTCAACTACCTATCTAGCAACACAGCTCGGCTCAACTGTAATTGGCTTAGGAACAGCGGGTTATCTCTCAAGTATTCCTAGCCTTGCGGCCTATGGTCTTGTTAGTACGGCCAATCTAACTAACTTGGTCTCAACTGCCAATCTGGCCACTTTAGTCAGCACAGCCAATCTTGCAAACTTAGTTTCAACAAACTATTTAACAAGTCAACTTACCTCTACAGTGATTGGTCTTGGTACAGCTGGATACATTTCAAGTAGCCAGCTTCTATCAACAAGCATTGGGCTCAGTCAATATATTAGTAGTTTTATTGATCCGACTGAACTCACTAGCACTGTAATTGGTCTAGGAACAGCAGGCTTTGTCTCCACACTTGGACTTACCTATGCAGTCGCTTCAACCGCCCAGGGCCTTGGAACCTTCGGCTATACAAGCACAAGCCAACTGCTAAGTACAAGCTTGGGTCTCTATCAACAGATACAGACATCCGCTACAAATATTGTGCAACAGGATGTAACAAGTACTATCATTGGCCTTGGCACATTTGGATATATCTCTACAATTGTCTGGGGTTCAGTGGTGAGCACAGCTAATCTTGCCAATTTAGTGTCAACTGCAAATTTAGCCAATTTAGTCTCAACTGCAAATCTTGCCACTCTAGTCTCTACTAGCTATTTAGCAAGTCAACTCGGCTCTACTGTACGCGGTTTAGGAACGGCTGGTTATCTTTCTAGTATAAATTATAGTACTGTTACCCTATCGTCATTAACAGCCCAGAATATCACATCCGTCCAAGGCTATATTTCTTCACTTACAGTGGATTCACTGTTCCTGGGTTCAAACAGTGCATTTGTCGATATGGGTGATATAATTGCCACAAGTTTAAGCACAATACAAATCAACGTAGGAACTCAATATGCCATTACAATCAGTGCACAACAACTCTATGTCTCCTCCATTCAGGCCACGAATATTATTGGAGCCCTAACTACTGCTAATTTGACAAGTACTGTAATTGGCTTAGGAACAGCAGGCTATCTATCAAGTGCTATCGCCAATGTAGGGGGGTTTGGATTTGTAAGTACTGCGAATCTTGCCAACTTGGTTTCAACAGCCAATCTGGCAACTCTAGTCTCTACTGCGAATCTGGCCAACCTGGTTTCAACAGCCAATCTTGCCACTCTAGTCTCAACAAACTATCTAGCCACTCAACTCGGTTCAACTGTTATTGGTCTCGGTACAGCCGGTTATATTTCAAGTGGCCAACTTCTATCAACAAGTGTTGGTCTCAGTCAATATATCAGCAGTTTTATTGATCCAACTGAACTGACCAGCACTATCATTGGTTTAGGTACAGCAGGGTTTGTCTCCTCACTTGGACTCACTTATGCAGTGGCATCAACGGCTCAGGGTCTTGGTACCTTCGGCTACACAAGTACAAGCCAGTTACTGAGTACGAGCTTGGGTCTCTATCAACAGATACAGACTTCGGCAACGAATATTGTTCAACAGGATGTAACAAGTACTATCATTGGCCTTGGAACCTTTGGATATCTCTCTACGATTGTCTGGGGTTCAGTTGTTAGCACAGCAAATCTCACCAATCTAGTGAGTACCTCATATCTACAAACGCAACTCGGTTCCACTGTTATAGGTCTTGGAACAGCAGGGTACCTCTCTACAGTTTCATGGGGTTCGGTAGTCTCAACTGCCAATCTCACCAATCTAATCTCAACTGCCAATCTCACCAATCTAATCTCAACTGCCAATCTTACCAATCTAGTGAGTACCTCATATCTACAAACGCAACTCGGTTCCACTGTTATAGGTCTTGGAACAGCAGGGTACCTCTCTACAGTTTCATGGGGTTCGGTAGTCTCAACTGCCAATCTTACCAATCTAATCTCAACTGCAAATCTAACAGGGCATATCAGTACAGCAAATTTAGCAAACTTAGTGTCCACTGCTAATCTTGCTGGCTTAATCAGTAGTGCAAATCTTACAAGTACTGTTGTAGGTCTTGGTACAGCTGGATATATTTCAAGTTCTCAATTCTTGTCGACAACCTACGGATATTCACAGAACTTTATTACACAGAATGCAAGTGTCTCCAGTTTGCGCTTTTCAACAGCTACAGGCGGTAATGCCTACATTTCAACACTTACAATTGACCAATTGATCTTTGGAGATGGAAATGGGTGGGCTGATTTTGCTGTTTTACGCGCGGTTGCTGTTAGTACACTCCAAATCAATACTGGAATTATCTATGCGACCACTGTCTCTACAAGCCAACTTATAGGTGTGAATTATCTTGCACAGAGTAACTTGACAAGTACAGTCATAGGACTTGGAACAGTAGGATATCTATCAAGTGTTACCGCAGCAAATCTTGGAAATCTAGTCTCCACAGCCAATTTGGCCAATCTAGTCTCCACAGCCAATCTGGCTAATCTAGTCTCCACAGCCAATCTGGCCAATCTAGTCTCCACAGCCAATTTGGCCAATCTAGTTAGCACAACCTATTTAGCAACACAACTCACCTCTACCGTCATTGGTCTTGGTACAGCGGGTTATATCTCTTCAATTATTTTTGGTCCAATAGTTAGCACACATAATCTAGCAAACTTAGTATCAACTGCAAATCTTGCTAACTTGGTCTCCACTGCTAATTTGGCCAACTTAATCTCCACAGCAAATCTGGCTAACTTAGTTTCCACTGCTAACTTGGCCAACTTAATCTCCACAGCAAATCTGGTTAACTTAGTATCAACCTCTTATCTCCAAACACAACTTGGATCAACTGTTATTGGCCTCGGTACAGCAGGTTATATTTCAAGCGGGCAACTTTTGTCAACAAGTGTTGGTCTCAGTCAATATATCAGCAGTTTTATTGATCCAACTGAACTAACAAGCACAGTGATTGGCCTGGGAACTCAGGGCTTTGTCTCCTCACTTGGACTCACTTACGCAGTAGCATCAACGGCTCAGGGCCTTGGTACCTTCGGCTACACAAGTACAAGCCAGTTACTAAGTACGAGTTTGGGTCTCTATCAACAGATACAGACATCCGCAACAAGTATCGTACAACAGGATGTAACAAGTACTATCATTGGTCTTGGAACATTTGGCTATCTTTCTACAGTCCAATGGGGTTCAGTTGTGAGTACCGCTAATTTGGCAAATCTAGTCTCCACAGCTAATCTGACCAATCTAGTCTCCACAGCTAATCTGACCAATCTAGTTTCGACGACCTACTTGGCCTCTCAACTCGGCTCCACTGTAATAGGCTTGGGTACAGCAGGATATCTCTCTACAGTTGCATGGGGTTCGGTGGTCAGTACAGCCAACCTTGTCAATCTAGTCTCCACAGCCAATCTGACCAATCTAGTTTCGACGACCTACTTGGCCTCTCAACTCGGCTCAACCGTTATAGGGCTTGGAACAGCAGGCTATCTCTCTACAGTTGCATGGGGTTCGGTGGTAAGTACAGCCAATTTAGCCAATCTTGTTTCTACAGCTAACCTGACCAACCTCGTCTCCACTGCCAATCTTGCTACGCTCGTATCCACGAGCTACTTGGCAACCCAGCTTGCCTCAACAGTGATTGGTCTAGGTACAGCCGGCTATATTTCAAGTGCACAACTCTTGTCAACAACCTATAGTTATTCACAGAACTTTACCACACAAAATGCAAGTATTTCTAGTCTTCGATTTTCAACTGCGACTGCAAACAATGCCTATATCTCGTCTCTGACCATTGACCAACTGACTTTTGGTGATGGAAACGGTTGGGCTGATTTTGGAGTTCTGCGAGCCTTAGCTATCAGTACAGTTGTAGTGAATACTGGAATCATCTATGCAACAACTGTCTCAACAAGCCAACTTGTAGGTGTAAATTACCTTACTCAGAGCAACTTGACGAGTACTGTAATTGGTCTTGGAACAGCAGGATATCTATCAAGTGTTACAGCGGTAAATTTGGCCAATCTAGTCTCAACGGCTAACTTGGCCAGCCTAGTGTCAACGGCTAATCTGGCTAATCTGGTTTCAACGGCCAACCTAGTTGGCTTGGTATCAACTGCTAATCTGAATGGCCTAGTCTCAACAGCTAACCTAGTTGGCTTGGTATCAACTGCTAATTTGGCCACTCTAGTTAGCACAAACTATCTAGCAACTCAACTCGGTTCTACAGTAATTGGTCTTGGTACTGCAGGCTATATTTCAAGTATTACACCAGTAAATCTAGCAAATCTAGTCTCCACAGCCAACCTAGCAAATGTAGTCTCAACGGCCAATCTAGCCAATCTAGTCTCCACAGCCAACCTAGTTAGCTTGGTATCAACCTCCTATCTAGCCACACAACTTGGGTCTACTGTTATTGGTCTTGGAACAGCTGGTTATATTTCAAGTATTACACCAGTAAATCTAGCCAATCTAGTCTCAACGGCCAATCTAGCCAATCTAGTCTCAACCTCCTATCTAGCCACACAACTCGGGTCTACTGTTATTGGTCTTGGAACAGCTGGTTATATTTCAAGTATTACACCAGTAAATCTAGCAAATTTAGTCTCCACAGCCAATTTAGCAAACTTAGTGTCAACAGCTAATCTAGCCAATATAGTCTCCACAGCCAACCTAGTTGGCTTGGTATCAACTTCCTATCTAGCCACACAACTCGGGTCTACTGTTATTGGTCTTGGAACAGCTGGTTATATTTCAAGTATTACAGCAGTAAATCTTGGGAATCTAGTCTCAACAGCCAATCTAGCAAATTTAGTCTCCACAGCCAATTTAGCAAACTTAGTGTCAACAGCTAATCTAGCCAATATAGTCTCCACAGCCAACCTAGTTGGCTTGGTATCAACAGCCAATCTAGTCAATCTAGTCTCCATAGCCAACCTAGCCAATCTGGTATCAACGGCCAACCTAGCCAATCTAGTCTCAAGCTCCTATCTAGCCACACAACTCGGCTCTACTGTAATTGGTCTTGGAACAGCCGGCTATATTTCAAGTATTACACCAGTAAATCTAGCTAATCTAGTCTCCACAGCCAATCTAGCAAACTTAGTATCAACAGCTAATCTAGCCAATCTAGTCAGTACCACCTACTTAGCCACACAGCTAGGTTCTACCGTGATTGGCCTTGGAACAGCCGGCTATATTTCAAGCGGCCAACTTCTCTCAACAAGTGTTGGTCTCAGCCAATATATCAGTAGTTTTATTGACCCTACAGAACTCACAAGTACTGTGATTGGTCTTGGTACACAAGGGTTTGTCTCTTCACTTGGACTCACCTATGCTGTTGCAAGCACGGCGCAGGGCCTTGGAACTTTTGGCTACACAAGTACAAGTCAATTACTGAGTACGAGTCTGGGTCTCTATCAACAGATACAGACTTCAGCAACAAATATTGTTCAACAGGATGTAACCAGTACAATTACTGGCCTTGGAACATTTGGTTATTTGTCTACAATTGTGTGGGGTTCCGTTGTGAGCACTGCAAATTTGGCTACTTTAGTCTCAACAGCAAATCTAGCGGGCCTAGTGAGTACTACCTATTTTGCCACTCAACTTGGCTCAACAGTCATAGGCCTTGGAACAGCAGGTTATATATCAAGTATTCCTAATCTTGGCGCATATAGCTTCGTTAGTACTGCAAATTTGGCTAATCTAGTCAGTACTTCCTACTTGGCCACTCAACTTGGCTCAACAGTCATAGGTCTTGGAACAGCTGGCTATCTCTCTACAGTCATATGGGGTTCGGTGATCTCAACAGCCAATCTCGCGACTCTAGTCTCAACTGCCAATCTTGCCAATTTAGTCTCAACGACTTACTTGGCTACTCAACTCGGCTCTACTGTTGTAGGACTTGGAACAGCAGGCTATCTCTCTACAGTTATATGGGGTTCTGTGATCTCAACAGCTAATCTTGTCAATCTAGTCTCAACAGCTAATCTTGTCAATCTAGTCTCAACAGCTAATCTTGCCAATCTAGTCTCAACAGCCAATCTTGCCAATCTAGTCTCAACAGCCAATCTTGCCAATCTAGTCTCAACAGCTAACCTTGTCAATCTAGTCTCAACAGCGAATCTTGCCACTCTAGTCTCTACTAGCTATTTAGCAAGTCAACTCGGCTCTACAGTGCGTGGCCTCGGAACAGCTGGCTATCTATCAAGTATTAATTACAGTACTGTAGTCCTCTCCTCCTTAACAGCTCAGAATCTAACATCAGTCCAAGGGTATATTTCATCACTTACAGTGGATGCTTTATACTTGGGTTCGAATAGTGCTTTTTTTAATATGGGCGATGTGATTGCTACAAGTTTGAGTACAATACAAATTAATGTAGGAACTCAATATGCAGTTACAATAAGTGCTCAGCAACTCTATGTCTCCTCCATTCAGGCAACAAATATTATTGGAGCTCTAACTACAGCAAATCTTACAAGTACTGTCATTGGCTTAGGAACAGCAGGTTATCTTTCAAGCGCTGTTACCAATCTAGGAGGATTTGGATTTGTCAGTACAGCCAACTTAGCAAATCTAGTGTCCACTGCTAATCTTGCGGGCCATATCTCAACAGCCAATCTAGTTGGGTTGGTATCAAGTGCCAACCTCGCTACTCTAGTCTCAACAACTTACTTGGCTACTCAACTCGGCTCAACTGTAATAGGTCTTGGTACTGCAGGCTATCTTTCTACAATCATATGGGGTTCAGTGATCTCAACCGCCAACTTAGCTAACCTAGTGTCCACAGCCAACCTAGTTGGATTGGTATCAACTGCTAACTTGGCCAATCTAGTCAGTACAACCTACTTAGCCACTCAACTTGCCTCTACAGTAATAGGTCTTGGTACTGCTGGATATCTCTCTAGTATTCCTAGTTTGGGAGGATTTGTAAGTACCGCAAATCTTGCTAATCTGGTATCAACTGCTAACTTGGCTAATCTAGTCAGTACAAACTACTTGGCCACTCAACTTGGCTCTACAGTAATAGGTCTTGGTACTGCTGGATATCTCTCTAGTATTCCTAGTTTGGGAGGATTTGTAAGTACTGCAAACCTTGCTAACCTGGTATCAACTGCTAACTTGGCCAATCTAGTTAGCACAACCTACTTTGCCACTCAACTTGGCTCTACAGTAATAGGTCTTGGTACTGCTGGATATCTCTCTAGTATTCCTAGTTTGGGAGGATTTGTAAGTACTGCAAACCTTGCTAACCTGGTATCAACTGCTAACTTGGCCAATCTAGTTAGCACAACCTACTTTGCCACTCAACTTGGCTCTACAGTAATAGGTCTTGGTACAGCAGGTTATCTCTCTACAATCATATGGGGTTCAGTGATCTCAACAGCTAACTTAGCTAACTTAGTGTCTACAGCCAACTTAGTTGGCTTGGTATCAACAGCAAATCTTGCTAACCTGGTATCAACCGCAAACCTTGCTAATCTAGTTAGCACAACCTACTTAGCCACTCAACTTGGCTCTACAGTAATAGGTCTTGGTACAGCAGGTTATCTCTCTACAATCATATGGGGTTCAGTGATCTCAACAGCTAACTTAGCTAACTTAGTGTCTACAGCCAACTTAGTTGGCTTGGTATCAACAGCAAATCTTGCTAACCTGGTATCAACCGCAAACCTTGCTAATCTAGTTAGCACAACCTACTTAGCCACTCAACTTGGCTCTACAGTAATAGGCCTTGGTACTACTGGATATCTTTCTACAATCATATGGGGTTCAGTGATCTCAACAGCTAACTTAGCTAACTTAGTGTCTACAGCCAACTTAGTTGGCTTGGTATCAACAGCAAATCTTGCTAACATGGTATCAACAGCCAACCTTGCTAACTTAGTTAGCACAACCTACTTAGCCACTCAACTTGGCTCTACAGTAATAGGTCTTGGTACTGCTGGATATCTTTCTACAGTACAATGGGGTTCAGTCGTTAGCACTGCTAATCTTGCCAACTTGGTCTCCACTGCCAGCTTAGCAAATCTAGTCTCCACTGCGAATCTTGCTGCCTTGGTATCAACCACTTACCTTGCCACACAACTCGGCTCCACGGTGCGTGGTCTCGGTACCGCAGGCTATCTATCAAGTATTAATTACAGTACTGTCGTCTTATCATCGCTAACTGCCCAGAATTTAACATCCGTTCAAGGGTATATCTCTTCTCTCTATGTTGATAGTCTCTATCTTGGATCCAATAATGCTTTTATTGAAATGGGTGATGTAGTTGCTACTTCAATTAGTACAATACAAACAAATACTGGAAGCCTACTTGGAATTACTCTATCTGCACAACAACTCTATGTCTCCTCAATCCAGGCGACAAATATTATTGGAGCTCTTACAACAGCGAATCTAACAAGTACTGTAATAGGCTTAGGAACAGCAGGTTATCTTTCAAGTGCAATTACGAATGTAGGAGGATTTGGTTTTATCAGCACAGCCAATCTTGCTAACTTAGTTAGCACAACCTATCTGGCGACTCAACTTGGTTCAACAGTAATAGGGCTTGGAACAGCAGGTTATCTCTCTTCGATTATTTTTGGTCCATTAGTGAGTACACATAATCTAGCTAATCTAGTCTCTACTGCCAATCTAGCCAATCTAGTTTCTACTGCCAACTTGGCTACTCTAGTCTCTACTGCCAATCTAGCCAATTTAGTTTCTACTGCCAACTTGGCTACTCTAGTCTCTACTGCCAACTTGGCCAATTTGGTCTCAACAAGCTATTTAGCGACACAAATCGGCTCCACAGTCATAGGCCTCGGTACAGCTGGCTATATTTCAAGCGCCCAACTCCTGTCAACAAGCGTTGGCCTCAGCCAATATATTAGTAGTTTCATTGATCCAACCGAACTCACGAGCACTGTAATTGGCCTCGGTACTCAAGGTTTTGTCTCTTCTCTTGGACTCACCTATGCAGTTGCATCAACGGCTCAGGGTCTTGGAACCTTTGGCTACACAAGTACGAGTCAATTACTCTCCACTTCACTGGGTCTCTACCAACAGATTCAGACCTCTGCGACGAATATTGTTCAACAGGATGTGACCAGTACAATTACAGGCCTTGGCACCTTTGGTTACCTCTCTACGATTGTATGGGGGTCAGTTGTAAGCACGGCTAACTTAGCAGGACATGTTAGCACTGCAAACCTAGTTGGATTGGTATCAACCGCCAATTTAGCCAATTTAGTTAGTACATCGTATTTTGCTACACAACTTGCTTCAACAGTAATTGGTCTTGGAACAGCAGGTTATTTGTCGAGTGCTATTACAAATGTAGGAGGATTTGGTTTTATAAGCACAGCCAATCTTGCCAATCTAGTCTCCACAGCTAACTTGACGGGCCTAGTCTCCACAGCCAATCTTGCCAATTTAGTTAGTACAAATTATCTTGCTACTCAACTTGCATCTACAGTAATTGGATTAGGAACAGCCGGCTATCTCTCTACCGTTCAATGGGGTTCAGTGATCTCCACTGCCAACCTAGTCAACTTAGTTTCCACTGCCAATCTGGCTAACTTAGTCTCCACTGCCAATCTGGCTAACTTAGTCTCCACGGCCAATCTGGCAGGTTTAGTTAGCACGGGTAGTCTTACTTCAACAGTAATTGGTTTAGGTACAGCAGGATATATTTCAAGTGGACAACTCTTATCAACAACCTATGGGTATTCACAGAACTTCATTACACAGAATGCGAGTGTATCGAGTTTGCGATTTTCAACGGCTACAGGAAACAATGCCTATATTTCAACTCTTACAATCGATCAATTGATTTTTGGAGATGGAAATGGCTGGGCGGATTTTGCGGTTCTACGCGCGGTTGCTGTTAGTACACTCCAAATCAATACAGGAATTATCTATGCGACAACTGTATCAACAAGCCAACTTATAGGTGTGAATTATCTTGCACAGAGTAACTTGACAAGTACAGTCATAGGTCTTGGAACAGTAGGCTATCTGTCAAGTGTTACCGCAGTAAATCTAGCAAACTTAGTGTCCACGGCCAACTTGGCGAATCTAGTGTCAACAGCCAATCTAGCAAACTTAGTCTCAACTGCTAATCTGGTCAACTTAGTGTCTACAGCAAACTTGGCCAATCTAGTCTCCACAGCCAATCTAGCAGGTCACATCTCGACTGCAAACTTGGCCAATTTAATCTCCACCACCTACCTGGCAACACAACTCGGTTCTACGGTGATTGGCCTCGGTACAGCAGGCTATCTCAGTACAGTGCTCAGTTCCTTCTTCACAGTGAGTACGGGTATCCTTACCGCCAGCACAATAACAGGCAATAACGCCTCGCTCAATTCACTCAGTACAGGATTCATCACCCTCAGTTCAGTGAATTTCTTAGACCAGGTCACCTCGGCGGTTGGCAATGTCTACGAGAAAAATAATCTTATGTATTTCAACACACTTGTCTTTGCAGGTGCGCGTACAGGAGTTGGACAGTTCCTCTTTCCTCAGTAGATGCCCATCACGGCGACACCGTATACAGCGGTGTATGGTCCTTTGAGTTTGCCAGGAGTAACATGCGCCTTATGGATGGATGGTGCAGATACAACAACAATGACAACATCAGGTACAACCATTACAAGAATGAATGATAAATCTGGAAATGGATATAATTCAACAACAATTGGTGGTACTCCCGCGCTCACTGCAAATGCATTGAATGGACTTTCAGCGATTTCTTTTAATGGCAGTTCTTATATATTAGGGCCGAATGCAAATACAACTACAACAGGTACTTTTTTTGTAATTGCAAGTCTTGCATCAGGGCAAGGTGCAGGTCAACAATTCACAAATGTATATGCATTTAGTCGTCCTCTAAATGGAACTTCATGTGGTAGTGAAGCTCAATCCATTTGTGGGCTTGCCTGTGCAAATGCTGCTACTTCACTTGCACTTTTTCCACAACGAAATACTTTTAATGGACCTACCTTTACTGCACCAAATTATAATACCGCCTTTATGCACACTGCTGTTATAAATGGAACTACTATGGCTGGATATGGTAATGGTTCATCTCTAGGAACTATTTCATCTTCAGGTAATTTTGGATATACTTTTTATAATATTGGAAGCCAAACATATCAACTAAGCGGAATTTTATCACAAAATTACTATTGGACGGGATATGTTGGAGAACTAATTGCTTTTAATAATGCACTCAGTGATCCACAGCGCCAACAAATTGAAGGCTATCTCGCGCAGAAATGGGGATTGACCGCGTCGCTCCCACCTGGTCACCCTGGGCTTACACAGACCTTGTATAATGGCCGCGTATATCAATCGAGGATTCCTTTGTCCCTACAAGCGACCTATTATCTGAATTTTAATCCTGTAACGATTCCTAATTGTCTAATTTGGTTTGATGCGGCAGATTCTACTAAGTTAAGTCTTACTGGAACGACTGTAAATAGTTGGACTTCAAAGGCAAGTTTTACAGGCTCTGCTACATCACCATCAGGAACAGTAATTTCTGGAACAATTACACAAAATTCACTTAATGTAATTAGATTTTCATCACAGTCATCTTTATCTTTTACCTTAGCAGAACCAAATCAAGCAAGGGCATGGTTCAGCGTTGTAAGACTTACTACGCCGCAAATAAATAACGGTGGACAAGTTGCTAGTATTATATCACAAACTACTAACGGAATTGGACAAGAGTCAATTACTGCTCCATGTTATCCTATTTCTGGTGGATTTGCTATGGCAATTACTCAAACTGGTGTTGCTGATATTGTAAAAACACCATTTTCATTACCCGATTATACAAATATTTGGTGTGTATATAGTTGGGTTAATTCTGCCACCTCAACAAGTAGTAATGCCCTTACTATTAATGGAACTCTTCAAACACTAGCTACAAGTTCCTTAGCAAGTAATTATATTACAAGTAGTTACACAAAAACGATAGGATCTTCTTTAGCCTCAGCATATGTTGGATTTGATGTGGGTGAAATACTTATGTATAATGGTGAAATCACAACGCCCCAGCGCCAACTTGTCGAGTCCTATCTCGCCCAGAAATGGGGCCTACAGGGTTCTCTGCCACCAGGCAATATAAATAACACAGCCCCAGCAGGTCTGCCGCCATGGGAATCGACTGTTACGCGTGGAATCACTCGTCTCACTGCAATTACTGCTACAGGGGGTACGATTGTAACTGCTAACGGATTTAGAACACACACATTTACTACAGTGGGCACGACAAACTTTGTAGTCACCCAAGCACTACAAACAGGCACAACTGTACAAGTTCTCATTGTTGCAGGAGGTGGTTCTGGAAGTGGCGATCGTGCAGCAGGTGGTGGAGCAGGTGGTCTGATTTTTACCACTACATCAGTTACACAAGGTACATATGCTGCGGTTGTGGGTGCTGGAGGAACAGTTGGAACAGGAAATGTACACGGAACGGATGGTTCAAATAGTAGTTTTAATGGGCAAGTTGCGATTGGTGGTGGATCAGGTGGTTCTCACTATCAAGGTGCATATATTGGTAATACTGGTGGTTCTGGTGGAGGTGGTGCTGCGCCAGGCCCAGGAACTCCAACTGCTGCAGGTGGTACAGGAACGTCTGGACAAGGATATGGAGGTGGAACAGGATATTATAATGGAAGTATTTGTTCAGCTGGTGGTGGTGGTGGTGCTGGTGGTACTGGATCAAATGCTACAACAAGTGGGGGTGGTAATGGTGGTCCTGGTGTATTTATTACAATTGGTGGAATTACAGGATACTATGCAGCAGGTGGCGGTGGTGCTGCTGCGCAAGATTATGGTGCTGCTATAGGAGGTAGGAGTGGTTCTACTGCTACCTGGACACCTATTATAAATGTACTTAGTAATTGTACTCTTACAGGAACAGGTCCTTATACATATTATAAATCTGCTGGATTAAGTGATGGTACATATGATACCGCAGTCTATTCAACATATGGATTTACATCAAATATTTTATTAAGTTTTTCAGTCTATAGTACTGGAGGCACTAATAATAAAATGATTGGATTCAGTACAAATCAGTTGGCAGGTGGAAACTATACAAATGTTCAATATGGATTTTATCTTGATGCAGGTAGTAATATATATTCTGATGAAGGCGGTACATTGACAAATATTGGAAATACGTATACTACATCAACTGTGTTTATGTTAACTTATGATGGAACAAATATGAAATACTATAAAGATGGAACCGTTTTACGAACTGTAGCAGTCTCCTCTGGCTCAACCTATTATCTAAACTCTGGAATGGTATGGATTGGAAATGGCTTTCAAAATGTGTATTTTGGCGGTGGTGGAAATGCTGACCAAACATCGACCACTGCTGCGACACCTGGAATTGCTAATACTGGAAGTGGTGGTGCGGGTGCTGGTAATTCTACATGGAATACTAATGCCACTAATGGCGGTTCAGGCATTGTTATTATCTCATATCCTTACCCGTAAAAAGATACAATACGGCAATTATCTTGAGATTATCTTCTACCTCAAGATAAATGCCGATTACATGTACGCCGTATTCGGCAGTCTATTTCAATCCACAAGCCATTCCAGGCTGTTGTGTTTGGCTGGATGCTGCTGATCCAGCCTCTTTCAATTCAGGAACTATTACAAATGGTACAACGATTACCCAATGGAATGATAAAAGTGGCGTCGGTCAATCGATTACTGTCGCAGGTACTCCTGTCTGGAATTCAACTACGCTCAATAGTTCTCCATCAGTTAATTTAACAAATGGTCGTTTTAGTGGTATTTTTACAAATACTCTGTCGAATTTTACTTCAACTGCATTCATTATTACAAGTTTAAATTCATATCCTACAGGTGGGTATCCGTGTCTTGCGTTTCAAAATACACCTTCAGGATCATTTTTGCGTGTACTTGATTATGCTGGTGCATTTAGATATTATAATTTTTTGACAGGAGGCTTCGGTCTATCGACAACAGCATCATTAACAACTCCCTTTTTATGGTCAACAACATATAATGGTTCAACAAGTGCCTATTTATATTATAATGGCAGCAATACTGCTAATTCAACTGCTGCTAGTTCTCCTGGCTGTAATGCTGCATATTTCTATTTAGGAACAGAACCTGGAGATATTCCTGGTGTAAATTCATGGCCTGGATATGTATCTGAAGTAGTTGTGTATACTTCTGTCCTCACTCAAACTCAGCGCCAGCAAGTTGAAGGATACCTAGCACAAAAATGGGGATTGACATCGCAATTGCCTGCAGGCCATCCAGGACTAACACAGACAATTTACACAAGCAATTATAATTATAAATTCTATGCGCCTGCACCTTCACTGGCCCTACAGTCGACCTATTATAAAAATTTCAATCTTCTTACAACAATTCCTAACTGTGCTATTTGGTTGGATGCTGCTGATACAACAACAATAACAACAACTGGAGGAACTACTTTAGCGACATGGGTTAATAAAGGAAGTATTGGATCTTCTGCAACTCCTGGAACTGGTACAACTACAACAAATGTGGCAACTTATAATTCTAATAATATAATTCAGTTTGCAGCATCTACCAAATTGAATATTACACTAGCGATTCCAAATCAGCCACGTGCATGGTTTGCTGTTTTTCGCCAAACATATCAACTTAATGTTTCAAATGCAGCTTTTCAGATTTTTGGAGCATTTATTACTGGGTATGATCAGATATCTGGCCCTGAATATAATTCAAGCACAGGTAATTATAATATGGATGAGTTTAGGAATGGTATAGCAGGTATGGTGGATACAATAAGTGCAACCAATGGATATAATGTATTTAAAATCTACAATTGGACAAATAGTGCGGTGTCAACTGCTAATAACCGTATTGCCATTAATGGAACCCCGCTTACTCTAACAGGTAGTTCACTTGCATCAGGATATTCTACAGGCAGTATAACATACAGTATAATGAATGGATATCTTCCTAGCGCAGATATTGCCGAACTTATTTTAATTAATGGTGAAATTACAAATGTACAAACACAACTGATTGAGTCCTATCTCGCCCAGAAATGGGGTCTACAAGATTCCTTGCCACGAAATCATTTAAATTTTACGAATCCAGCGGGTCTGCCGGCCGTGGATCCGAGTTTAACAAAAACAGTAGGAAATATTCCTTATATAATTGCTACAGGTGGAACAGTGACCTTTGCCTTCGGTCGCGAATTTCATACATTTACTTCAAATGGAACATTTACAATCACTACAAATACAAAGTCTCGTCAAATAGATATTCTCTGCGTAGGCGGTGGTGGTGGCGGAGGTGGATTTGAAGGTGGTGGAGGTGGTGGTGGTGGATTTACCTTACTTACTACAAATTTGGCATTTGGTTCCTATACTATTACACTTGGTAATGGAGGAACGGCTGGTGTTGGAAGTGGTGCTGCAGGAGGTGTTGGGGGTACAACAACATTTGGTGCTCTTGTAACAGCAGCAGGAGGAGGTGGTGGTGGAAGTTCATTTGGCAGCGGTCCTTCAAATGGCGCTTCTGGTGGCGGTGGTGCCTATAGTCAGAGTTATGGTACAGGTTCGCCTGGTGGAAATGGAGCCGTTGCAGATGCTTCTTTATTATGGGGTGGTGGTGGTGGTGGTGCATCTGGGTCAGCGACAAATAATAATGGTGGCCCAGGTACAGCATATTATGGAGCGTATTATGGCGGTGGTGGAGGCGGCGGCGGTAATCAAGGTTCTCCTGGAACAGGCGGTATTGGAGGCGGCGGCGCTGGAGGTGGTTCAAATATTACTGCTTTACCTGTTCCCACTCCAGGTACACCAAATACAGGTGGAGGTGGTGGCGGTATGGGTTATAATGGTGGTACTGGAGCAATAGGTGGTTCTGGTGTGTGTATTGTTTCCTTTAGTACATCATGAGTCCATACGGCACGCAGTTATTTCTGCGCCAAGAGAAATGCCGATTTCATTTATACCCTACACTGCGATCTATGGGCCTGTCTCGTTGCCAGGCGTCATATGTCAACTCTGGCTTGATGGTGCGGATGCCACAACTCTTGACTATGTCTTTGTTCGCAACTATGTAAGTCCAGAGCCTTCTGTGACCATATGGGGAGCATTGAATACGTCCTAAATCATCTTACACCACAACAGGTATGCCTTTCATATTCAGGCCAGGCGGAACAAAACCAGTTTTACTTCGACAAATCCTCTAAGGACACCCCCTACGGATACTCTATACAAATGCGCGCCTCAAACTCTATAAAAATCATCTTTATAAAGAAGAGCTATGTTTGTCGTGAATTCGGGTGTTGGATATACTGGAAATAATAATCCAATATTTAAATTTATCCCGTATTATACAGCATTTTCACCACGCTCAATCCGCAATTGTTCCCTCTGGCTTGATGGAAATGATCCTGCGGGCACAGGAGTACAGCCTGCATCTGGTAACTTAGCAACTTGGGTTGATAAATCAACAAGTGGAACGAATGCCACAGCTGGAACGTCTGTATATCCACAATTTACCCAATCTTTTTTAAACAATTTAGGCGTAGTTGGATTAACAAATCCAGCAGATTATTTCACAGTTGCAAATAATCTTAATTCAACTTCTCTTACCTATATCTTTGTAATGCAACCAACTTCAGCAAATACAGGTGGTAATTGTGGTCTACTTAGTACAGATACGGTTGGATTATATGGAAGATCAATTGCCCTAAATAATATGGTTTTTCAAATAGAATATTATAGTGGATATGCAGCAACTTCAATCACAACAAACGCTTCAACATGGTATATTGTTACTGTTGTATTTAATGGAACAAGTTCAATTACACTCTCTTATAATGGTATTATCTCTACCTATTCTGGCTCAGGTACTGGTACAAATTCAAGTGGCCTTACAATTGGTTCCTATAATAGTACATCAAGTTATACTACATATAATGCTAATTTTTACTTGGCAGAAGCACTTGTTTATACAACTGCACTAACACAAACGGAATTTCAAACTGTCGAGTCCTATCTCGCACAGAAATGGGGCCTCACAACAAGTCTTCCAGCCAATCATTTGAACTTCACGGCTCCCGCAGGTATGCCTGCATCAACTCCTTCACCCACGATAACTATTTATATTTCACGCTCTCCACCACTCTACGCATTTACGAGTTTCACATTTACAAATGCCACTGCAACACTACAGACAGGCCCAATACTGTCCCAATGCCTTACCGCATATGCAGGAACACCGTGGCTTTCAAACTATTTTACAATGACTACTCAAGGATATCAATTATGGACGGTTCCAGACACAATAACATATACAATTGTGTGTGCAGGTGCAGCTAATAATAATCCCACAAATGGCTATGGATATGGTGTCATTATTGGAACAGCGATTGCATTAACAAGAGGACAAATAATACAGATTCTTATTGGACAAATGGGAGATCTATATACAAATTTTTCAAGTTGTGGAGGAGGTGGTTCTTTTGTTGCCACTGGACTAACACCTTCTACAGGTGTATGCCTTGTAGCCGCGGGTGGAGGTGGTGGATTTAACTATATTACTACTGCAGGCACTAGTCTTCAAAATGGAACAATAAGTACGAGTGGAAATACAGTGGGTAGTACTGCGGGGGGTACCGCAGGAGGTGGCGGTACGGGAGGTATATATTATACACAAGGTGGTGCGGGATTTATAGGAAATGGAGGACAACCCACAAATTATCCTGATCCAAGCGCTCCTTTATCCTTTATAAATGGCGGAACAGGAGGATTAGGAAGTGCCAGCAAAAATGGCGGGTTTGGTGGTGGAGGAGCAATTAATTCAAGTACAGGTGGTGGTGGTGGAGGAGGCTATTCAGGTGGTGCTGGTCCTTATGCTGACTATGGAGGTGGTGGCGGTTCGTTTCCTGCTGGAGCTACTTTATTCGGGTATAATACAGGGCAAGGGTTTGTTTCTATCTATGCAACTACGTATACTGTAGTTCCAACAGGTGGTTCTATTTCAATCTCAACACTTAGTTCAACAGGAGGTACAATTATATTTACTGGAATGACAAATGCTATTTATTATACTTATTATTTAACAACATCTGGATCAAGTATAGCATCCCCATTATATACTGCATCTACTACATCTCCTGGAACATATTCTATAACACTTACAATAGCTGCTGGTACAACCTATTATGCTGCGGTGGTTGGATTGAATTCAGTTGGATCAAGTTCTACTATTTTTTCAAGCGCATATATATTTCCAGGGATAATTGCTACGGTCACACTCTCAGGCCTTTCATCAACAGGAGGTACACTTACATGGACGACTTCAACTCTTGCTACTGGATACAATTGGTATGTTGGGACTGGCTATGGAACTGGAGTTATTGCTTCAGCAACAGTCTCTTCATCCATAACAAGTGTTAATTTTTTATATAATTTAACAAATTCGTATTATTATGGTTGGGTTCAACCAACAACGGGTGGTGGATCAGCACTAGGAAGTATAACCTATTCACCCAATCAATATTATTCAACTGCAACAGGTACGCTCTACGCATTTACGAGTTTTACCTTTACAAATGCTGGAGCAACAGGTCGCTATGGACCAACTCTTACACAATGTCAAAGTGCCTATGCAGGAACTTCCTGGGCTACAGGTGGAACTTATCTTACAATGACAACACAAGGATATCAATTATGGACTGCACCTGCTACAGGAACCTATACAATTATGTGTGCAGGTGCTGCGACATCGGTAAATTCATTGGCCTTTTATGGGTATGGTGCAATTATAGGAGCAACAGTATCATTAATTGTAGGACAACAGGTACAAATTCTTGTAGGACATATGGGTATTACATATTATAGTGAGTCATCAGGAGGAGGTGGTACTTTTTTTGCTTCTGGAATTGTTCCTGCTGGAGGTTCTTGTCTTGTTGCAGGTGGAGGTGCGGGTGGTTGGTCTGGTACGGGTAGTGGTTCAAATCAAAATGGTTCTTCTACTACAAGTGGAAATGCATCAAGTGATGGATATTCTGGAGGTACAAATGGTAATGGAGGAGCAGTTCCATCTAATTGGTCATTTAGTGGTGCGGGATTTATTGGAAATGGTTTAATTTCTGTAAATTTTGGCCCAAGTTCAAGTGTATCGTTATCCTTTATAAATGGTGCTATTGGTTCATATGATTCCACCTATGGTAGCGTTGGTTCATTTGGTGGTGGCGGTGGCCCAAACTTTGGCTATGGGGCTGGTGGTGGTGGAGGTGGTTATTCGGGTGGCGGTAGTGCAGGAGCTACTAATGGTGGTTCAGGAGGCGGAGGTGGTTCTTTTCCCTCTGGTGCTACATTTTTGGGATATAATCAAGGACAGGGATTTGTCTATGTGTATGCAGGTACCTATAGTTCAGTCCCAACAGGTGGCTCGATTTCACTTACTTCTTTTACTGCAACTGGAGTTACTATCACACTCACTGCGGGAACAAATGCACTTACATATAACTATTATATAACTACATCAGGGTCGAGTATAGCATCGCCCATTTATTCTGGAACAGCAACAACAACGGGCACCCCTATTACAATTTCACTAAGTTTTTCACCAGGAACTACCTATTATGGTGCACTTGTTCTAAATAATCTAGTTGGTTCTGGAGCAACCATTTTTACTAGCGCATATGCTTTTCCTGGAGATACAATTGTTGGATTTTCAAGCATATCAACTTCAAGTATCACATTAACTTGGACTGCATCAACGAATGCAACTTCTTATGCATGGTCTGTCTCTACAGCAGCATCTGGTGGAACTGTATTAGCATCAGGGACAACAGCATCTTTAACAAGTGGAGCAACTTCTGTCACTTTATCAGCAGGTACTAATTATTATGGTCGTGTAATACCCTCTTCGGCAAGCATAACAGGTAAAACTTATGTTACAGGAGCTACGCAGACATCTGGTACAGTTTCATATACATCTGTAGGATATATACAAGCGTATACAGTACCTTCTGGTCGATCAACTGTAACAGTTACATTAACAGGAGGAGGTGGTGGTGGAGGTGGATATAGTTCTGGAGGTGCTGGTGCATATGTATCTGGTACGATGGCAGTTACAGCGGGGACAACCTATTATATTATTGTTGGCGCTGGAGGAAATGGATCAACTGGTTCTACACAATCAAGTGTCTATGCTTATGGTGGAGGTGGTATTGCAACTCCTGGTAGTACTTATGGTGGAAATGGGGGTGGTCGTTCCGCTATTCAGGCCACGCTTGGAACAGATTATGTTGATGCAGGGGGTGGAGGTGGAAGCGGGTATGGAGCTGGTGGTGCAGGTGGTGCGAATGGTTCTGCTGGTATTAATTCAGATAATTCTACTGCAGGTGGGGCTGGTGGAACACAGTCTTCTGGGGGAGCAAATTATACTGGTACAAATGGTTTCGCAGGATTGTCAGGTGGGGGTGGGGGTGGATATTATGGAGGTTTGGGTGGTGGAACATCGCCTTCTTCACGCGGTGGTGGCGGTGGTGGTTCATCATTAACGACTAATCTTACGGGTGTTACAGTGACAACAGGCGGTGGTGGTGCTGGTGGTGCTAATTATACAGCTGGTGGAAATGGCACTGTTACAATTGTTTAATGGCTAAGCGTTCGTATATTTATTTAATAAAGTTTCATTTTATTAAGTAAATGTCTACACCTTACTGGAGGTTTATTCATTATTTTGCACTTTATGGTCAACGAGATTTTATTCTCCAAGTCAAAAATTTTTTTCCATTTGGAGATTTGAGCGGAGTCTGGTACGACCCAGAACCTACAGATGATTTGGTTGAATGGTCGCGCATTCTACATAATAAGATGAATACGCTGAGTGGCAAATATGATAAATGGGATTCCAGAGATTTTGCGATTGCACATAAACCAACCTGTGATCTATGTGTAAATAATCTTGTTTACCGGTTTCCATGGGGCTTTATTCATTCGGTTGCTGAACAGGCAAATTCAATGGAATTTTTGAAGCAATTTAATACAACCTATCCATGTGATACATGTAGGGGTGGGTTTTTTGATGAACCAAAAGAAGGTGAAACTACCCTTGATTGGACTTATCGTAATCATCTGCGACTCGACCCTTCCTATATTATTCCGTCACCTCCTCCTATTGATCCACTTATTCCAGTTGTTCCGCATGGGTATTTCAGAGATCCATTTACAAATAAAATCACTGCCATACCAGCAAAATTACCCATATACTCTGCGTAGTTGATACCCCATAAATCATCTCGCATCAAAGAAGGAAGACATTCTAGATGTCAGGGCAAACCTTCAGTACGTTTACTGAAGTGGGCATGATTGATGCCCGATTAAAAACGGGAGCAATTACATTGCCCACTACAACCAGTATTCCATTTCGTATTTTAACGCTGAAAGATGTGTACGGTGCGACGAGTTTTTCTACAGTTACAATTTCAACACAAACAGGTGATACCTTTGAAGATGGTACTACGACTCGATCAATTAATGCGGCCTGGGGAATGACAACTCTGTATGCAGGAAAAGCGGGTACGTGGTATACAATTGGAGGAAGTATCTTAACGACTGCAAGTATCAGTTCGCTAACTGTATCATCTATTTTTGGCCTGACAAATTTTGTGAGTACACCGTACTTAGCGACACAATTAGGCTCTACAGTAATTGGTCTAGGAACAGCAGGGTATATTTCAAGTATTCCAAGCATTGGAGGATTTGTTTCAACGGCTAACTTGGCGGGCTTAGTCTCCACTGCCAATTTGGCGACCCTAGTAAGTACTTCGTACTTAGCTACACAAGTTGGCTCAACTGTTATTGGTCTTGGTAGTGCTGGATATGTCTCTACGATTGTTTGGGGCTCAGTTGTCTCAACAGCAAATTTAGCCAATTTAGTCTCAACAGCCAATTTGACTAACTTGGTCTCAACAGCAAATTTAGCTAACTTGGTCTCAACAGCCAATTTGGCGACCCTAGTAAGTACTTCATACTTAGCTACACAGGTTGGCTCAACTGTTGTTGGCCTTGGTACTGCTGGATATGTCTCTACGATTGTTTGGGGCTCAGTTGTCTCAACTGCTAATCTTGTCAATTTAGTCTCAACTGCCAATTTGGCTAACTTGGTCTCAACAGCCAATCTTGCCAATGTAGTCTCAACCGCCAATCTTGCTACTCTAGTCTCCACTACCTATTTAGCAAGTCAACTCAACTCTACAGTGCGTGGCCTTGGAACAGCAGGCTATCTCTCTTCAATTAACTACAGTACTGTGGTGCTATCTTCATTAACAGCTCAGAATCTAACATCAGTCCAAGGATATATTTCATCCCTTACAGTGGATTCACTCTTCCTAGGTTCAAACAGCGCCTTTGTTGATATGGGCGATGTGATTGCTACGAGTTTGAGTACAATGCAAATCAATGTAGGAACTCAATATGCCATTACAATCAGCAGCCAGCAACTCTATGTCTCTTCAATCCAGGCTACGAATATAATTGGAGCTCTAACTACATCTAATTTGACAAGTACTGTGATTGGTTTAGGAACAGTCGGTTATATTTCAACAGGTTTGGGTGGGTTTGGCTTTGTCTCAACAGCAAATTTAACGGGCCTAGTCTCAACTACCTACTTAGCAACGCAACTCGCTTCTACTGTTATAGGCCTAGGAACAGCCGGTTATATTTCAAGTATTCCCTCCATTGGCGGATTTGTCTCAACAGCTAATTTAGCGGGCCTAGTCTCAACAGCTAATTTAGCGGGCCTAGTCTCAACTACCTACTTAGCAACACAACTCGGTTCCACTGTAATAGGTCTTGGTACGGCTGGGTATATTTCAAGTATTCCCTCCATTGGCGGATTTGTCTCAACAGCAAATTTAGCGGGCCTAGTCTCAACAGCTAATTTGGCGGGCCTAGTCTCAACAGCAAATTTAGCGGGCCTAGTCTCAACTGCTAATTTGGCGGGCCTAGTCTCAACTGCTAATTTGGCGGGCCTAGTCTCAACTACCTACTTAGCAACACAACTCGGTTCCACTGTAATAGGTCTTGGTACGGCTGGGTATATTTCAAGCGCCCAACTCTTGTCAACGAGTGTTGGCCTCAGTCAATATATCAGCAGTTTTATTGATCCTACCGAACTTACGAGTACTGTGATTGGCCTTGGTACAACAGGCTTTGTCTCCTCTCTAGGACTCACCTATGCTGTGGCAAGCACAGCACAAGGCCTCGGCACATTTGGTTACACAAGTACGAGTCAATTACTCTCTACATCTCTAGGTCTCTATCAACAGATTCAGACATCTGCAACAAATATTGTACAACAGGATGTAACCAGTACAATTATTGGACTCGGTACCTTTGGATATATTTCTACTATTGTGTGGGGTTCAGTCGTTAGTACAGCCAACTTAGCGAATCATATTTCCACAGCCAACCTAGTTGGTTTGGTATCAACAGCCAATCTTGCAAATTTAGTTAGCACAAATTATCTTGCTACTCAACTCAACTCAACTGTGCGTGGTTTAGGAACAACTGGTTACCTCTCAAGTATCAATTATAGTAGTGTGACCCTATCATCCTTAACTGCCCAGAATTTAACTTCCGTACAAGGGTATATTTCATCACTTGTAGTTGATTCTCTTCAACTCGGCTCCAATACTGCCTATATCTATATGGGTGATGTAATTGCTACTTCTCTCAGCACAGTCTATGTTGCAGCAGGAAGCGCTACAATTGTTTCACTAAGTGCGCAACAACTCTATGTCTCTTCAATCCAGGCAACAAATATTATTGGAGCCTTAACTACTACAAATCTCACAAGTACTGTCATTGGTTTGGGAACGGCTGGGTATATTTCTACACCTTTGGGTGGATTTGGTTTCGTATCTACTGCTAACTTAGCAAATCATGTGTCAACAGCTAACCTTGCTAGTCTAGTCTCCACAGCCAATCTTGCTAGTCTAGTCTCCACAGCCAACCTTGCTACTTTAGTCTCAACTAGCTATTTGGCCACTCAACTTGGCTCCACTGTAATAGGCCTTGGTACAGCAGGTTATCTCTCTACAGTCTTCTGGGGTTCAGTTATCTCAACGGCCAACCTTGCCACTTTAGTCTCAAGTGCAAACTTAGCAAATTTAGTCTCAAGTGCAAACTTAGCAAACTTAGTCTCAAGTGCAAACTTAGCAAACTTAGTCTCAAGTGCAAACTTAGCAAACTTAGTCTCAACAGCCAATTTAGCCAATCTAGTGTCAACCACCTATTTAGCCACTCAACTCGGTTCAACCGTCATTGGTTTAGGTACAGTTGGATATATTTCAAGTGCGCAACTTCTCTCGACGACCTATGGATATTCACTGAATTTTACCACACAAGTTGAATCAGTGAGTTCTCTCAGATTTTCAACTGCCACTGCAAATAATGCATATATCTCTTCTTTAACAATTGACCAACTCACTTTTGGTGATGGAAATGGTTGGGCCGATTTTGGTGTCTTGCGAGCCTTGGCAATCAGTACAGTTGTAGTGAATACAGGAATACTCTATGCAACAACTGTTTCAACAAGTCAAATTATTGGTGTGAATTACCTTGCTCAGAGTAACTTGACGAGTACTGTGATTGGTCTTGGAACAGTTGGATATCTCTCAAGTGTTACAGCGGCAAATCTTGGAAATCTAGTCTCAACAGCTAATCTAGCTAATCTAGTCTCAACCGCCAATTTAGCTAACTTAGTCTCCACTACATATCTAGCAATACAACTTGGCTCAACAGTTATTGGCTTAGGTACAGCAGGCTATCTCTCTACAGTACAATGGGGTTCGGTAGTATCAACTGCAAATCTAGCCAATTTAGTCTCTACAGCCAATTTAGCCAATTTAGTCTCAACAGCTAATCTTGCCAATCTAGTCTCAACAGCCAATTTAGCTAACTTAGTCTCCACTACATATCTAGCAACACAACTTGGCTCAACAGTTATTGGCTTAGGTACAGCAGGCTATCTCTCTACAATACAATGGGGTTCGGTAGTATCAACAGCTAATTTGGTCAACCTAGTCTCAACTGCAAATCTAGCCAATCTGATCTCAACAGCTAATTTGGTCAACCTAGTCTCAACAGCTAACTTAGCTAACTTGGTCTCCACTACATATCTAGCAACACAACTTGGCTCAACAGTTATTGGTCTTGGTACAGCAGGCTATCTCTCTACAATACAATGGGGTTCGGTAGTATCAACTGCTAACTTAGCTAACTTAGTCTCAACTGCAAATCTAGCCAATCTGATCTCAACAGCTAATTTGGTCAACCTAGTCTCAACAGCTAACTTAGCTAACTTGGTCTCCACTACATATCTAGCAACACAACTTGGCTCAACAGTTATTGGTCTTGGTACAGCAGGATATCTCTCTACAATACAATGGGGTTCGGTAGTATCAACTGCTAACTTAGCTAACTTAGTCTCAACAGCTAATTTGGCCAACCTAGTCTCAACTGCCAATCTAGCTAATCTGGTCTCTACAGCCAATTTAGCCAATTTTGTTAGCACAACCTATCTTGCTACTCAACTCAACTCGACTGTGCGTGGTTTAGGAACAACCGGTTACCTCTCAAGTATCAATTATAGTACTGTAGTTCTATCCTCATTAACCGCCCAGAATTTAATTTCCATACAAGGCTATATTTCATCACTTGTAGTTGATTCTCTTCAACTCGGCTCCAATACTGCCTATATCTACATGGGTGATGTAATTGCTACTTCTCTCAGCACAGTCTATGTTGCTACAGGAAGCGCTACAATTGTTTCACTAAGTGCGCAGCAACTCTATGTATCCTCCATTCAAGCAACAAATATTATTGGTGCACTTACAATGACAAATTTAAATAGTACAGTAATAGGCCTTGGAACAACTGGTTATCTTTCAAGTATTGCATGGGGTTCGGTTATTTCAACAGCTAACTTGGCGGGCCTAGTCTCCACAGCTAACTTGGCGGGCCTAGTCTCCACAGCCAACTTGGCGGGCCTAGTCTCCACAGCTAACTTGGCGGGCCTAGTCTCCACAGCCAACTTGGCGGGCCTAGTCTCCACAGCTAACTTAGCTAATCTAGTCTCCACAACCTATTTAGCTACTCAACTTGGTTCAACTGTAATTGGCCTTGGTACAGCCGGTTATATTTCAAGCAGTCAACTCTTGTCAACGAGTATTGGTCTCAGTCAATATATTAGTAGTTTTATTGACCCCACTGAGCTAACAAGCACAGTGATTGGCCTTGGTACACAAGGTTTTGTCTCCACGCTTGGGCTCACTTATGCAGTTGCATCGACTGCACAGGGCCTTGGTACATTTGGCTATACAAGTACATCACAGCTCCTTTCAACATCTCTGGGTCTCTATCAACAGATACAGACTTCAGCAACAAATATTGTTCAAACGGATGTTACAAGCACGATTACTGGCCTTGGAACCTTTGGATATATTTCTACAATTGTCTGGGGTTCAGTTGTCAGTACAGCCAACTTGGCGAACTTAATCTCAACAGCAAACTTAGCTAATCATATCTCCACAGCAAACTTGGCGAACTTAATCTCAACAGCCAACTTGGCGAACTTAATCTCAACAGCAAACTTAGCTAATCATATCTCCACAGCAAACTTGGCGAACTTAATCTCAACAGCAAACTTAGCCAACTTTGTAAGTACTACCTATCTCTCCACACAACTAGGAAGTACCTTTGCAGTTCTCAATGTATCTTCTCTTTCAACCTTTAGTTTACAAGGCACTACTGCATTTATTAGTTCCCTTACCACAAATTCCCTAACCATCGGCTCTAATAGTGGCTTCATTAATATGGGTGATGTAATTGCGACTACGCTGAGTACTCTACAACTAAATGCAGGTTCTGGATATATCACAAGTAACCAGTCCGTTGTCCTTTCAACTCAGCAGCTCTTTGTATCATCATTAAATGGGGTTGCTTTTGCAAATATTGGCTCTGGCGGCATAACAAGTATTCCACTAAATATAAGTGCTATTTCACTTTCTACATTTAGTTTACAAGGTACCACTGCATTTATCAGTTCACTTACAACAAATTCACTCACAATCGGTTCCAATAGCGGCTTCATTAATATGGGCGATGTGATTGCAACGACCCTGAGTACTCTCTTACTGTACACAGGTCAAGAGATTGCCACTGCCATTGCAACTTCTTCATTAACTGCATCTACTGTCCAAACAAATATTCTTTCAACACTTCAATTGAATATTTCATCAATTAATGGACAAACCTTTGGAGGTCCTATTGCATCAACTGTAATCGGATTAGGTACAGTGGGCTATCTCTCTACAGTCCAATGGGGTTCGGTAGTATCAACAGCCAACTTAGCCAATCTAGTCTCAACAGCCAATTTGGCTAATCTAATCTCCACCGCCAACCTAGCCAATTTAATCTCCACAGCAAACTTAGCTAACTTAGTCTCCACTACATATCTAGCAACACAACTTGGCTCAACAGTTATTGGCTTAGGTACAGCAGGCTATCTCTCTACACTACAGTGGGGTTCGGTAGTATCAACTGCTAACTTAGCCAATTTAGTCTCTACAGCCAATTTAGCAGGCCATATCTCCACCGCCAATTTAGCAGGCCATATCTCCACTGCCAACTTAGCCAACTTTGTCAGTACCACATATCTCTCTACACAACTTGGAAGTACCTTTGCAACTCTTACAGTCTCTTCACTTTCCACTATTAATATACAAGGAGCAACCGCGTTCATAAGTTCACTTACTGTGAATGGACTCTTTATTGGTTCGAATCAAGGCTTTGTGAATATGGGAGATGTGATTGGAACAAGTTTGTCCACGCTTGTTGTCTATGCAGGTGGCATGTATTCAACAAGTAACTCTACCCAGCAAGCCTTCCTGTCATCCATTAACGGTGTTTCCTTTGCTAATATTGGATCAGGTGGTATTGCAGGTATTCCATCGAGTTTGAATACATCGAGTATCTCAACCTTCAGTTTCACTGGTACAACAGGATTCATTAGTTCACTCACTGTGAATGGACTCTTTATTGGCTCCAATCAAGGTTTTGTGAATATGGGAGATGTAATAGGAACGAGTTTATCTACACTCCAAATCTATGCGGGTGGAGTCTTTACTACAAGTAATCAAGCAACGATTGTATCAACACAGCAATTAAATATATCTTCTATTAACGGTCAAACCTTTGGAGGTCCTATTGCATCAACTGTAATAGGTCTAGGAACAGCAGGATATCTTTCTACTATAGTCTTTGGTTCAATTGTTTCCACGGCCAACTTAGCCAACTTGGTCTCAACAGCAAATCTTGTAAACTTAGTGTCAACTTCCTATCTAGCAACTCAGCTTGGCTCCACTGTAATAGGCCTCGGTACTGCTGGCTATATTTCGTCGGCTCAATTTCTAAGTAGTTTTAATGGCATAAGTCTAGATTTTAAAACATCTTCATTAAAGGCAAATAACGTAAGTGCAGCAACAACGTATGTTTCATCTATGGTGATAAATACTCTACAAATTGGATTAACCCCAGGGTTTATTCAAATGGGTGATATTATAACAACATCTGTTAGTACAATCTTAACAACTACAAATCTTCTGAATGCAGGAATTAATGCTATTTCATCTTTTAATGTATATGGTGGTACAAATCAAGCAGGATTAGGCTTCAAATTCTTTGGCAGTTCTATACAATCTCCACTTGGTCAATCTGCTTCTATAAGCGTAAGTTCAGTTTCAACATACACTACAATGTATCTTGGAACCTTTGATCAATATGCACCAGGTCGTGGTCCAAGTTTAGGATTTGGTGCTAACAATATAAATGGCGTACAAACACTACAAGGTCGTATTACAGGAACTCCAACAACCTATACACCCGCAGGAGGAGACCAGGGAACATTAAACTTTGACGTTAATGCTTCTGGACAGATGTATAATGTAATGACAATGTGGGCAATTGGAAGTCAACCTACAGGTCGAGTTGGCATTAATTGTAATGCGCCATCTTTTCAACTTGATGTAGTTGGTAGCATAAATTCAAGCGCGGCGCTTCTTACAACTAATTCTACAGCAGCGAATGGAGTCATGCGATTTACTACATCAGGAGGTAATTCATATATTCAATGGGGAAGCAATAATGTAAATACTTCCTATGGTCCTCTCTATTTTACAAATCCAAATGTAGGTGCAACTTTTATGGCATTATCTCCAATTGGTTATGGTGTTGGTGGTACAACATCTAATTTTGCCCAAACTTATTTTTGTAGTCCTGGTGCGGGTAATTCTAATAACTTTGTTCATTATTATACTAGTGGTGCTTCAGGTTGTAATTCAGGAGGATTATATGCGAACCATTATCAGTTATTTACTTATCCTGCTGGTAGTGCAGTTAGTGTTTGGGATATTAATTCAAATGGTAATATTATTTTTACAAATAATATTGGAATATCATATGGAGTAAATACTACACCTAGTTTTCCATTGGATGTAAATGGTACTATTCGTGGAAATAACTATATGACTCAAACGGGAGTTACATATTGTCCAAATAGTGCAATTACTCAACTTTATACTATAAACTACCCAAATCTTATCTATGTAGTTGAATGGACTATGCGAAACAGCAATGGGTATGCCTCGATAGTAGGCGGAGGCTTTGTAAATAATAATAGCTATGTAACTACGCTCTATGCTTATACTGGCACGCCGTATGTTGCATTTATCAATGGTTCAACTGGTGGTGTTGCATTTGGTAATAATACAGGTGGTAGCTTCAATGTATCATGGTCAGTAATGATTCGGATACTGATTTAAGTAGTGAGTGTGAACACCAGATTACTTGCCTCTATTTTTATTGTTCCAGTGGTTCCAGGGTATGCCGCCGCTGCTGTTGCAATCATCTCTTCAATGGTTGGTGATGGAAATAGAAAGTCAATGTAGTCGAGGATCTGCTGACGACGTACTCCATCGCTGCAACGGCTTGGTGGCGTGATCGTTAAAGCAAGCATTAATCCTGCTCCAGGAGTACAGATTCCTACATTTGCCCCATATGGGGTAATTAACGTATCAACTAACATCTTCTGATCTGCGAGTTCCTTCTCCGAATATGTGGGCGTACTCATTTTTCTAGACATATGATGTTTTTTTTGCTATATTTTTAACCTCCGCGCCAAAAAATTTGAACCCGCTTTACCCCGTTTATAATCCTAGAATGAGAGATAACATGAATAACAATCGCGTCCTTCGTGCCAACAATAACATGAATCGCAATCGCAATCCTAATCCAAATGCCATCGAGCATCTGAATGCTGCAGAGGAGGCGGGCATTGCTGCGGCCGTAGTTGAGGTAAATCGGGTCTTTGTGCCACTCTATGGCCAGCTTCCCGTAAATCTACAACGCTTCCTCTCCTCCGCTGTGCGCCATATCTTCCGTATGATGGATGCAGATCGTGATGATGGTTTCCTACTAGAAAATGCAGTTCTTCATGAGAATATGGTTACAGCTACTGCGCGGAGCACCTATAATCTTGTAGAGCGCGATATCCCTGACATCATCGTGCGCCCCTTTGAAGACCTTGAGTTTCATGAGCGCCTAGTCTACATTAATCTAGTGATCTTCCTCTACCATCTGGTGATTCGCCTCCGCCACCAGAATGAGCACAATATGCCCCTCAATGCTCCTCTGAATCGAAATAATTAAACAATCGTAATCGTATCACCCTCACGCCGACCCTCTTTAAAAAGTGCCTGTAGTGCATTAACCACTTTTTTTTGCGTTGGCGACCGTATACTCTCTCCAATCCAGGTCTCCACTGGCTTTAACGGCCTCTCAAAAAGTTCAAACCACCGCCCTAGACTTGCTAGACTCGGAATGGGCACCGCAAGTCCAAACCACGCCTTGCAGTACCGATGAAACCAGTCGAGGCCGCCCATGGGCTGAAAGAGTTCCGCTTCGCCAAAAGTCAAGACCGGTACAATCGGACATCCGACCCGTTGCGCGATTCGTAAATATCCGCGCCGCTGTCGTATAACTACTGTAAGCCCCTTACAACCAATCTCCTGAACACCTCCAGGCATCAAGATAACAGAATCGCCAGATCGCAGCGTAGCCTCGATCTCTCGCTCCGTCGCCTCAATCGCTCCATGAGCTTCCATCAGTTCTCGAACACCAGGAATCTTGAAAAAAATACTATGAACTGCTGGTCTAACTCGCGCCAGCCCTTCAGGCCAGTCTGTAATTCGCGCAGCCCAATGAAAAAAGGGCGCCATGAAGAAAAGCCCATGCGGATGCGCAATATAGAGAACCGGTTCCGCAGGAATCTCCTTCAAATGTCCCCGTAGTAAAAAGGTGGCACGCAGATTGCCGCGCAAGCGTTCCGCTCGCCCACGGAGTTCAGCAAGTATCCACTCAATATATCCATGGTCCCGCAACCAATGAAATCCATAGTATGCGACAACCGCAAGCCCCGCCGCAGCACCTGAAGCCGCAACTGTCGCCAAGAATGCCCCAAGAAAGCAAAATGTTATACATGTAATTGTCAATGGCCATATCATGTAGAACAGTTCCAAAGGATTTGCCCCGCTCATTCCTCCTCCTTCTCCCAACCGACGATTTGTTCCAGGCGATTCACCCGCTCAAGAAGTGTCTTTACAGATTCCACTAAGTATGGAACAACCTTGTCATAAGCGACATAGAGTTCTCCACTGCGTTTCACAACTGCCTCGGGAATCACCTTTTCCAGTTCTTGTGCAATAAACCCTATATCACGGGAACCTGTATCACGCCATTCAAATCGGACACCTCTCAGTTGACCGATAGCCCATTCTGAATTTGCTAGCGTCTCAATCTTCATCTTGAGCCGTGAATCAGATGGTGTAACAAAATTCGTAGCGGTGACTGCGCCATTTACAAAGAGTCCACCTGTGCTGACATACGCTGTATTGGTTCCATCTGTAAGAGTCGTGTTTCCGGCCGTGTTACTTGTCGTCGGCAAAATTACAAGATTACTATTCTGGTAGAGGTTGGTATTACTCAAATTCAGATCCGTCAACACTTGCAGCGGCGTTGTATCAAAATTACTCAGATTATTTGCATAGATCGTCTTTGTATCAAAATCAACCATCTGTTGAAGATTACACAAGGCATTTGTTAGTGTTGCTGTTGTATTTACGCCAGATGTATTTGATTGTACGTTCTGTAAGCCAATCAGATTGAGTACATACGGATTGGGCACATAGCCGGCAACACCACCTCCGTTATTCATTACTCTTGTCTACGACTATTTTCTTAAATGGCGCGGCCTGGCCTTCTTCGGTCTAAAATACATGTCAAACTAATAGCAAGGGATGCAACAGGCGCATCAATCATACTATCAACCTTATCTTTCAGATTCGGATGATAGCGATTCTTCCAGTATTACCTCATCTGATACATCAACCGACGGCATCTATCCCATCGGCTCATCGGACGGTGTCAGACAGGCAGGAGCCGTTTCAGAAAATACAGTGACTGTCATTACAAATCGTATCCAGCCACGCACAGGAAATAGCAAGGCTGGACTCGAATACAGCGTCTATGATATTAGTGGTGTTCTGAATGTTCCTACAGGCACAAAGTTTGATACAAGTGCAGGTACATATACCTCGATTCTTATGATTAATAGTCTCGACCGTGACCGCAATGTCTACGCACAACCAACCTTTTTAACAATTCGCCTACCTCGCACCTATCGTAATGTCAGCCAGTTCTCCATTACACAGATGAAACTTCTCTCCTCTTTCTACTATTTCAGACCTGGTAAGGAGAATGTCAGCCTTCAGGTTGTTGAACAGGGTCGTACAATTGTTAGTAATGGACAAACAGTTGATAATGTGATTACTGTAACTATACGAACGGGTTCCTATGATATTAATGCACTTCTTGCAGAGCTCCAACTCCAACTCAATCGCACACCCCTCTTCTTCTATTTTCCTAATGGTATTAATGACTTTATTAGTCTCTTTACAGCGGCTGGCGACCTCTCTGTTGGATTTAATCAACCTGGTGACAATTTCTATAATTCTCTTCAAGGCACCTATATCGCAAATCCTACGATGACGCAGATTGTGACAACCTTTTTTCCGTCGACGAATGCTGGTCTGACTACCTACACGTATGGCAATGTGCTGATCGCGTATTATTATCCTGTTCTCTACGAACAGGTCAACGATCCGCAATACAGTTCACAACTCAATCTTGTTCTTACCACAACTACTCTACTACCAGGTGAAACAGTCACATCACGTATTCTCTATACATTTCAGGGTCTCAATGACCCTGTTATTTTAGAACTTATTAATCAAAATACTGCTTTACTTGATGCATATCGTACACTTAATACATTTCTCAATTCTCTTGTAAATGAGTATTCCTGTACATATGCAACAAACAACAATAATATCAGCATCTCTACAAATCGACTCAATACATCACTGTATAATCTGATTACGAATCAGACAACAATCGCACTCGCAAATCAACTCAATACATATGGACTCACTACACAACAGTATTCTAATCTTCAGGCATCAAATCTACGATTTAATGCTGTTTTCACTGACATGTATAACCGCCTACAGAAGTCTCTTGCTACCAACTTTGCCGTAAATTTTGGCACCTACTCTGCAACCTTTTTTACGAATGTTAACAATGTTATGTTTCTACAAAATGGCATAGGAGCTACTGGTGTGACAACAGGATATTCACTTGCTCTTCTACAGTCAGGTACTGCACAGATTAATTCCTCCACTCAGAACTTACAGAGTTCACCTGGATACTGGCCTCAGATTTATACACAAACACCAGAACACAGTACTGATAATTCATATAATATTATTTTTATTGGCTCTGGAGTTAAAAATAGGTGTAATGACTATTCAAAGTCATTAAATTCGTTTATAAACTATAGTGACATTAGTGGAACTAATCTGAATGTTCCCTATAATACTCTTACACAAACAATGCAAACAGGCACCAATTTTATTGACAATTCTGGAAATATCTATATTAATCCCTCCTTTGGTGCAGGTGACTGTGTAACACCAATTTATAATAGTGGATACACAGTATTCCGTTTCCGCTCTTTTGTACGGCAAACACTACAAGTAGAGACTCTTCCTCTTCCTTATTATTACAGAACACCTGTGCTCAATTCAAATGTATTTGGGCCACCTATCTCTACATACTATGATCTCAGTTATAACTTTATTAATAATCGCCAGCTTGTACGAAGCGATATCTCTTCTGTTACGCTCAACTATGCCATGAGCTATGCGGATGCGTCGAATACTTCTCATGATTATATTCTCACGGTTCAAAATCCAATCAAGTACTATCAGTTTGTTGCACCCTATCCAGTCTCACCTCCCTATGATGCAAGTGGTTATAAATACAATTTAACAATAGGAATACTGTCTGATACGGCAACAGGTGTTAGTAGTAAGTTTGTTTCACCAATTGCAGCATTTTTCTATCACGATCAAGGAGCATTTTTTGCAGATATTAGCGGGTATCGCAATGAAAATCCCTATAATTATCTACAAACTGTTACAGCAAGTACAGATGTATCAGGTGTATTTTTTACAAACAATGTAATCGCAGGTGATACATATTACTTAATTGTGCGTTCACAGAATATCTCCTTTACAAATACTCGCATTAAAGTGCTGGCTTACTATCCACAGCTAACCTCTACGCCATTTGCCAGATATCAATATAACAGTAGTGTAAGTCCATATGATGTCCCAACACTCTCCTTTCCAGTTACATATAGTGCATCGTATAATCAAATCTGGGCATCTCTCTATGATACTGATCTCATGAAACTCCCCTCCTCTTCTAATCTACAGGGTGCAGATCCTAGTTCTCAGTCCTTCAACCAGTATCTTCCAATAACAGCAAATCCAATCGGATATGATACAAATGGAGTGAGTACAGATTTAACTGATTATCGCGGATATCAATCGAATTCTCCAGGAAATCGCCCATCCGCAACATTTCGCGTGGATCCTATGAATCAATATACATTTCAGGAACTTTCACCCTATAATTCGAATACGCAGTCCTATTTATATAATACTGGTTCAAATGCAATCTTGAAACCAATTACAAATACTGTATATGTACCTACAACAGTAAGTGATCGCCAGTATAAGATCGTTCACTGGTACGATCAGCAGTATATACCTCCACAAGTGTTTCAGTCGACATTTACAAGTGTTAAGAGTATTCCGTCCTTCTCCAGAGCAATTGATCTGAGCTATGGAGCTATCAATACATATACCTATACAGCATCTACTCTTGCACTTGTTAATGGAATTACTACAAAAATTTCGACAGGTATTAATCTAAATCAGGGCGTAGTTGGACTGGGCTTCTTACCCTCTCAGGGCACATGGGAAATTGACCAAGTCATCTTTAAAACTGCATATACTCCTGGTGCGGGCGGTGATTCATTTACAGATCCAAATTCCGCAATTAAACATCTGGCTGTCTTTCCTACAACCTCTGTGACGGGTAATTTGTTGAGTGATCTTTCAATGAATCAGTCTATCTATATGCTTGACTACGTCTCTACAATTCAATATACTCAAGCACTTGAAAAACTCTATGGAGGGTTTGATACAGTGGGTGGAACCTACTGGCAATTTAAGATAAACTCTAATTTTGTATCACCACTCACACAAAAGATAACAGGATTTACACCATCAAATACATATCTTTTTGATTCAAATGCCTATTATTCGATTATACCCTTTGATAGTACTGGAAAAGTAGTAGAGTTCTATACACTTATGGGCTCTTATGTACCCTATCCAAATGTTTCAAAACCTGTCCTCGCTTCAACAGTGCCCGCTTCATCGAATTACTACACCGCACCACCTCCAGGAAATCAGGACTTCTATATTCCTCAGCAACTTCCAACATTCAAATCTGGCTCCTATTATCCACCTGATTCAAATCTGTTTCAGTCATGGTATGAACAATCTGAACCAATTCAAACAAGCCTTCTACATACACAGAGTTTTACAGACCCAATTGGTGTTTCAAATGCCTTCAAGGTTTTTACCACAAGTAATCTGGCAACCGCTCAAGGAACACAGTTGACGATGTCCTACACAGATGGTTACTGTATGACGATGCTCCTCAATAGTGGACCCTATTTCTTCATGACAGATAATGGAAGTTATACAATTGCACCTGGTACGAATGCTGACTATAATGTACACTATTATTTTGGTTCAAACTATAATCAAGATTTTAATGGTAGTTATTGCAATGATGTCTATACGCCAGGTGGCGTGCGTGGATTCTCGAATATACACTCAAATATTTTACCAAGCCTAAAATATGATCCATATATTCCGACAACGGTTGCATCTAACCTAAATACAAACGGATTTCAATCAAATCAGTTTCTCGGAATAACAACAAATACGAAGGGTGCTACGCCCTTAGATAATCTTTTTGTTCTCACACTTGGCAGTGTGTATCAATATGCAGTACTTCCTGCAGCAACAAAAACTGCATATGCCTTTGAATTCATCCTTTCAAAGTATACTTCTTCGACGGATAAGCTCACTCCCTTGATTTATAATCCAACAACTACAACAAACTCTCCTATTCTTGTAAGTTCTGTAATCTCGAATGGAACACCATTGACTGCAACAAATCTACCCAATTATCAATGGTATGATTCAAACACGAATACGTCTGTAAATTTTAGCTATACAATTGATGTGCCGCAAATTGCACGGCACAGGGCACTTGTAAAGTTTACGTATACAGATACGAATCTCCTCTTTTTTCAGTTTCAAACAATATACCAAACTGGCTCGCTCAATCAAGTTCCCTACGCAAATTCAAACACAAGCTATTTCTGCATGTATGATTCGAATACATCTAAGGTTGTGAACTTCTTTCCTACAAATGGGTTCATTTTCCCTTTTAATACATTCAATTACACTTATTTTAGCCAGTATATGGATCCTAATTTGCCAACCTATGCAAATACAAGTTTCATTGGAGACCCATTTAATGCCCAGGTGCGCAATGGTCTATCACCGTCTAATCTCTACTTGGACTGGACGACGGATTCAACTGGAAATCTGTTTGTTCTGAATTTAGTTACAAATTCGACACAGTATTATAATATCTCCTACTACAAACTCTTTAGTAATCAAGGAGGCTCGTATCCTACACGAATCAATTTCGGTACAGGTATTCGTATTGTAGGCTCTATATCTGTCAATTCAGGAATTTACCAGGCGTATGGATATGGACTCTTTAATCAAATCAAAATAGATGCAAATAGTAATATCTATCTACAACAACAGTATGATCTTGTTTCGCAAAACTGCAATATCCCGTGGTCTTCAAATCCGAATGTTGTTTCATCTGGTGATACATACGGTGTAATGCCTAATGATTTATTCACCTATCCACAATTACAATACACCTGGTTAGCACAATCAAATGGACTTTGGGGGTACTATGCAAAAATTAATTCATTTAGCTATATAACTCTTGTAGCTGGCCAGAATAATCCACTCTGTAATGGATATGTGAATGACCTGCCTTTTTCTATAAATCAACAGAATTTTCTAGCTGCTGGAAACACTTGTAATAATGCATATGCAATAGGAAATGTGAGTGACATGATTCTTGGAAATCAACCAAATACACTGGGAAATCCTTCGCTCTTTTTCCAGATTAGTGAATTTGGAAATATTAATCAAGTAGACACATTCCAAGTGATTAATTTAAGTACAACTCCAGACTTAGTACCTGGTTTATGTAATGCACCTACAAGCGCTACAGGAAATATCATATTTTATTATACGTATCAGAATCAGACCTATTCACTGTCATATGATTTAGAACATGGTGTTGAAAGGCTTGTACCCTATCTAACAGTTTCATTTGCAAATAACAATGTTCCGTATTTTGTAAGGGGTGTATCTCAAGAAAGTGGATCTAATTATTCATATATATATGCAACATATCCTGTTAAAGCCTATTCAATTATACTTCAGGCCAATTGTCTTTTTACAATTGATGCCACCAATGTAACTCTACTGAGCAGCTTAAGTCCACCTATCACAAATCCTACACAGTGGCCAATTACAACCGCACCTAATAATTGTAATTATAATACACCCTTTCTACCGTATATTGCACCAGGGGTTATTCTCACACGGCCTCAACTGACTGCATACGGTTATGCAGAATCAGGAATTGACTTTTTGTCACTCTCTGCCTCGAATGCGTGGCAAATTATGTATCCAATGGTCAAGATTGTTATGAAAAGACTTCAGAGCTCCACTTCACCGATTACAAATACAACTGATTTGACAACCTATCCCTCCTATGCACACACTGCAATGTTCTACTATGATAATTATACTGATCTTTCCAATGATATTTTTAATAAATTTGGCTCAGAATCTAAGGCGCGTTTTAAGAACTATGATGTGAGTTCAGGCTACGGATTTAACAGCTATATCTATAATATTCCACTTGAACCCTATAAAGGAAATACAAATGATATCTGTGGAAATACAGGATATTCCTACTTAGCAGTCCGCGGATACTCACCTACAGAGAAGTTCGACTGTCTCACACGCTTTTATTTACCCAATCAGTATAACTTTGGATTTATCAGTCTACGCGACCTCTCAAATGAGATGCAAACAGTTCTCGTCGATCTCTCAAACTCACCCCTAGTAAATAAAGCCTATGCACAAGTTCTTGGAACCTTTAATTCTAATTTTATAGGTAATTTCACATACGGCTCAAATGTGATTGCCGGTTTCCCTGGCTCCAATTACACCTTCAATGGATTTGGGAGTTTCTTGGCTAACTATATAAGTATCTACAACGCAAATTTAGCAACTGCAACTCTACTTGGAACGATTAATTCAAATGTCACCGCATCTGTTTCAGCCTATATTAACTACTATTTAACACCTATTTTGCCCGCCTATGTACAGACACGAGCACGATTTACAGACCCTCTTCTCTTTTCAATTCTATTCAAATCAGCACTCACTCCACAATATGCGCTACTTGAAGATGAATGGGGCCTTGGATGGAATCTCGGATTTCCAAAAGTAGATACACCTTATAATACAATTCAAAAGGCTCCCAGTTTCTTTAAGATTCTTGATGATTATATCTATCTCAAACTCAATAAAGAATTTACAATGAATCGCATGGATGCCAGTGCAAAAGAGAATCTTTCAATTACTCATGAACCCCAAGGACAGACAAATCAGTATGCTGCAAAACTTCTTCTCTCTGGATTTGGAGCGTATGCACAGACAATGGTCCAGAATCCAATCACATTCAATCCTGTCTTAACATCAATGGATAAACTCACATTTCAGTGGGTGGACACAACAGATACACAGATCAATAATGCCGACTGTGAGTGGAACGCAGTCGTACAAATCAACGAACAGGTGACACAGGCTACAGTTACATCCACCATTCCTAAAGCAAACTAAAATCTCGTCCTACGGTAAATGAGCCAGCCTCAAGTTCAAGTGCCGGTTATTTTTGATGTTGTTCCTCCAAAGAACTATCCTCGTGAAAAGGGAACGCCTGTTGAGGCATACCCTATCCAGGGATCCACAACTCAGCCTTTTTTTCCTCCTGTTTGCATCAAGAGCCACTGGGATCCGACTCAGATTTATCAGAAGACTGTGCCAAACCAGCATGTAGCGCTCCCTATAGATTTTCGTCCCTGGACGAAGGTCTGTATGGAGTATGTAACTGCAGGACCGGTTGAGGCACTGCCTCCTGTGCCCGAATCGGTTGTCTTTCCTTCAGGAGGTGAGTTCTATCCTCCTCAGCGTTGGTCAAATAACATTGATAATGAGTCTCTGACTCGTCGCCTTGATCGGCCGCTGGGTACATGTGAAACGAATCAGTATGTCCCTCCTCGTACAGGTGACATGTTTCAGCAGAGAGTCCTGATCCCGGATCGCAGGGGGCCTTCCACGCAGTTCATTGAAGAACTCGCTATGCCGAAGGCACTCCTACGCACGGCTCCTTACGATTGCCGCGAGCAGGCGGACCGTGTCACTCTTCACTATTCAGACCGCCTCTTCAATAATGCTACCAAGCAGGACCGCTACCACAAATTTGGCCGTGCAGAGTCGGTTAGCTGGAAGCAGGTTCAGCAAAAGGGTTGGTGATACCAGCCGCTTCCAGTATAGCTACTACATCATTGTCCCATTGCTCAGGTAAGTCTATCTGAACAACGGAACCCTCAAGTGGAAGTATCCAACCAACGGCGGCTACACCGATCCCTTCTTGACGCGCAAAACATGCTCGCACGGCGAGTTCAAGAATCTGAACGGCATCAAGTGATCCGCCCTTGCACACATGCCAAAAGGTTCCGCAATTGACATAGTCAAGTTGTTCCATGAAAATCTCTTGATTTGCGAGCTCAATTCCAAACTGCGGCTCATCCTGCTCACAGGTTGTAAGCCAAGCACTGATACGCTGATCGAGGTCCTCCAGAAATTCCTGTAATTGCTCGCCCAGTAGATATTGACTCATCTCAATGACCCTAAATAAAGCCGCATTGCGACCTTCCGCACAGAGACTCAAACCTCCTAGACGCCACAGGTCGACCACAACCTGCTGCCACGGCAGCCTTCGGTTACCTACACGCCTCCATGATTGTAAGGCTCCCGCTCGCCATTCTGTAGGTACCATATACCGTGCTGAGCCGATATGAAAATCATTGAGGTCGTAGTTTTCAAAGCGCAATGGCCGTAATTGTCCTCGGAGTTTCGCCAGCAATGTCGTTGCCTTCACAATCTCCTGAACGGTCCATCCGAGGCCGTGGCGTTCGGACCACTCAGCTACCGCCGAATATTCAACAGCCGGCAGTTCGGACCCTGTTGCGCGAAACCAGGTATGAACAATCTCAATAATCTCTGTACGCCATGTTTCAAAGAACTCACGCTCCTCTGCATAGACCCGTAATGTGAAAATCAACCGCTCGAGTGCCGGTTCATGAAAGGCCTCCTCTTGTCCGCAGTACTTCCAAATGGCTCGATAGACAAAGAGTCGGAGGAAGCGATGGAAGTCGCCACCTTTATCGTAGACAAGGGCCCATGCGGGAACTTTCCAGAGACCCGCTGGAAAAAGTTTTTCAACCAACTGGTTTTCTCGTTCAAGAACTTGGAACCGCCCCGCCTTTCGGAGTTCGTGAAGTTGGTTTCCATCGAGTCCTCCGAGAAGATCAATCAGTCGCGGACGACCCTCCGTACGGTCGGCATCACTCAGGGTATAGCGTGCAAGGCCAGTATACAGTAAGTGTACGGAGGGAATCTCCCGAATAAATCGTGTCAGGGCCTGCTCTTGCTTCGTATAACTGAAATAGAGCATCATACGAGGACGAGTCACGCCTACATAGAAGAGTCGTCGCTCGCTGATAATATCCTCGGCCTTCTTTCGTGATGGAAACATCTCATCATTACAGCCAATGAGGAAGACACAGTCCCATTCAAGGCCCTTCGATGCATGGAGAGTCACTAAATCGAGGCAACTATCCTGACCGGGCTTAAGAACTACATCATCCGCTACATCGCGAATACGATACTGACGACCCTCCATTTGTAGGGATTCTTCAAGCCTATACAGGTCCGAATTTGTACGGCTCAGTACAGCAAACGTCCACTTAGGATGTTGCTGCTGTAGAAGTGTCACCTGTCGAAGAACCCACTTCACCTCGTCACAGGCGCGCCAGAAAAAATGCACCTCAGGTCGAGTCCCTCCGTGTCGTTGTGCAATCATAGTGCCCTTCCATGGAAGGCTGGGAATCTTCTTCAGAGTTCCATTGGCCACATTGATAATTGCGCTCATAGAGCGATAATTCTTGCGGAGCTGGTCGTCAACAAGTCCTGGAATCTTTTTATGAAGGTCGAGGATGAAACTCACATCACTGCCACGCCAGGTGTAGATATTCTGGGCATCGTCACCGACTACAATAAGCCAGCAACCAGGATGAAGCATCCGTTCAATCATCCGCCACTGAATTGCATTAATGTCTTGGAATTCATCAATTACAATATAACGGAGTCCACCGACCCATGCACGACCACGGCGTGTAGTTAACCACTGAGTTCCCATGATGACGAGTTCATCAATGAAATACATTTTCTGTAGGGCGACTGGCTCATATCTCTGTAGGAGTTGCCGAGAGAGGCCGTGAAAGGTGCCGACCCAGATATCTGTTTGGCCGATTAGACTGTCAAGGCGCTGTTTCATCTGATGTGCGGCATTTCGTGAAAAGGTCACGAGGACAATCTGGTCCGCAGGAACTCCACAGCGTTCTACAAGCCAGGAGATACGAGCCGTCAGTGTTGTTGTTTTGCCAGAGCCTGCTGCTGCAAGAATGCGTTGATGACAGTGTGGGCTTCGAATGACTGCACTGAACTGCTCGTCATTTAGTGTAATCTTGCGACCTGAGAATTGAATCTCCTCCATTAGGATACTATCGCCAGGAATCTCTAAACCACAAGTAGAATGGAACACTTTTCCTATCACTCATCTGAGTCGCATAACACGATTATCAATGGAAAGCGGAACTCAAAGAAGACCATGGTCAATGTGAAGAATGGAAAGGGCACCAAGAAGGTTATTACGACTCACGGCTCTAAATCAAAAGCCTCCACTCATAAATTAACCACTGCCGAAATCAAGAATATTAAGGGTCGTAAATTTATGCCAAATCTCTTTTCAGCATTGTCTGCACGTAATGATCGCGGGCTGCGTCTTAATAACAAATCTCGTTCCCGCACCTTTAAGAAGGAAAAGGGTTCCCGATGATAATAGAAATCTGTCTCATTCTTGCATTTCTCTTTTTCGTCGCTGTGTTCTTTTATAAACAGGCCCTTGAAGGTTTTGATATAAGTCAGATCGAAGCGGACCAACTCGAAAAACTACCAAATCTTCTAACCGAATATAACTTGATTGTCTTGAGATCACTTCCTCCTACACAACTCTGGAATCCTAGTACTATTCGTGAGATTCCGCGAATTCAAGATGCCCCGTATGGTAACCTCAAACTTGCCGATATTATGGCAAATCCGAAGGTGGCTATTACACCACTCTTTCCGAGTTCATCCGAGAAACTGGCCGACCATGTAGGCATTCAGACATGGTTAGAGACCACCTGGCTCCCCAAAATCATTGACTCCGAATGGAAGCGTTTTCTCTTTTCAGCACGGGCTGAGGTGGCCATTGGAGCCAAGGGTCTACGGAAAACAGTGGCTTATTCTACAATGATTATGCCCACTGAGGGCGATCTCGTCATTAGTGTAATGCCCGAATCGTCTGAAACCTATCTACCAAAAGTCTGGCAGGGTAAGCCGTTTGCCAGTATTAAGCGTGCAGAGGCACCACTTATTGGTGAAATCAAGTTCATGGATATCAAGGTGCGCAACGGTTCAGCGCTCTTTGTCCCTCCTCATTGGATTGTCGATATTCAAGGGGCATCAGAGGTCCCTTGGTTCATCTGGGCCGAGTTTCATCATCCCTTGAGCAAACTTGTTCAAGCCATGAGTAAAAATTGATACGGCGCCATTCAATCAGTCCCAGTACAATGTCAACCCCCACTTCTCTTTCAAGCCTCGATTCGACACCGCCAAAGCACACCTTTACAGTTCTCTACAGTATTCTTAATCAAATGTCCGATGATACGACCGCACTTCGTGATACGATGCGCTCGTATTCAAAGCGTCTAACTAACCGCGACCTCCGCGAACTCATGCTGGACCCGCGACTTCATGCAGTCCCCTGGTTTCGCTCAGTGGGTCTTCAGACTCCGTGTGACCTGGAGACATTTCTCACCTTTCTCTTTACGAGGGTTGCTGAGCGTGGTGATATTCATCTCGATAGTCGCACCATGACACTCAATTCAAAGGAGGCAGTGCTCTTTGGTCTTCAAGCAGGTCAGCATAAGTGGCTTGATGTTCTTCAGCGACTCCCGTCCGTATTTGAATAAAACGACTAAATAGATGGCCGAACCAATTGTTATTTCGAATATTACATTTCAAGCAGTATCTAAATGGACGTATAAATCTCGTCAACACCTTACTTTTGTATCGACTACAGATGGTGTGACAAAGGAGCTTGCGGCATATAAGTCAATGAGTGAATTAGGATTCTGGAGATTATTTGTATTATCTGAAAATGGTTCAATATATTATAAGGGAAAGGGTGGCGGTGTTGATTATGTTCAACAGACATTTATACATATAGAATTACAGAAATATTTCAATCATGTTTTTGATGCGTTGCCAAATGCAAATGGAACTGTAGAAGTTTCCAAGTTTTCCAGTGGAGACTACGTAGAAAGTATTCGTAATCATATTGATGATGAAATACGAATGGAATATATTGAACCATTCTATTCATATTTTAAAGATAAAACAAATCGTTGTGGAGAAGTTCAAAAACCAACACGAAATGAAAGTCTTTTACACCTTTCTTCAGAAGTTCAAGCCGCTTTTCCAAGTCCAGGACTACCTGAACTTGTCTATGATAATTTTAATTTTTTGAATACATATATTATACCAGGTGGTTGGTATTCATTTGATAAAGAAGAAAAAATCTCCATGACAGGTGATATTTATAAAATAAAACTAGGCTCCTTTCAAGAGAAAGAGATTATTCTCTATTTTGTACTCTATTCATTACAGACAAGTTTTAAAGAGAGAAACCCTAATAAATCTGAAAATATTTTTGCTCCTCTTAGTATAAAATATAAATTTGCACCTATATTTTTAACAACCTCTACGGATATAACCCCCTATGGTCTTGCCACTAAATATATTTTAGCAGGAAACTATATTTGTAAAATTTTAGAGTATGATCACCAATGTCTACCTGAAAACAATAAGTGTACGGAAATGTATAGATATGTGGGACATATGTATGAAAATATATATCCCTATACTCTTCCTACAATAGAGGCATTAGCCAATTCTAAAAAATTTCATCAACATAATGCATGGCTTTCAAAGGCGGGATTGAAACGTGTAACAAAGGCAGGAGGAAGGAAGCGTGTAAAAAGAGGTAAGCGTAAAACTAGAAAAGCACGTGTTTAAATTTGATACGTGTCTTTTGTATATATGTCTTCAAGAATGAGCGAACTAAACATCGAACAACAGAAAGCGTTTGACCTTGCACTCAAAGGTGCATCCTTCTTCCTGACAGGCCCAGGCGGGGTAGGAAAAACGTATCTGATTGAGAAGATATCAAAGGAATTGGATGATAAATATAAAACAGTAGCAACAACAGCACTTACAGGTTGCGCTGCCCTGCTTCTAGGACGCAAGGCAAAGACACTTCACAGTTGGGCTGGTATTGGACTTGGTCGCGAGGCAACCTCTGTACTGATTGCCAAAATGAAGAAATTCAAGAATCTTGCAGTCCGTTGGAAGTATACGGATACCCTTATCATTGATGAAGTGAGTATGCTGACTCCAGAACTCCTCGAGAAACTTAACGACATTGCACAGGCGCTCCGTAAAAATAGTCGTCCAATGGGCGGAATCCAGTGCATCTTTGTTGGAGACTTCTTTCAACTTCCTCCAGTGAATAAGGGTCCCGAAGAGACTGTCTTTGTCTTTGAATCTCCTATTTGGCAAAAGTGTGTGCCGACCACAGTGGAATTAACGCAAATTGTACGACAGACAGACCCTGTCTTTCATACAATTCTTAATGAAGCGCGCGGCGGTATCCTGTCTGACCAGTCCCTTGCAATTCTTAAGAGTCGTCAACACCTTGATTGGAAGTCTCTTGAAATCCGACCGACTCTTCTCTTTAGTCGCAAAGCGACCGTTGACCAAGTGAATGCAAGTAACCTTAAAAAGCTCAAGGGTGACCGACACACCTACAAAGTGAAGACAGTGACCAGTGGTGACCATGTCATTGAGCTCGAGAGACCTGAAGTGAAATTTGCCATTGACAAGCTTGACCGCGATGCATCCTACGTACCTGAACTCACTCTTGCAGTCGGTGCACAGGTAATGCTTCTTACCAATCGTAATCAAGAGCAAGGCCTTGTGAATGGGAGTCGTGGTGTAGTAACAGACTTTGGTAAAACTACGGAGGCATATCCGATTGTCAAGTTTCGCAATGGTATAGTACTTGAAATTGCTCCAGCAGAATGGGCTTGTGATGATTTTGAAACCGTGAAGCGCCAGCAGGTTCCCCTTGCGCTCGCCTATGCTGTTACAATTCATAAATCACAGGGTGCTACACTTGATTGTGCACTGATTGATATAGGCAGCGCAACTTTTGAATGTGGCCAGGCCTACGTAGCTCTGAGTCGAGTAAAGAGTCTGGATTCACTGTATATCTGGGAACTTGAGAAAACCGCATTTATTACGCACGACAAAGTCCACGAATTCTATGAACAACTAGCTACCCAAAAAGTTGAATGACCTGCTTGACAAATTTACGAAACAAGTTTCAATGGAATCATCTTTCTCACCTAAGAATACGGTGGTCCCAAAAAAGATGGAGGTAAAGCGATCTCCCACACTTACGGCACAAAAGCGCGCAAAGAAGGCATCAATTGGGTCACCCGAGGACCTAGGCCAAATGGTCCCACTTGAACTTCCGAAGCCGGCTGTTCCAGTTGACGAGTCATCGACGAACACAGATCCGAAACCACCTACAAAGCAGCCTGCACCTGAAGCCGATTCAGAAGCCGTTACTGCCGCTCCGAAGTTGCCTGAGCCGATTCTGACTCCTACAGAAGAGCGCTTTGTCATCTTTCCTATCAAGCACAGCGACCTCTGGGCTAAGTACAAGCAGCATATGGCCGTTTTCTGGACTCCGGAAGAGATTGACCTCTCAAAGGACCTAAAGGACTGGGAGAAGCTTGGTGATGGTGAGCGTCACTTTATTAAGCACATTCTCGGATTCTTCGCTGGCTCTGACGGTATTGTCATGGAGAATCTAGCCTCCCGCTTCATGCGTGAAGTGCAACTTCCTGAGGCGAAGTTCTTCTATTCATGCCAGAATCTGCTTGAGGCCATTCACAGTGAGACGTACAGTCTCCTGATTGACAACTACATCCAGGACAAGAAGGAGAAGAATGATCTTCTTCATGCGATCCAGACGATTCCGTCTGTGAAGAAGAAGGCCGATTGGGCTCTTCAGTGGATTGATAGTGACGACGCTGATTTTGGCACGCGTCTACTCGCCTTTGCATGCGTGGAGGGCATCTTCTTCAGTGGAGCCTTCTGCGCCATCTTCTGGTTCAAGCAACGCGGTATCATGCCTGGCTTGACCCTGAGTAATGAGTTTATTGCGCGTGATGAGGGACTCCACACGGAGTTTGCCTGCCTCCTCTATAGTAAGATTGTCAACCGTCTACCGAAGCAGAAGGTGCATAAGATGGTGCGTGAGGCTGTGAAGATTGAGAAGCACTTCATTACAAAGGCGCTGCCGTGTGAACTGATTGGCATGAATGCGGAGCTCATGTGCCAATACATTGAGTTCGTCGCGGACCGCCTCATGCTCCAGGTCGGCTATCCGAAGATCTATCGCAGTGCGAACCCGTTCCCCTTCATGGAGAACATGTCACTCGAGAACAAGGATAACTTCTTCGAGAAGCGTGTGAGCACCTATGCGAAGGCGACGGTTGGCAAGGACCCTGCACAGATGACCTTTGCGACCAATGCGGACTTTTAGACTTTAGAGAAATCCTTTAGAAAATGACTTTCAAATGATACGTCATCTACAAAGGGAATAAGTGACAAATGTGTCAGTTCAGTGGGTCGGATTCTGCGTGCAAAGAGTAACTCCGTAATTGTCACTGGAAAGATCTTATACAAGGGTGAACGAAGGCCGTGGGCCTTGAGAAAAACCATCATTTTTTCAAGTGTCTTGAAGTTGTAGACAAAACAGATATAGTCTCCTGACTGAAACTTCGAACGCGGCTTGAACTTGCGCCGCATCTCGGCGACCACTTCATCCGAAGGTGAAATCTCAAATAATTCCTCCAGAGTTTCACGAAATGCCGTCTCGATGGCAGTCTCCGAGCCTTCACGGCTTCCACCAATTCCATCTAGAACTCCCTTTCCGTGACGAAATTGATAGCCTGCAAGAACCAGTTTTTTATCTGTAAATAGACAACCAGCTGCCGAGAACATATCCTTCTATGTAAAATAGATTTTAATACGGTCGCGAATTGTCTGCCGACACATGAAGCATTGTGTATACTGCTTCTTTGAGCAGGGGTCACAATAGGTGTGTCCACACGGTACAACTGCGTAGAGAACCGTATCATTCAGACAGATTCCGCAAATGGGTTCACGGTCCGCACCTGCAGAGAGTCGTAACATATCTACAAGTTCCTTGACAACCAAGAATTTTTTATAGAGTTGTAGCGATGCCTTGTAGTCCTCTTCAGGATTATTCTGGTCATAGATTGATTTTAGATAGAGTTCAATCTGGCGCTCAAGTTCAGCCGTATTTTCTGCCGAACCGAGTTCCATTAAAGTCACCAATCGCGGCTGGATTTTATCGAGTGCGTGCACTTTGTTTCGTAGACGAATATCCGCCTGACATGTCTCTTGAAGAATTTCACGGTAGAGGTCATAGACTTTGTGAACCTTTCCTACAAAGCTGTGAAGACTCTCGCCGATCACCTCCTCCACCATGGTGTTCATATTCGTCCCAGAGAGGTCCGCTACAAGATTGCATAGAACAGTCTTATCACGAATCCGCTCATCATCCGCTTTACTGTAACGACGGATGAGTTGCTCCACAGGACCAAGGGTAGGGTGAGATGATATAGGTTTCGCAAGAAATCCAAGTACCTCTTCATTGCCATGATGAAAAAGATCACGAATCTTGCGTTTCCAGTTCTGTGCATAGGTGACCGTATTTACATGGCGGTCGCGTACATCTCTAAAGTGAGTCGCCTGCGTATTGGTGACTGCCGAGGAGAAGATTGTTGCGGGAGCCTGACTTCCTGATTCAAGATAGGTTTCAGATGGTCGTGTCATCTCGGAGTCTGCAAAATCTGCAGGAGCATATCCAAGTGCAATAAATCCCTCCTGTCCATCCATTCTACAGAAGTGGCCTTTACAAAAGCACTTCGTTAAAACGCAACTGGGGAAAATTGAACATACATAGCATAACCCTACAAGTACAACAATGGAGAAACAACTGCTCTTTACGGCAAATTCGCTATTTCACTTGATAGCAGAGGCTACACTGACTCTTCATAACAAGGACAGGGAGAGAGTACTACAGAATCTCTATGATAAACTCATTGAGGAGCATGATGTTCTGAAGGAGGAGATGCGTATACTCATGGATGAACATGGAATAACCATCCGTGAGTATTGTTGCGAATGTAATGAATCAATTTATGACTGGGACTATGAGAAGGGTATTAAGCCCCTTTGTGAGACCTGTGAAAAGGAGCATCCTTGGGTCAGACCATGTGAAGTCTGTAGTAAGCCGATTGAGGCTCCAATTACAAGTCGCTTTACGGAGGAATCCCTAGTCCTCTGTTCTAGTCATAGAACTGCTGACTTATACAGAGCTTGCACTTAGTTCATTACGAGCTGTATCACGCTCAACCGCTAAAAAAGGAGAATACTTATCGCCCGCATCGCGTTCAATTACAATTCCGCCAGGAATATCAACAGAGGATTCGCCACCATTCTGCTTTCTACGCACGCTAAGTCGTCGCGTCTTTTTTTGCTGGCGCTGCCGCCGCCGCGTTCTTCTTTTTACGCTCACGCTGCGCTTCATCTATATAAGGATAAGATTCTCCAGTCTTCGGATTGAGAATAACAAGAAGAAGCCCCTCTTCATCCGCAAGTTGCTTGAGGCGCCGTTTGTTCTCCTTTCCACCATCCTGCTTTTGTGAATACTCCCGTCCGTAGGCAATGAGGAGGCCTCGAAGATTCTCCTCCTTATCTGTTACTTCAAGAACTGGAGTATAGATTTTATGTACTTGTTCCTTCTTACTTGTATCGGGTGCTAGGCGGGGTGATTCTCTGCAAATTCTATTACACCCAGTGGTTGTGTGTCCATATGTACCACAAAAGGAGCAGTAATATGCTCTTTCAATTGATGCAGCTGACTCCTTCATTATTTAGTTGTATACTTTAGAAATGAGCGCCGCCGCAATACAATTTTTTTTTACTATGCGTGATCAAATCAAACTCTACCACTGGCAAACTGTCTCCTATGCGAGACATAAGGCTACAGATGAAGTCATTGAGCGTCTAGATAAGAATATTGACCGCTTCGTAGAGGTGCATATTGGCAAATATGGGCGGCCCAAGATGCGTACTCTCACCTACAAACTCGAACAACTTACAGATAAAAAAGCGTCTGCCTATGTTCATGAATGCATCAAGATTCTGCAGGGTGCGCTAATGAAGGGACTTGGGGAGAAGGACTCCGACCTCTTTACAATTCGTGATGAGATGCTGGCTGACTTGAATCAACTGGTCTATCTGTTTACACTGCATTAGCCAGTACTAATCAGATACGGCTCAGGATTCTCAACCCAGATGGGCTCCTCCTCCATTGGCGCAATCTGGAATCGTGAGAGGTTGACTCCAAGTTCCTTCAGGCCATCCACAACCTTCTTCTTGGCAAGTAGAATTTGCATGAGTCCAGCATCTACAGATTGGTACGCCTTGTCGCAGATATGAATTTCATCAACGATTACACCCATAATATAGACACCCTTGTCAATATTATACAGATCAAGGCCGTGTTTTTGAAGTCGGCTTCGTGTACTTGAACCATACTCTCCCAACCCTCGAACTAATTCGCAGGCAGTCTCAAACTCAATGGGATATCCAACATAGAGCATGGTAACCTTATACTAAATTTGATGCCTATAGTAGACTTCAAATTTAGCATGACGAATTCAAAGCAGTACTGTGAACACTGTTGGGAGAGATGGAGCCCTGGTCTCCATGACTATTGTTATCTGGAGTATCGCCTTACTATTCGTAAAGATAAGGTGAGGATTGCGACAGCACAGATTCTACATGACAGGCGAATCCAAGATAAGGCAACCAATATTATTTACAAGACACAGGCCGAGTGGCTTGCTGTGTATAAAGGCGACGATACCACTTCTGTCTTTACTGTAGGATGAGCGCGACTACGGTTCTCTTTGATTGCAGTGGTTTTTCTTTTATGAGCATCGGGCAGAAACTGATTTATCAGACAAATTGGGATACATTTAATAATGTTCAGACCTATAACAGCAATCTCAGCACAGTAGTTGCACAGACAAATACGGTAGTCAATTATTACGAGTTCACAAGTTATGCAGACAAGAATAATTACAAGCAGGGCCAGTATCTACATCAACAGAGGTATCCAAACTCAAACTGGGTATCGATTGATCCAAGATATCAATAAAAAAGAGTCTAGTATAGAATGCCAGGACAACAAGCCCCCGCACTACAACAGTATATCCGCCCAACAAAGAACAATAACGACCATTCACCGAATGTGATCATAATGCCTGATGGTAATTATGTGAGTACAATCTTTACTTACAAGTCACCTGCTGTACAGAATCAGGCAAATATGATCTACCAGCAAAAAGTGCAGTATGAAGCGGCTACGAATGCGGCCGTAACAGGGAAGACATTTCAGTTCCAGAGTCAACAGGATCGGATTCTGGCTTTGATCGGCCGCTATCAACAGGCCCCCAATTCATAGTTGTCTTATGTTTGCAGAGATTCTGTAAATAGGCTCGAAGTGATTCGCAGAGGTCTCCGAAGGAGGCAACTACTGATGCGTCCACTGTTAGAGGCCGCTCCTTCTTAGTCCGTTCAAGAATTGCTTCGGCGGAGGGCATATGTTCATCCATTTGTATGTCATTAAAAATGGAAGAACAGAATTCAAGTTTTTACTTGGCCTGAGGCACTACACGCGCTCGCTGGGTATTCGCACCACGATACTGCTCAAGTGCAGGCTGATAGGCGGCCTGCCAGTCATCACGCAGTGTAACCTTCTCATCCTTTACCGTACCAAGCCATAGAGTACCTGTTGTCTCCTTTGGGTCGTATGCATAGACCTTTTGTGCAGAATCTACCCAGTATGGAACTCCCTGAAAGACCTTTCGTTGCATTGTTCTACAAAGGCTATATCCCCTGTGCAGAATCAAATTTAACGACGGCTAAAATTGAAGCTTGGTTGTCGTGACAACACTGCAAGAATGGAGGTTCCACACGGCCCTGAAGTAAGTATCTACGAACTTGTTCCAGGAGAAGAGTATGATGCATATAATACGCGAGTCAAATCAGTTAGTGGGAAACGGTTTCGTGGTCGTCTTGTTGAGTACTATCACAATTCAGCAGGATATCTGATGGTTCGGTTTTATCCGGCGATTCAAGAGTATTATGGAGAGATGTTACCTGTTCCTGCAACGAACCCTCTTGGTCTTTATTGGCGTGTATGGGAAGCTGGACCACAATCCTACAGATACTATCGAACCTCTCGATTTAGCGCCAAAGAAAAAAAAGAGATTCAGGTGCGTGCAGTGCTTCATGAACGGCGCCAGTATGAACGCGGGCTTACTGGATCAACGCCAAATGACCTCTGGTTACCTAGGGACCTGGTGCGTGAAATCACTCTGAAGTATCTGACAGACTTTACTATTAACAGACCAAAGCGTAGATCACTTAATACGCACAGTATAGTCTCCAGGGCGTAGATAGACTTGACGGAGCGCCTCTGCTCGTTCAGCATCTAGTTTGTAGACTGTGATGGCAGTATCTACAATGCGCTGTGCGGTAAAGTACCAGAGCATCTGCAGTAGGTGAGAGCCATTTCGCATACGGGGGTCCATGAGTATCTGTACTTGGTTCGCAGGTTGATTGGCAGTCAAATTTTCCTTTTAGAAGATTGGTAGCACCTGTTCAAGCTCCTTTGCGCTTAGTGCGCCATTTCCTACAAACCACTCAATAAACTGCGCAGTCCTCGGATCCTGAAAACTCTTTACACTACGATCCAGCATCTTTTCTGCCTTTTTACTTGTCGCATAGATGATATTTACATGATTCTCTACATAGTACTTCTCCATGTCAATCTTTACAAAGTTAAATGCATAATTGCTACCACTATTTCCATAACCGCGATTTACAAGAATAGCAGGTCCACTCAGAGGAGCAACGCAGAGATCCTCCTTGTCCTCATAGTGCTTCTTTACAAAGTTCTCTTTGATATACTGTTTCTTTGTTTCTCCATCCACGCGACCAATATCGAGTTTCCCATTATGGATATTATTAGCATAAATGAGAACTATACCATCATCTACAAGCTGGTCTTTTACTTGGTTCCACACAACTGAACCTGTTTTTACAGCAAGTCCAAGGGCTTCTAGAGTTGTAGTTCCCTTGAGAAGTGTGTGAAGTTCGTTGTATTTGGGAGTGAGATAGAGATTACCATTTGGTGTATTCAAGATAAAGTTATTATTTGTCTTTTTGTTCTCCAGTATGAGCAACATTGTCTCCTGAGTTGTATCATAGAATCCTGCCTTTGTAAGTAGAGTTGCAGCGTGAACAGTTGTGTTCTCCGCAATATACTTACGCATTGGTTGATAATAGGAGCAGTTCATCAGTGAGGTTGGTAGAATGAATGCTAGGAAGCCGCCCTCTTTGAGATGTTCAGTTAAGCACTTGTATAGAAAGGCTACAAAGATATTGGGTCGTCCAGTCATACAGAGTGGATTCTTTTCCTTAATTACAAAGTAGGGAGGATTTCCAACAATAAGATCTACAGGCTCTCCCTTCCATGTCATAAAATCTTCACAGAATAGATTTGGCTGTTTAAGAGAATCAAAGAGAGTTTTATTCTTTTCAACTCCTGTGACAGTCGCATCAGGATAGAGTCTGCGCGCATCAAGTAAGAATTCGCCTGAACCAAAGGATGGCTCCAGAATACTTTCTGGCTTTACATGTAACTTCTTGAGTTCTTCAAAGAGAACTTCACGCACCTTTTTGGGTGTAAAGAAGATGCCCTCCTGCTGTCGCTGATCCTTTGTTAGGGTCTCATGAAATTTAGTAGAGACATCACGAAATTCTGCGATAGGTACTTCAAGATGCGGTGCGACCTTTACAAGCACTTCATTCACCTGTTTCTGTACAAGTGTAGTAGGGGGCTTACAAGGATTCTTCCTTTTCATGTGAGCAGTAATACCTGTCTTCCTCGCAAATTCCTTTCCACAACGTTCACAGATATGGGGAGACATTCTACCTCTTCGAGATTAAAAAATATGCAATCAAATTTTGGCACAAATTCGGCAAATCCGGAAGTGCAAAAATAAATTAGTAAGTAAGTGGATTTTTTTCTCTTTACAAATCGCTCTCGTCATCATCGTCGTCATCATCATCATCATTACCGCGACGAGCTGCTTCTGCAGCCTCACGGCGCTCGGCCTCCTCAGGATTGAATACGCGCAGGTAGCCGAGTTCCCAGCGCTCACTGTTCCAGCTTCGAGTCTTCTTCACATCCTTGTGGAGGGTGTTCTTGATGTTCTCAGGATGGTCCCTCGCATTTGCAAGGAAGTTCACCCAACCGCGGATGAGTCCTGCAGTGTTGTCAGGAAAGGTGATGAGACTGTACGCAATGTAGCCACTGAACTTACCCACCTGCCATTGTGTGTTCAGGATCTTCTTGCCACGAAGAGGCCTCCTCTGCTCAACACGCTCGTAGATGGTAATAATAGTCTCAAGCATATTTATTAGAGCATCATCATCAATCTCGTCAGAGAACCACGAATTGTTCTGCCAATCAGTCCACTTCTTCGTGATTGCTTCCACACCAAATGCGAGGCCAGCACAAAGTGCGGATGCCATCAGAAGATTCTTACGACGCTTGTCCTCTCCACTACGAACGCCCCAGACAAGTGCGGCACGGTCATGAAGACCCGTCCCAGATGTCATCAGCGCCCTCTTCACAAAGCGGACTAGAGGAGAGATAGCACTCATGGAATGAATGCGCTCGCCAGCAGTGAGAGCAACACCATTCTGGAAGTGGTCGAAGATGGTGATTGTCTGAGGCAGAGTTGCGTTGTTGTAGATGGTGACTGCGAACGCATACATGCGAATATTATTCTGCATGGTGCCAGTCAGTTCACTGAACTTCCCAGTTGGACCAGGGATCTCGTCGTTCATGAACTTCTTCAGTGTACTGAGGCGCTGCTGACCATCCTCCAGGCTTGTAGTATCTCCGTTGCGGTCAATCTTTCGCACGATGATTGCCTGTGTGGGAATGCCCTCAATCACAGAGCGGATGAAGGCGATCTGGCGCTTCAATGGCCACACTTCACCACGCTGATGGGCAGGAATCTGAAGTTCTCCACTCTCCAACTGAGAGACGAGATCGTAGGCGGTCTTAGAACTGATGCTGAAACGGACGCGGGATGCCATGGTTAATGTATAGTGCTAATTGGTAGCATAACAAAAATAGTGTTCAAATTTTTTTTGGCGTATTGGTTATTCAGCGGTGAAGGCTAATCTGCCATGCTGGACAGCAAATGCCAAGTGTATTCTTCCAGCGAAGGAGGCAATGGAGAGTGGAAGGTCCTGCGGTTAGAATAACTGTATTCTTTGTTACAGAGTGAATCGCCGATGGGCTTAACTCAGCATCGGTGATCTCCTCAAAGTCAAAGTGACCACCTCTCCAAATACAGTACTTCTTTGATTTTTGTTCTGCCTGGCACTTTGCCCTGAGTTTATCAACTTTGAAGGAGTTTCCATGCTTGGTGAGAAATGCAGTGATTCCTTCTTGAGTTATTTTAGCCTTTTGCTTTGATTGTTCAGAGTAAGCATCATCGTGATCGAAGTCATAGAACTGCTTGAAGAAGGATGGGGGAAATTTGCTAGTCATCATCTTATGTGCCTCCTTAAGATAGACTTCACGAGAAGGCTTGGGAAACGCAAGCGGCTGTGGATACAGGGCGATGATGCGATCAAGCCAACCATTATCATACCAGAACTCAGCAAGAGTAGTAGTGGTCCACTCATTCTTGTCAAACTCCTGCATAAACTGTGGTACAGAATTATTCTTGAACTCAAGTGTTACTGTCTGTAGAACAGTATCGTTTCTATAGAGTGTTAGGTTGAAATCGTGATGGTTTCCAAGGCCGGCCTTTTTTTCAAGAACAAAGCGAGTAAAGGCAGTACACTTCAGGTGATTCTTAATGTAACTGATAAACTCTGTGCGAAGTTGTGTCCATTGCGCACCATATGTCGGATCAGAGAAGAATACATGAGTTGGGTCATTCAGAACCAATAGTGTCTGTTCACGAATACGATTTGACGCATCATTTTCTGCGCGAGTGTTTGACACAAAGAAATAAGTAATATCTGAGATTGTATGTATACTCTCTACAGACTTCTCAGCCTTGGAGGGCTTTACTAATGTGGCTAACTGCGCTTCTATACGTACAACACGCTTTCTAAGTTCTTCAAACTCTTCTTTGGATGCCATGGTTTTGATGTATTGTATACAATGAATACAAGCCATACAGGATTCAATTTTTAAAAATAACAAAAATTGGCGCCGCCGCCGTCTTTTTGTTGTTTTTTAGCCGAGAAGGTAGTTTACGCCACCGAGAATGATGGCCGCCCAGCATGTGCCGATGCCGACAGTGTAGACGCCGGCGCCGACAATTGCGAGTGTGTACAAGATGGGATTCATTTTTGTGTTTAGTAGATGCCTGCCTTTCATGGCACGGTGTCGCTATTTCAATTTTTTTAGTTTTTCTTTGCCAGTATCGGAGATGTCACGGAGGTACGTCTGCGCGTCCAATCCACCACGGGCGGTTCCGTAAGCGGAGACAGCACGGAGCTCTGGCGACCCGTGCACTGGAACTGCGCGGACAGTACGCAGCTCGGGCAGCGCGTTGGGTCTTGTCCGAGGCCAACGGAATACTCCTTGCCGCAGTCCACGCAGCCCTCGTGCGTGCCGCACGAAGTGGCCTCCATAGCCTTATCGGCCCTGTACTGCACGCAGTAGTCGCACTCGGCGTCGGCGTCGTCCTCGGAGTCGCAGCTGCAGTAGGTCTCAGCCTCGTCTGCGTCCGTCTCGGCGCGCCACAGGTTGTGCTGCGGGCAGTCCTCGTCATCGCGGTTGACGCAGATCCTGTAGCCGTGCTCTGGGTGCCACTCGCCGATGCAGATGTGCTCCGAGGCGAGGTCGTAGCAGTCGCTGCAGTGCTGGCAGCGGTAGACCTCAAGCTTCTCGTCATAGGGACCGTTGCAGTTGTGGTCTGCGAGCCACTCGTTCACGCAGTCCACGCAGCAGAAGCGGTCTTGGACGCGATTGATGACGCCGTAGCGGTCAATCGGCAGCATGCCGCCGCCCATGCAGGGGCGCACGCCGCTATGCGGCTCATCACGCCCGTAGCACCACTCGCAATGCGTGATGGCGCTGCTGCAGATGAAAGTGGAGGCCATGGTGTATGTAGATGGTGGAGATAGATGGTGGAGATAGATGATGTCTTTGTCGTACCTATCCGCTATGGCGGGCGGTGGTTTTCAATTTTATTTGACTAGCAGCCTCTTCATAAAGAAAAAAAGAGAAGTGGCCGCCGCCGTCTCTTCTCTTTTCTTTTGGGGTCTTGATTTTTTTTTCTCTACTCGGTCTCCGTCTTGAAGGTGCCGTCACCATTGACCATCTCCCTAGCTGCAGCAATCAACTCTGCTGGCTCGATGCCGCCAGCGGCCACCTCTGCGGCAACCTTCGCCTTATTGGTCTTGCGGCAGGCCGCGCAGCGGCTCGGTGCAGCCCAGCCCGCCTGCTTGAAGTGGATCTGCGAGCCCACGGAGAAGTTGAAGTCGGTGTGGCAGTCCTTGCAATTGATGGCGAAGGGTGCCAGCTTCTTCGCCTTCTTGGCTGCGCGACAGTCGACGCAGCGGACAGGAGCCTCCCAGCCGTTCTCCTCGTAGTGCTGCTGTGCACCTACAGAGTGGACGAAGTCCGCCTGACAGTCAGCGCAGGAGATGTGCTGAGGCTGCGGGCCCTGTCGTTGCGCCTTCTTCTCCTGGCGGCACGGGTAGCAGCGCGTCGGCGTGGTGAGGCCCTTCTCCGTGAAGAAGGCCTTGTCCTTGTCTGAGAAGAAGAAGTTGGCCTCGCAGTCGCGACAGGTGAGAAGCTGGCCACTGTGGACCTCCTTTGCCTCTCCGCCGCCGCCACCGCCGCCACGCGACTTCTTGGCCACCTTGGCGAGAGCGGCGTCAGCCTCGGCCTGCTTCTTCTGTGCAACCGCGGCAACTGCGCCGTTTGCCGCGTCACGCTGAGCGTAGAGGGTGGTGAGGCGCGCCTTAGTCTGCGGGGTCTGGTTCTGCTCCTCGAGGGTCATGATCTCCTGCTTGATGGCGAGTGAAGACATTTTATGATGGATGAAGAGCGGATAGTGTTGGGTGCCGTACTATCCAACGGGCGACGCCGCGCGTTCAATTTTTTTTATTTGACCAAAAAACAAAAGAGGTGGTGTGGTGCACCTTTTTTTGTTCTTTTTTTGTTGTTATTTCTGTTTTTGTTTTTGTTCTTTTACATGATAATCTGCTCAACCTCGATGCGGTTGCGGCGGTAGTCGACGAGACCGACCTCCCAGTTGCCCGTGAGCGTCTTGATGGTCCAGCCGTTGTCGTCGCCAGACTCGTACTCACCATCTTCGAGGGAATTATCTTGCAGATTATCGCGTAGCTCATCTGCGGTCATCGTGGTGTCCACGGTGAAGGAGATGCGGAAGTCGTCGAGCCACTCGGCCGTGACGACCTCTGAGCGCGTGCCGTCGACGAGGTTCTCGACATACTCCTTCGGGTCGTTCCTCTTGACATGCTCCTCAATTGCGTGCGTATCGAGGTACTCCTCCATCTGCTGGAAGAGGCGCAGGTGCTCGGCGTACTTCGCAGGCTTCTCCCACGGCTCCTGCTCGGGCTCAGGATTCTGGTGGTAGGAGAGGTTGAGCGTGACGATGTAGAGGCGCGGTACGGGCTGCGGAGGCGGCGCGGGCTGCTCGAAGACGATGTTCTCCATGCAGAAGTCGACGAGCTCCTGCTTGCGCATCTTGCTCAGCGCCTTGGGCAGAATGGCGCCGGTCTCGACCAGGACATGGCGAGCCAGAGGCTTGAGATTGGCGAGCAGATTGGAGCCAATCTCGCGCTTGCAGTCGCGGTGCACGAGACGCTGGTGTCCCTCGCCGTTGTACTGGGCAAACTGAAAGTACTCTTGGCCGCCGATCGTGTACTGGTCTGCGAGCGGGATGGTGAGAGTGGCCATGGTGTCTGTAGGTAGATGGTGGAGATGAATGGTGTCTTTGCCGTGGCAATTACAGCACAGAAGGCCCCGCTTCAAATTTTCCGTTTACAGAGGCCCTCTTACCCGTGCATAAAAAAAGAGAACAAAAGAGATTTGGCTTTCGCCGTTTTTCTCTTTTGTTTTTGTCTTTCGGTTCTTTTTTCTTTTCTTTTGTTTTTAGGGTGTTTTTTTTGTCTTTACTCGCCGCCCGCGCTCGCGGCCGCGTTAGTGCGCTTCTCAGGCTGAAGCTCGCCCTTCTCCCAGATGCCCGCGCAGTTGCGCTTCTTGAAGTTCGCCCAGGCCTGCGCGATGCTGATCTCCTTCTCCTTCTCAGAGGCACCAAGGCCACCATAGTAGCAGTACTTGGGCTCTTCGACGGTGCGCAAGTACCACTCCCTGGTCTTGGGGTGCTTGAACTTCAGCAGACCGGCATCCTCGAGCATCGAGGCTGTGGGCACCTCAAGCTCTGCTGCGGCCTCCTCGGCCTCCTCGGCCACCTCTGCCGCGGCCTCCAGCACCGCGCTCTTGGCGGGTGCGGGCGCGGGCGAGGGCGACTTCTTGGCGGCCTTGGGTGCGGGCTTGGGTGCGGGCGCGGGCGCCTCCTCGGCCTCTGACTCGGGCTCCTCCTCGGCCTCTGGCTCTGGCTCTGGCTTCGCGACGGGCTTCTTGGCGGGCGCGGGCTTGGCGACGGGCTTCGCGGCAGAGGGCTTGGCGATCTTCAGACCCGCCGCCTTCAGCTCCGTCACGCTCATGCCGCCGCGCGCCTCTGCCGTGGCCGACTGCTCATCAGGGTTGTCAAGCAGGTGCTCGATGGCCTCGATGAGCTGCTCGTCCTCTGGCTCGAGGTAGCCGCCCTCGCCGTCGTCGAGCTCGTACTCACGCTTGAGCCAGCCTGCGCAGCGCAGCTGGAAGCCCGCGCGCTTGCAGCCGTCCTCGGCGCCCTTCTCGGACTCCCAGCGCTCGTCGTCGGCGTAGCCGTCCTTGAGGATGGCCGTGATGCGCTTTGAGAGTGCGCCCGAACACGCGGACCAGGCGTTGCCCGTCTTCTTCGGCGCCGCCTTCTTCGCCTTGCCGCCCTTCGGCGCGGGCGCCTGCTGCTGCTCAATCGTCTGTGCGACGAGAGCAGTCAGCGCGGCAACCTGCGCCGACAGCTGCGCGATCTGCTTGTCCTTGGTGGAAGGCATGGTGGATGCGGTGGTGCTGATGGTGGTGGATGGAGAGATGGATGGCTTATTCTCTCTAACCAATCAGATAAAATGGCCCCCTCTGTTCAAATTTTTTTTTATTTTGAGAGATACAGTAAATTTGCAGAGGCGGGCGCGCAGAGATTTACTCTCCATTTCACCTCTTAAAAAAATTTGAAAGAGGCCTATACGGGCGCGCGCGCCCGCCCGCCTGTGTGCGCGCGCACGCGTGCAAGATGGCCCGCAGACTCAACTATAGAAAAAATTTGAAGAAAGGGGGGCCATTAGACTGATGGTTAAGGGGTTGGTGACAGACCTCTATATCTTGGGGGACGCCTCGAGAGAGTCACCCAAAAGGAGAACGCGGACGCGCGCCCCCTCTTTTTGCCTCTTTTTTTATGTCTGTTGCGCGCGCCGTGTCCCGCGCAAGAGGGCGCGCAAAAAAAAAATTGAGGCGGCGGGGCGCCCCAACTGCCAATTAAGGCAATACATCTCATCCATCTATCTCCACCCATCTCCACCCATCTACGCACACCATGGCCTCCTCGCAGATCCCCGCGCCCGCGCCCACGCCCAAGCCCACCCTCGCGGTGCCCGAAGAGCTGGGCGAGAAGGACTGGGTCTACATGCCTGGCTTCTGGTTCATCGAGGGCGAGGCGTGCAACCGGCGCAAGGAAGAGAGCGACAAGGCCTACCTGGCGCGCGTCTGCAAGAACAAGGCCATCCGTGACCGCCGCTTTGCGCGCGAGAGGGCCCGCTGGGAGGCAGAGGATGCTGCTCGCGCCGCGGCGCCCGCGCCCGCTGCAGAGCCCGCGCCCGCACCTGCACCTGCGCCCGCACCAGCACCCGCACGGGTGAACGATGCTGCCTGGATCGCAGAGGCAGCTCAGCGCCCTGCGCGCCCAGAGGACGCAGACCAGTGGAAGCAGATTGCCCTCTACTGGCAGAACCGCTGCCAGCTGATGGAGACGCGCTTCATGACGGTCATCGCGGCCGTCGGGCATCTTCACCGCACCACCGCCGTCGAGGTGGAGCAGGCCATACGCGAGCAGCCCGAGTAGGCAGACCAACACAGAGAAAAACAAAGAAAAAAGCACCATAACCCCAAAAGAAAAGAAAAGAGACGGCAGCGGCCACTTCTCTTTTTTTGTCTCTTCAAGTACAGGCAAGAGTAGAATAAAAAAAATTTGAAGCGTGGGGCCCCAAAATAAACTAGTACCACCATCCATCCGCATCATCATCTACCATGGCCTCTAAGACTTCCAACACTGTCTCTCGCGCCGAGTTTGATGCTATCGCTGCAAGCATCGCCGCCATTGAGGCGAAGATTGCCCTGCTGCAGAGCGCCCCTGCGGGCAAGAAGGTTCGCAAGGCGAAGGCCGCCCCCGCAGAGGGCGAGGAGAAGAAGGTCCGCAAGCCCTCTCCCTGGATCGAGCACTCTTCGCGCGTCAGCAAGCTTCTCGCCGATGAGGAGCATGCAGATGCCAAGGCCGCGGTCGGCAAGGCGCGCCTCGCCTTCTGCTCGCACCTCAAGGAGGTCTGCGGCGGAGACTACGAGTCTCTGACCGACGAGACCATCCTCGAGCAGGCGCTCTCCTATGTGGCTCCAGAGGGCAAGGCCAAGAAGCCGGTCGCCGAGGAGCCTGCAGAGGAGCCCGCACCCGCGGCCGCGGCTAAGAAGACGCCCTTGGTGAAGAAGGCCAAGCCTGCAGAGGAGCCCGCGCCGCCCGCTGCGCCTGCGGCAAAGAAGGCAGCCGCGGTGCCCAAGAAGGTCGCCAAGAAGGCCGCAGGTGGCAGTGCGAGCGAGAGCGAGAGCGCTGATGTCTAGAGACTCGCTACAGACTAACCCAAAAAAAAAAATAAAAAATTTAAGACACCAAAAGAAAAGAAAAAAGACGGACTAAGGTCCCACTCTTTTTTTTGTAGACTGTAAGAGCATTCAATAAAAAAAATTGAACGCATGGTCCAAATAGTAGGGTAGGTAGAGAGCGAACAAGACCCATCTATCCATCCATCCACACATCCATCTACCATGCCGAACCACTTCGCAGGTCTGGACGAGGAGGACTCTCCCATCATGGCGGCCGAACTGTCTCACAACAGTGACGGGGCTATCTGGGACGGCACCTTCTGCCCGTGCGAGTCGCACTGCGACATGGGCGTGCACATCGAGAACGACGGCTCATGGAAGTGCCGGCATCTGGAGATCGCGCACGGCGGCCTCATGATGCTCGCCTGGGACAAGACCGACTGGGGCGACATGGACGAGCCAGACGAGGCCACGCAGTCGCGAGAGGCTGCGGCCTTCGCGCACCGCAACGGCGGCATGACAACGGCTATGCTTCTCGCGGAGGCCGCCAAGCAACTCGTTGAGGCTCCTGTCGTCTTCACGCCCTTCGTGCCGCTCGTCGTGGAGGCCACCACGGACATCTGGGCTCGCAACGCCAATGGCAGCAAGATGTGCTGCCGCAATCACGCCTACAGGGGCGAGAAGGGCGTTATTGCACCCGCGGAGAATGGCTTTGCTGCTGGCTGCGTTGCACACATTGCGGGTCTGCCTTGCGTCGGCACGCATGAGGGCACAGCACTCTTCGGCAAGCGCTTTGTGCATATCGATGACGACGATTGGTCCATGGCGCAGCCGCGCGAGCAGGGCTCTCGACCGGCTTCTGCTGCGGGCAATTGGCGCTCTGGTACGAGCACGCCCATGCGCTCTGGCACGAGCACGCCTGCTCGTCAGGGCTGCACGAACCCGCTCTGCGTGCTGCCGAGTGGCCAGCCGATGACGAACCACACGCTGGCGACCTGCGGCAAGCGTGGTGGCGGTGCCTACAGGGGGCGCAATTAAAGACAAAAACAACAAGAAAAAACAACAACAAAAAAAAAGAAAAGAGGGGCGAAAGCCCCCACCTTTTTTTTAAAATTTGAAGTTGCTAACGGCCCTTATCGTTTGTACTGACATAGAACAATCCACCATGGCCTCCATCTCTCCTACTCATATCCTTACGAAGCCTCTCTTTGACTGGGATGACCTGGCTGAGATGCGTAAGCCTGCAGTCAGGGCCGAGAAGGAGAGGAAGCAGACCATCCTTCAGGAGGAGTACTGTGACATGCTGTTTGAGGGCATCCTTCGTACTCTACCACCTCCTAGTGTCATCAAGGCGCAGCTCCTCAAGAAGCCGAATACGATAGTTCTCTTCTGGCTGGCAAAGGAGGTCTTCTTCGAGCCTCACTCAACCATCCCGCAGCGCGATAGCCGTTCTGAGATGTGCGGTAACACTGGCATCACTGTGGAGGAGTATGTGATTGACAGGGGCATTCATGAGACGGTTAAGTCCTCTGTTGCGCATCACGATCACCAGAGCATCTACGCAGTCCTCAAGTACACGGACATCCTCCATCTGCTTGCTGCCCGCTGGGACTCAAGTACTACACCGCACTTCACTTGCGAGCGCTATACTCGCCCCTGCGGCGAGTCAAACAAGTACTGGCGTCCTCAGGAGCACACTGTCTACCTTCGCTTCTGGCCTAATGGTGTACCTGCGCATCATGCCAAGTGGCAGAAGGCCGCCCTTGACGGTTATGAGGCGCGTTACCGTAAGAGGCAGCGCAATCCTCGAGTCATCCACAATCCTGAGGATGAGTAATTATATACAAAAAGACAAGGTGCAGCCGGCACCACCTCTTTTTTGTAAAATAAAATTTGAAGTTTACATGGCCCATTGAATTTGTATAGCCAACATAGCAACCAAAATGTCTTCCAACTCTCAGTTCAGCACCATCGCCATGAACAACTACCTGGACACGATTGCGGAGCTGGAGCGTCTGACGGCGGCGGGTGCAACGGATGGCGAGATTCTCGTGGCCAAGATGTACATGAGCATCGCCCTCGCCGACCTCATCGCGCCCAATGATACGGACGAATCTCGTGCGAATCTCGTTCTCATCTTCATGCGCAGCGACAATCCCCAGATCTACGCAGACATGCCTCCGCTGGAGGATGTAGAGGAGACACTTCCCTCAACTCCTCTTATTGAGGAGGGTGAGATGGATCCTGTTGAGCCTCAGACTGGTTTCGTGGCCTTGCAGGCTGGTGAGATTGATGATGAGATGCCGGCTCTCGACTAGACTGGTAAAATAAAAAGAGAAAAGGTGCAGCCGGCACCACCTCTTTTTATTAGTATAGTCAAGAGACAATAAAAATTTGAAAATAGTATCCGCATATAAATACAGTATCACCATCCAGCAAAAATGTCTCACTCCACCTGTAACCACAACACTCACCATGAGGGCGACTGCGAGAGTGCCTGCTGCCGCGGATGCGACCGCCGACTTGGCCTTGTCTCGTCCCTCTGCTCAGAGTGCGGTCATGATACTGTGGCAGCAGCTACAGAGTCCATTGCACGCGGCCTTCTTCCAGCCTTTCCAGGCTATGATGCAGGCGAGACGGTCTGTACCGGTTGTGAAGCAGAGTATGTCGCGAGTAGCGATGAGGCGGAGTCTAGATATGGACAGACCTTGCGTGATCGCCGTCACGGGGTCTGCAGCACATGCAGTACTTGCTTTGAACTCAAGACGCTCACTGACTGCTACAAGAAGTGCGCATCGTGCGCGGCACCGAAGCGGGCTAGTCCTCGCCGCATCACCGCAGTAGAGATTCTCGCTGAGCTGAATGAGCTTCTCCATAGTGGAACCTACTGGCCGCATGACTATAATGCTAGCTACGGCCTCTGGGTCTACTGCGACTGCCCCAAGTGCCGTCTCTACTACGACCCTACTGGCGAGGAGTCTGCTAAGTATCTGAATATGGACCCTAGATCTTTCTTCACGGATCAGTCAGATATTCCAAGCTTTGCTTTCTCACAGATTGCCAAGGAGTCTCTCTGGGCCACCGCAACACCAGGCATCTACTTTGATGATGATGCTCGCGTACGGACTCTTACCGGTTTTATTGAGCAGATGACACCACCTCTTGCGATCCGTCCTTTCCATATTCTTCACATTGGCAAGGACCGCACACTAGATAGGTTCTTTCTTTCTGCAGATAAGACCTATTGGATCCGAAGGTCTTGGAAGTCTGGCCGCAGTATCTATTACAAGGAGGGTGAGAATCCACCGATTCCTACCGATGCTATCTGCGCACGCCTCAACGAGCTCTTCTCATAAAAATAAAATAAAAATAATTAATTAATTACACTCTTATTTTTGCTTAGATCTTCACATTCTAATAGCTGTTGAAATAGCGCTGCGAGGCAGTGGGCTCACGCGACTCTACAGGCTTATCCTGGATGCGCTCAGGCCAGTCATCGCATACAGAGGCAATTGCGCGCCAGAGAGTCTCCATAAACTCATCATCCTGAAGCTTCTCCAGGTTCACCATAATTCGCGGGTAGGCAGGGAGGTTAAACTGGAGCTGCTTGAAGGGCTCATCGTCCTTCAGAAGGAGGTTCATTGTCGTATCAAGGTACTCCTGTACACCAGTTGCAGTCGTGGTGAAAGTGTACTTAGTCCGCTTATTATCAGTATCATTCTCTACATCCAAGTAGGTAACATGAAACATCTTCGTATTATCTGCAACAGGTGCAATCCTGATAGAATCATCTGAGGTTGAGTTGCTATTGCGAGTGATGAGGATAGAGATAGATGACATTTATGCTTTCTAACTGATTTTTTATCAAAGGCATGCGACTCAAATTTTTACCCCCGCCTTTTCAAAAAATTGAGCCCAGCTTTCACCGTAGGTAAGTCAACACAATGGATCTCAGCGGAGTTCTTACGACTCTTCACAACTGCTTCAAGGCACTTACTCTTGATACAATCAAGAAGGAACTCTCTATTCATGAGAACTCAATCACCTCTATAGAGGAACCCCCAAAGCCAAAGAAGATTATTCGACGCATTGTCAAAAAGGCTACGCCTCAGCTACAAAGGCGCTGTGATGCGCGTATCTATGGAGAGGCGCTCTATATTGAAGGAACAAAGGCTCCTAATGGCACACCCTACAAGGTTTACAGACCTGTACAGTGCGATAAGAATGCAACCTCTGCCATTTCACTTGATGGTGATGATGAGGGTGAACTCTATCTCTGCAAGGTGTGTGAGACTCGCTATAAGACTCGTCTACAGAATCCAGCCATCTGGCACGGATTCTTTGATGGCGATGTTCCAGAGACGAGCCATTTTGTAAATGGCTCTTGGCATCGTAAGAAGGTTGAAAAAATTGAATCGGCGGATGCTGTTATGACATAACTACGCACTATATACAGTTACCATGGATACAGAGCACACTCCTCGTCGCAAGAAGGGTGATAAGGCCAAGGAGAAGTTTGACAGAAATGGCAAGAATACCACGCGTCACATCCGTGAGGCAGAGCGTCTCCAGGAGAAGCGTGCTGATAAGCCTAAGAAGAAGTAAAGATGTCTCATGCATCGTACTCTTTTTTTAAAAATTTGAAGTTATGCACCTATGATTTCATGAGTATACTCACATCGCAAACACTATGGATGCCACTCCTCTCACTCCACTCTGGCCCTCGTTCGAGTACCGGCCGCACCAGACGGCGGCCATCGAATGGATGCGTACACAGGAAGAAGACCCCTATCTTCCAGGAGGACTTCTCTGCGACGAAATGGGACTCGGTAAAACCATGGAGGTACTTGGTCTCATTAAGAATACCAAGGTCTCGATGAATCTGCTGATTAGTCCTTTGGCCGTTTTGGAGCAGTGGACTGAGGCAGCAGTTCGCTCTGGCATCAATGTCTTCCGCATGAGTTACAAGCGAGACTGGGAGGCCATCGGTACCCACACCAAGAAGACAAGTTTCCTCTTCATTACTCATTATGACTTCGCAATGAGACACAATGATGAACTGATGACGACGGTCTGGAACCGTGTGATCTTGGACGAGGCGCATCGTATCTGCAACGATAAGACTCTACTCTTTGAGGCTATCCAGCAGATTCCTGCAAAGAATAAGTGGGCTCTTACTGCTACGCCCATTATCAATGGTATGCCCAATGCAAACGCACTCTTTCAGTTTCTGGGAATGGATAAGTCGCAGATTCCGCAGTCTACGAAGCGTCTGGCTCCTATTATCTTTGAGAAGACCCTCTGCCGCACGGTTGCAGAGTTGCGACCGATGATTCCCTCTCTTCCGCAGAAAGAGGTCATCCACTATCACACTCTCCCTTTTAGTACAAAGGATGAGCGTGATTTCTACAGAGGTATCCAGGGTGCTGCAGTTCGCAGATGGACGGCTCTTCAGGAGGAGGGAGCAGGCAGAATGGCTATTCTGAAGCTTCTACTTGTTCTTCGTCAGATTTCCGTACATCCGCAGGTCTACATTAATGCCTGTCGGCGGAACATCCCCTACTACGCTCGTACAGACTGGTTACTGGATAGTACAAAGTTCTCGAAGATTAAGACTCTGATTACCGAGCAATCAGAGGAGCCGCATAAGTGGCTTATCTTTGCCAACTTCTATGATGAGATGGACATGATTCAGACTACCTTGCGCTCTCTGCCCCGGGTCAAGAGGGTCCAGACCTACAGTGGACGGCAGACACAACCACAGAGAGACGCAATTCTCGAAAAGACGAAGGAGCCGCTCGATGGGGACACCATTGAAGTGCTCATTCTTCAACTTCAGTCTGGGAGTGTGGGGCTCAATCTCCAGCACTTCGACCGAATCATCTTCATGTCTCCTTGGTGGACGAAGGCTCTGATGGACCAGGCAATTGGTCGCGCTGTACGAATTGGTCAGCAGGGTATTGTGCAGGTTCACCATATTCATCTTGAGGAGGAGACTCGGCCAGAGTTGATTAGCATTGACAAGTTGATGAACGATAAGGCGGCAGCGAAGGGGGAACTCTGTAAGTGGTTTCTGGACTCGGCGAATCATCTTCTTGCACCCGCCCAATAAAAAAAGACCTTACTATAGGGTAAATAAAGAATGGAATCATCAGGTGGATTTAGTCAATTTTCTTTTTCAGTCTGGGCAGTTCTAGGAGTTGTTGTTGGCGTTATTGTGGCCTATATCTCTTTTGTTATGCTCTGCCGTGCAAAGACCATGCCTAAGTTTGCTGAAGGGTTTGGTGCGCCTGTAGTGGGTGCAGGACAACCCGATTGTCTCCACGAGAGCAATGAGGCGGCTGCTATTATAGGAGCTTTTCAGGACAGAGTGGGTGCCGTTGAGGAAGGAAACCCGGATTTAGATGAGTTGAAGGTTCTTCTGGGTAAACTCTGTTGTATGAAGCGTGATCTTGTTGCTGTAAATGGCACAGTGAATGCGACACTCTACCAGCCATTCATGACGGCGCATGATATTGAGCCTGTTGCGGAGACGGTGGGTAGATGCTTTGCTAAGACAATTCCTGAACGCGATCTGAGCCTCAGTTTTGATAAGTGGAAGATGCGTGGCCGTTTTCTCATCAGTCGTCTCTGCTCTGCGTCTGATATGACACCTGCTGAAAAGGGAAAGATGGATACACACTTTGACCAAGTGCTTGTTGATGTCTATGATATTGCGCAGCAGAGATGCCTTGCTGGTACGCCTACAATTGATGCGAAGGCTACACCTCGTGATGTAGGTGCCTTCTCTCCGCCAGCCTTAGATGATTTAAGAGAATATACAGGATATTATTAGGAATGGACGATGGACTTGTACTCGTCTGGGATGTAGACCAAACACTTTCAGGGCAATATTTTGACCCGAATGTGTTTAAAAAGAATCCAGCGGTGAATGTGTATCAGTATGTTATACTAAACCCAAAAGCACTTGAGATTATTAAGAAAGCACTTGCTGCAAAATCAACTGGGCGTGTCTCCGTTATAGGTATACTAACCAATAATGGAGATGAGGAGTTTATTAATTTAATTATTTCTGCCATTGAAAAAGAACTTAATATAGGAGAGACTCCTTTTGATTTTGTAATGACGCGAAATCATCCTTCAAGAAGGCTTAACGAGCATCAACCAAAGCGACTTCTAGATGTTGAGATTATGCTTAGAAAAATAGGCCGTTCAACAGATAATCTAGCAAATCGCGTCTATTTTTTTGATGATATGCCAGATCATGTAATTCGTGGAGAGATTCCTCCAGATCACTATATTCAAATCACACCTCCATATGTTCATCAAGTACCAGATACTACAAATTGGTCACCCATTGAAACTGCACTTGATACACTCCCAGCCGCTTCAAAGGGTGGTCGTCGCCAAAGGCGCAGACCTGCTAAGAAATCGCGTCGTCGTCATAAGAAGCGGACCCGTTATAGCCGCTCGATGAGAGATGGGTCTGTTTGAATAATAAGAACCGTACAGACTAAAAGAGCGATGTAAATCCAGAACTCGGTGTTCTTTGACTTACCAGCAACTGTTTCAATTGCCATGTAAGCTAAACCCCAGATTGCAATCCACCAGAATTGAAGAAGTGTAATCGCCACAAGGAAGCGGAGAATTGAGAACGAGGGAAAACAGAAGAGTTTTTCGAAAATATTCATACTATAGTAGCGTGACAAAAATTTGAACGCCCTCCCCTCCACTATGAAAGTATAGTCATCATCAAATGTTTTCCGAACTCATTCTCCTCTACTTCATCACGACGAACTCTGTTGTTCAGCAGGCGACAGTTGCTGCGCTTAATGTGATTCAGGAGAATGCAGTGGCCTTCTACAATAGCACTCTCATGAACGCGACCTTTATGGATGCATTCCTCTACAATGCCAGTCAGTTTCTGAACTCGACCTTTAACAACACGGAGCTGCTTCCTGCACTACTCAATCGCACCTGCGTATACATGAGTAATCAGACTCTGTACCCTATTCCGCCCTTCTGTAATACTACATGCGCCGCGTAGTCACTGAGTCCGCTCAATCAAAAAAATTGAATTTTTTACTGCACCTTAGTAATAGTATCCTATACAATGTATCTCTTCGAGCGTTCTAACGGTAGTTTTACCCATTTAGATCCTGATGAGTTTCCATCAGTCTTTGTAAGTTGTACGGAAGTGTATCCGCGTCCAAAGTTTGTCCTTATGAATCGTGCATTGGGTCCTCTTTCACTGCGTGAGAAGAATCCAGTGTTGGTTCATACATCTCTAGAGGATGACCGTGACCTCTTTGGTACTATCGAGAATAAGGCGTTTCAGAGAATCACAAATCTCTACGTAACTACTGATACGACCTGTTTACCCGTGATTCAACTTGCCTCCTACGACTTCTTAGATACCACCGCTCCCTGTTTCTATCCTGCCTCTCATGCAACACTCAGAGTACAGGCTCCATTGACTGCAGTTGGAATTCGTACTCTCTTTCTCAAGAGTTTTCACGAAAAGATTCCTGGACTTCTAGAGGAGGCTCCTGTAGAGGACGATGCTGAATCTGTAGATGAGGAGATTCCTGTTCCGTATCCCATTCAACAGAGCTTGAAGCCTCATACAATCCGTGCCATCATAAAGGATGCAGTAGGTACAGATTGTCCAATCACCTTTGAACCGATTCAAGAGACAACATCTGCAGTTACTACTTGCCAACATGTCTTCAAGAGGGAGGCTATTGTAGAGTGGCTCAAAAAGAACACTACATGTCCTGTGTGCCGTGAAGAGTGCCAGGTGATTTGAGTTCAAATTCATAGAGTACAGGAATATGGTCACTCAGTGTTATCGTATGGAAGTAGGTTGTCTTTTTATTCGTAAACGCATCATCTGCATCAGTCGAATATAAGAGATGATCTAAATGCTCTCCAGTTTCTGGAAAGGTGATTTCATCCGTATCATCGAATTTTTTAAAATAGTGGAATGATTCTTGATTCAAATCACCGCAGAGAAGTGGAAATGGATACTGTTTACTAAGAATATCCGCCTGTTTTTCTTGGTTAAAACGAACGGCAGGATAATTGATACGAAAACAAGGAAATTCTGTAAAGTCAGATTGAAAATGTGTATTGATAATATCTATCCGTCGGCCATTTATTTCTAGGGGTACATGAAGCAGCCCCTTTGAGACAAAACGGTCTACACCACCAGCATCTACAAAGGGTACGAATGTACTCTCTCCAAGTAGTTTCAAATCACGACGAACTAAGATACAGAGTCCAGCACCTGAGTAAAATCCAGCGGCCTGTCCAGTACATGTGCTCCCCTTTGAAAAGAAGACATTCCATTCATCCTGTGATTCAATCGCAATCTGAAGCCTTCGTGTAAAGACTTCTTGTAGACAAATAATATCACAGCTCCGTTTTAAAATCCATGACAGGATATCATCAATAGGACATGATATCCAGGGAAGACCTCGTATATTATAAGTGAGTATACGGAGAGTCATTCTACCCTGCCAAACGGTTTAAACTTTTTTGACAAAACTCATTTAAATGGAACCTATCCAAATCAGTCTACGTCTACCTGCTACCTTTACCCTACCGAAGTTCTATCACACGGAATCTCCTGATAAAACTTCGTTAGCTCTGCGCCTCGGCGCTATTGCAGCTCAGGCTGCGGAGGAAACAATTCGCGAGGAGTGTAATAGTGACCTCGTGACTCAGCTTGAGAAGAAGCATCTTACAGCTCGTGACCGCCTTGAACGGGAGAAGCGTGGTCTCGAGGAATCACTGACTCATCTACAGTCAAAGTTGTCATTGGATGAGAGCCTCAAGTCTGAACTTCGTAAACAGATTCAGGAGGAGTGTCGTGCAACCTTTCGTGAACTATTGGCTGAGAAAGATAAACAGATTGACCGTGCAGGCCGTGAGAATCAGGCACTTCAGGAGAGACTACAGAAACTTGCCGATTCCCTCAATCGCCAAGTCGGTTCACAGGAGAAGGGGCGTCTCGGTGAACTTCGTGTCGAGGATTTGATTACACGTGCCTTTGGTATGGGGCCTGGATTTGAGTTAGTTGCAAAGGGCAAGGAGGCTCAGAGTGGTGATCATCACATGATGTACAATAATATGAAGGTGATCTGGGAAACCAAGAATTATGGTCGCGCTGTAAATAAGGATGAAGTGGAGAAACTCCGTCGTGATATGCGGTCAAATCCAGATGTAAAGGTCGCGTTTATGGTGTCTCTGACAAACGGAATTGCTGGTCATACAAAGCCGGCTGATATTGACCTTGAACGGCTTGAAGATGGTCGCTTTATTGTCTATTTGTCAAATCTCTACAAGCATGAGGATCCTGTTCTCTATCTACAGGGACTTCGCCCCTTGCTCGAACTTGGAGACTATATGGGTGTTCATAAGGAGCGTGCAGATTCAGAGGAACTCTCACAGATGAAGGTAAAGGCGCAGATTATTCAGCATCTTTTGAAGAATCATATGACAACCCTACAGAATCTGCGCAATAGTTTAGTGAATCAGAAAAAGAAGATGGACCAGATTTATGCTGAGCAGATGAGCTTAGTCAAGCAGGCTGAGATGGAACTTGTTTCGACTCTCAAAGAACTTCTTTCAGAGGAGGAACAGAAGGGTGTTGTGCAAAGCACGCTCAATCCTGAACTCTATGCAAAACAGAATCTTCTCGATTGTACAGAGAAGGAGAAGAAACTTGTCGTCTGGTTTCAACAGCACTGTATCGAGGACTCGCGAGCCGAGATTGAGACAAAGGAACTGCAGGAGAAGCTCAAGGATGCCGGTTTCAAGGAGAAGGAACTCACCGAGGCGCGCAAGATTCTACAGGAGACTGTTTGGCCGAAGGGAGCTAAGAAACTCAAGGGATTTAAGTGTATCTAGTCTTATTTTACAAGTAGTTTAAAGTATTTATCTACCTAAGATTATAGTATAAGTTTAAGATATATATATGACTATCCTTATTGTAGGCGCTGGTCTTTCAGGATGTGTACTTGCTGAACGATATGCGAGTATAGGGAAGAAAGTACTTGTACTTGAAAAACGAGACCATATCGCAGGAAACTGTTACGATTACAAGGATACAAATGGGATTCTTATGAATAAGTATGGTGCACATATTTTTCATACAAAATCTGAAAGGGTATGGACCTATGTAAATCGATTTGCAAAGTGGGTCCCATGGCATCATAAAGTCTATGGTACCTATAAGGGAAAGGTCTTTCCTGTACCAATTAATATTACTACAGTGAACAGACTATATGATACTACTCTTCAAACAGCCGATGAAATGCGGGCATTTCTTGAATCGAAACAAGTGGCAAATGAGTCTCCACAAAATTCAGAGGAACTCGGCCTTGCACGATTTGGAAAGGAGATCTATGAGAAAGTACTTGAGGGCTATACAGTGAAACAATGGAATAAAAGTCCGCGGGAACTTGATGCCAGTGTCTTATCTCGTATACCGATTCGATATTCATTTGAAGAGGGGTATTTTGATGACCCTCATCAGGCACTTCCTGAAGGTGGATACACTGCTTTTTGTGCAGCCATGCTAGACCATCCAAATATTACAGTAAAACTCAATACAGACTTTCAAAAGGAGCTCAGAGACTATGAGAAGATTTTCTACACAGGTCCAATTGATGCTTATTTTCAAGATAGCAATTTACCTAAATTAGAGTATAGATCCCTACGATTTGAAATTGAGCAATTACCGATAGCCTATTTTCAAGAGAACTCTGTTATCAACTATACAGATAAGGAGGTGCCTTATACACGAATCATAGAATACAAACATTTTTTAAATCAACAGACACCAACCACTACAATTGTTAAGGAGTATTCATCAGATGTAGGTGAGCCGTATTATCCAATACCGAATCCAGAAAATCAGGCACTCTATGAAAAGTATAGGCAACTTGCCCTACAAGAAAAGAATATCTATTTTGTAGGTCGGTTGGCAAATTATAAGTATTTTAATATGGATGATGCAATACTTAATGCCCTTGAACTTTTTGATACTCTTCAAATGAATAGTAGACATGATTCCAAAATAGATTAAATTTATAATTATGAATGCTATCTCCGTCACCTTCTACATATGGAATGATTGTTTCTGTATGACATGCAAATGAAATGGCTAGAGGTGCAGATAATTCACCTACATATAGTTTACAGGATGCAATGGCCTGGATAAATTCATAGAGTGAACCAGGACAATGGTACTCAATTGAAAGGCCTGTTCTCTCCAAGAATGTAAAATAATCTGCTTGATTAAATGACATAAAAATAACATTAGTTCCAAATTGTTTATAGATATCTTTATAGTTTATATTGGGACTTATATTTCTATAAGGTGGTGCATTTATAATAACCTTATCTTTCCATTTTTCAAGTCTAGGAATATCAATCCATTGATGGGAACCCCATTGAACAGTATAGACAGACTGAAAAATCTCTCTCCAATTTGTTTTATAGAGAAGAGGAGACTGTCTCCAATAACTTAAGTCAATCTCATATGATTGATTTTGCCATATACTATATTCTTTTATATAAATCTGTTCTTTTACAAACCGAGATGTATCATTAAATGCTGTTTCTAAGCCAAAACGAAACGCAATATCATTCGATAGATAGACTTCACCTTGCCGTCCAGTTTTGTAGAAGTTTTCAGCAACCACAGATAATTGATAGACAAAGTCACCAAGAAGACCTGTCGTCTTATATGTCATTGGCTCAAATGCAAAATCTTTGCGCGAGTAGTCATGATGAAGTGTAAATGACTCTAGATCAATTGTAAAGAATTCACCCATTTCATTAAATGCAAACTGTGAGTCTGAATAGATAGGACGAATAAAATCTATAAGTTCACTAATAAAAATTATCTTTCTAAAGACTGTTGTGAGATAGTTTATCTCTGGAATTTTTGTAAAGAAGACCTCTTTTGAAGTTACCTGAATTTTACAACAATTGGTATCTTTTAATCCTCTTTCTATGAATGACATATAGGTAGGATTATAGGAAAGAGGTGATTTAATCTCTGCTGCTTTAAAGGATGTATCATTTGCAGATTCTATTGACATCGTATAGAGCGGATGAGAATCATTATTATGAAAAGTATCATACATAAGATTAATACGTACTTTATGGAGGGCCAGATACTGTCCTACTTGATGGGGCTGTCGTGTAGTATGATAGACACCCTTTCGAAAGGGCTCAATAAACCCCCTATCAACAATAAAGACATGGTCAGAATAGAGTTTTTCATCATACCAATGAGCATCACGATTTACTAGAGTTATGCCTGGTTCTTCCCATATGTTCCAAGATAAGAGTGGAATACGGTAGAGTACATCAAAACGAAGAATAATAAATCGATCATAGATATCTTTATTTTCAAGACAATAATCTGCAACATCGCGCATATTCTGAATCTGTGAAATGGATGGCTTGATCAGAAGTGTCTTGGGCTTGAGAAAACTTGTCAGTAGTTCAAGAATAGATGATTCATACGTTATAAAAGTAATATCATAGTCTTGAGGAGGGAGATCTTTGAATAACATTGTTTGCCAATTTCCCACGTTATTGAGAGAATTTGCAGATCCTCGTACTGTTTCTCCTCTAAAAAGAAAACAGATCTTCATCTTTTAAAAAGATATGAATTTGTCTTTATGCTTGATAATCTGAACAGATCTTGCCAGCAACTGTAGGAATCATATTGGCCATTTCTGGCATCATATAAGTCCATCCCTCCATATCAGGAAGTCCTGGATAGATAATTGTATCTCCAGTTGTTGTTAGTACATAGTCTTCATTAGTATGATAAAAGATTCTGAGTCCCCACCCCTTTTCATTCGAAAGTTTCTGTAGATGATAGAAACCAGCAGGATTCTTAGCATGAATCCATAAATACTCAGAACGGAGAAATTCAGGGCTTACAGGTTCGCGAGGTTCATCATGACCAACCCAGAAGGCTTCGCGGTGCCACCAGATATCAATCTCGCTTGCGCGGCCCTGACGACACCATTCTGTGATTGTTGTCATTGAGTTTTCTGCTTGATAATTGGGTCCATCAATAAGTCCACGGTGTGCAATCTTCTGAGGTGTCCAGAAACTAGTAAGTTCTGTAAGTTCTTGAGTAAACATACGAAGACTTGCATGACCGAGCGACCACTGATACGGAGTAAGTTCTGCAAGAATACATTCTGACCAGTTGTCAATTTCTTTCTGAATATGGTCTATCATCTCCTGAGTAGGCGCAGTGGTCCAGCGAAAGAGAGTGGCATGACAGATATCATTCATATAAGGAGGTTCAAATGGTACTCCAGCGGCCTCAAAGGTTCCACGGAGTCGATTTCGAACACCCATGAGTTTCTGGAGGCCTTGATGAGTGCTCGGATAACCACGAAGTGCAATTCCAGTGGGTGTAACAATGAGTCCGCGGAAAAGAATACGAAGGCCAGCAAGGTCCTTTAGAAGAGGTTCTAAGAAGGCTCCATTATAGACCTTCTTTTCACTACCAAATGCACTGCACTGATGTAAAGTGAAATGTAAGATTCCGCGACCCTCTACTGGACCATCACCTACAGAATAGAGAATACCAGCCTTAGATAAAGGCCTCATCCATTCAATAAGTCGTCCCCAACTTGGTGCATGAAGTTTCCAAGGTCCCATTGTATAGATCGCCAAACAAGTAGATGTATCTATAGAAGATTCTCCAAGGCTTGATTGCCCCGTCCAGGATTCAGGTGTATGTAAGTGTTTCTTCATACTCAAATACACCTCTTCAAGTTCCTCAAGAGTTCTCGGTCGCAGATCCATTTGAATAGTTCTTGAGAAAAACCTCTAAGTCCTCAGGTACACCAAGGCCCCAGATCTTCTTACACACTAGATTTCTAAACACACCTCCAGCTCCAATAGCCTCATTATAGACAGGACAGACATAGAATTCATTATTTACACGAATATTCTTTGCAATCATCTCTTCGGCATATCGTACATAATCTGACCCATGCTTCCAACCATAGATTCCAGTGGTTGCCCAGTTGCTAATATATTTCTTCTCAGCAACTTCAGTTACAATACCCTTTAAATCAGTCTTTGAATACGACCATTTTATATCATTGGGGTTATTCTGTTCAAACACTGAAATACAGCCATCAAACTCTTCATTACAGAGTGCGCGATAGAATTCGTTCTGGTCCCATTCAAGAAACTGGTCTGAATTTACAGTCACTAGTGGTTCGTTATTGTTAATATGCTGCTTTGCAAGAAGTACTGAACAGGCTGCACCCTCAGTTACTGATGTAATCGGTGTAATTGTATAGTCGAGGCCACATGATTTACATAGGGCATCAAAGTTATAAGAATCAAGATGCGCTTGTTGTACAATAAAATGGAATTTGAGAGCCCAGGGACTTACAACAGAAACACCTCCATAGATCTCAGGGTGCACTTTCATATTATCAATTACCCACTGAATCATAGGCTTTCCAAAGACAGGAATAAAGGGTTTGGGAACTGTGTAGCCTGCCTTTGAGAATCGTGAACCAAGTCCAGCCATAGGTACAACCACATGAATTGTCTTCTTTTCTTCAGACATCTGTCCTCGATTAACCAAGTGAATTGCCTTTAGTATCTTATCAAGACTTACATCCATAGGATCTACAATAGGGAGCACATGGGCTGCAGATGTATAGGCTGCCGTGCGACCATAGACACTATCTTCAAGAATAAGAACCTCGTTCGGCGCAATTCCCTCTTTCTGAAAGGCATTTAGATATGGGTCAGGTGAAGGTTTGGGTTGTGCGCATGATTCATTTCCATAGAGTGAATCAAATAATTCAAGAATACCTGTTAAATAGAGTGACCTCCTTACTGTAGCTGTAATTGAATTACTTACACAGACAAGCCTGTATCCTTTTTCTTTTAATATCTGGAGAATTGAGATAAGGTATTGATTAGGTTTCTGTTTACTACAGAGTGCAATTTCAGTTAGATTCTGTTTAATGTCAAAGAAATCCATCTTGCTTTGAAGAGACAATAGTCCTTTTTTAATTAAAATATCAACCTTCTGCTTTGTTGAAAGTCCGTCTAAGTATTTCTCATGAAAAATCGCATCAACATCTTTTATTCCAAATCGTTCTATGGTCATTAAAAAAAGATCTCTGTGAAATGTGCGTCCATCAAAAAGGACTCCATCTAGATCAAAGAAGATTGCTTTAATCATTTTATATAGATCATTCGTTTTATTTAGGCTTATATAACGCAATTTTCTATTTATAAAGGTATTGTATCTAGCCAATTATTTGGAAGAAGATCGTTATAATATGCAATTTCTTGTTGATAATTAAATTGATAAGAGCGAGTTTCTTTTCCTCTTGCTAAGCAATCAAATGATGAACCAATATCTAATGCAGATACTGTCGGCATTTTTTCAGCCAATTCTGCAATTGCTACCTTAGAACAAATACCTCCTGAAAAAAGTACAATCGTATCAGGTGTGCACATCCGAAGGATCGTTTTCATTATTTCATTATATTTTAGGAACCAACAATTCTTCGGGATAAGTACATGTTCAGAACGAAATACACTACAGAGTCTGGCATTTTTTTGATTGCAAACATATATTTTCTTTCGTGGACAATCTTGAATTGCCTTTACAAAATTATACATATGGGCTTCATGTGCGCGTTTATAATCTTCAACATCATTTTCCGGATTACTACGTAGTAGTATCATATATTGTACCCATGGTACAGGTTTATAAAGATTTTCATAAAACTCAATATTCCTTTTTAAGGGCCACATTCCTATATATGTATTTGAAGTCTTGGCCAATATAACAAATGCTTTATTAAGAGCAACACCTAATTCTGGAAATAATACATCGCCATCACAATTTGCACCTGAATTTCCAATACTGCTTCCGTATTCACCATCTCCAAATTTTGCAAATCGGATAACTTTATTATTAATGATTGATTCTGTAATAAATTCAAGTTGAATCATCTTTATTATAGAGTATTTTTCACTTTAAACCTAATCCTCAATGTAAGTGCCATCTCCAGAAACCCATCCTGCTACGCCAATTTTATCTGTATCTGTAAATCCCAAAATATATTGTGTTTTATCCATTGGAAAAAATACGTGATCATAAAATAAATGTTCTACATCACCCGCAGCCAGGTAATTATTTTCACTTGTAATAATATAGTGGAGTTTTTCAAAGAAATACTTAAAGTGGGATATAGGGAAACGATAATAGCGTGTTTCGTATAAGTGTTCTCCAATATCACCGCGACGGTGCTTTATAATGAGTGTATCAAGAGGATATCTATTAAAATTAAACTTATCATTTAAGAAATAACGACCTGATACCTTGTTAATTGTTTCAATAGTATCAAAGATTTTTTTAAATGCATCAGACTGTAAATAATTATACATCATAGTTGCTTCACCTGTATTCTTATTTACAGTTGTAAGAACATTTGAATGAATTTCATGTACGAATGCCTGTAGTTCTTTCTTTTGTTCTTCTGTTGCAGAGCCTGTTTCTAATATAACAATATATGGATTAGGTATTCTATGCTGTATAGTATAAATAGTATTTTTAATTTGAAGGATCCTATCAGGGACAGAAAAACAAGAAGAACTTGTTGTAGTTTCTACAGCACATGTTACAATTACAAGATGCATACTGTTCAACTAAATACTTATTCTTTAGGTATAATTATTTATATATTTAAAGAGAATACTATATTTATATATACATTAGCAATGAAAGTATTAAATTTATCTCATCATACTGGTGCTCTTTTAAATATGGAAGCACTTTTAAAAACAACACGGTGTAGTGTAGATAGTGTATATATGTATGGAAAAGCCTCTTATAGAATAAATGAGGCAGAGGCAGAAACATTGTGGGAGGAAAATAAGATAGTCTGGAACTCATATGATTTGATTGTAACAGGCGATTCGATAAGCCTTGCATATATTTTTCTAAGAAAAATAGATGAAATGAAACCTAAACTGCTTGTATGGATTATGAATCGTTTTGATTATAATATGAATACTGTACCTGATTTCTATTCTCTTTTTAATGATAGATTAACAAATGAAAAATATGTAAATAAAGTAAAGTTTGTCCCATATACAGAATATGAAAGACTTTATGCAGCAAAACGAGGTGTTTATCTTAAAGAACCTGTACTTCTTCCCTATGGAAAGAAATTATCCATAATACCAAACCCTACATACGGAGCACCTGATTTTTCAGGTATGACAAAGGGTCCAGAAGAGACTGTATTTATTATGTATTATGGAAATGATACTGTATTTATGCCACTTGTGCACTTGTTAAAGAATGCAAATATTTCTGTTGCAACAGATCAATTTGATAGCGTTGATGAAATAAAGAAATATAAGTGTATTGTACATTTACCAGATGCATATAGTAAATTCTGTGCACTAGAGTTTCTTGTAAATGAAATACCTGTATTTATTCCAAGTGAACGATTTTTTCAAGAACTGAATCGTATGGGTAGATCTATGCCAAATGGTCAGATTGAAACATACAAGTTTACAGTTGATGGAAATATTGTTCCCCAAGAACATGTTCCATACTGTGAATGGTATAGATATCATATGTCTAAGGTTTATTTTGATTCAATGGAAGAATTGGTTAAAAAATTAAAAGAATTTACACCTGAAAAACGAGAGAAACTGTTACAACAACAGAGACTTGATTCTGAATATCATATGAATAGCGTAAAACTCACATTTAATAAGATACTCGATGATTTATTTATGTAATACTTAAAATAATATAGATTTATACAAATAGAATGGAAAAGGTATTTTCAATTGTATTTGCTTCATTTAACACACCTTATTATATTGAAATAGGAAAAAGTCGAATTGCTCAGATGAGAAAGAGAAATTTAAAATTTTTCTTTTTTGTAAATGGTCCTAAACCAGATGAAATTGATTTGCGCGAAGGTGAGTATTGTATAGAAACAACATTGGAAAAGGAACTAACATGGGCTACACAGGCACTACAATCTTATCTACATGAGTTTTATAAGAATTCTGATTCAGATAAGTATGATTATATAATGAGAATAACAATGACTGTATTTATTAATTATAATAGCCTTCCGTGGATGCTAAGTCTTATGCCAAAAACAAATTATGTAGGTGGGCCATATTTTTTATTAGATAATAAACTCTTTTGTAATGGTACCGCAATTATATTATCAAAAGATGTTGCAAAGTTCTATGCAAATGAGTTAATCTTAGATAAAGAATTATGTAAGAAACCAGATGATGTAGCAATCTCATGGTCACTTTCTAAGTACTATCATCTTCAAGATATTGATTACTTTTATAAATGGGTAGAAAGATATACAGAAGTTCCCAATTTCCAAGAATTTTTTTCAAAAATTAGGCAGCAACATGTTTTCTTCCGTGTAAAAAATGAAGCAAATCGTAACCTTGATCCAATCATCTGGAGCATCTTATCTAAGGTATATGATGATATTTAAAGCAATACTATCTATTCTTATAGAATATGAAAAAAGTATGGTATGCCCCTAATGGGTTTGAAGCCTATGGAGAAAAAGAAATTAAAGCAGTTGAAACATGTTTGCGTGATGGATGGCTAGCAGGATTTGGAAAGTATACAATTGAGTTTGAACGGAAAATTGCAGTCTATTTTGGTAAAAAATATGGAGTCTTTGTTAATTCTGGCTCCTCAGCAAATACATTAGCAATTGAAGCGCTTGATTTACCCAAAGGCTCTATATTTATTACACCCGCATGCACATTTGCTACTACAGTTGCTCCTATTTTACAAGCAGGTCATGTTCCTGTATTTTGTGATGTAGGATTAAATACTTATGTTCCAAGCCCAGAACAAGTTTTTGAGAAAATAACTCCTGAGACAAGAGTTATTATGCTGCCAAATCTGATTGGTAACAAACCAGATTGGAAAACCATTTATGAGCGTCTACAAATTATTGGTCGTCAAGATATTATACTAATTGAAGATTCTGCAGATACACTGACCTACACAGAATATAGTGATATCTCAACTACAAGTTTTTATTCTAGTCACGTTATTACGGCGTGTGGTTCTGGAGGAATGGTAATGTTTAATAGTGACAAATATTTAAAGCGCGCAACGATGTTTCGCGATTGGGGTAGAATTGGTAATAACCTAGAGGAAATATCAGAGAGATTCAATCATAAGGTTGATGATATTCCATATGATTTTAAATTCCTCTATGGGTGCCTTGGGTATAATTTCAAATCATCTGAAGTAAATGCAGCATTTGGCCTTGTACAACTTGATCGTCTAGAAGATTTTTTCACTATTCGTAGAAATAATAAGAAACGATATTTGGAACTTCTAAAAGATCTTCCTAATGTTATACTACCAGATGAGACTATAGATCCAAATTGGTTAGCATTTCCTCTTCTTGCAGAAAATCGTCTAGGACTTGTTACTTATTTAGAACAAAATAATATACAGACACGCGTTATTTTTTCAGGAAATATTACACGCCATCCAGCATTTCGTGAGTTTCTAACAGATTATACAAATGCTGATCGTATTATGAAGGATGGTATATTATTAGGATGTCATCATGGAATGACACTAGATGATGTAGAGTATGTTTGTAATAAGATTAAGGAATTCTATATCTTAAAGAATTAGATATTCTATATATAGAATGCAGCAATTTACAGATCATCGTGGTTCACTTACTTCAATTAAGGATATTCCTTTTGAAGTAAAGGAAATTTTGGTTTCAAAGAATGAAAAAAATGTTCTAAGAGGGCTTCATCTAAGTCCTTATAGAAAACGTGTTTTTGTTATTAAAGGTACTATATATGATTTTTATATTGATCCAGAAACAGGTAATAAGAAAGAAATAACTCTATCCGCAGGAGATTTTGTAGATATTCCTAAGGGGTGGGCGCATGGATTTTATTCTGTAGATAAATCTGAGATTATCTATTTATTGGAGAATAAGTTTGATCCAAGTCTAGATAAGAATATTTTTTGGAATGATCCAGAACTTATACTAGAGAGAAAGTTCCCACAGAATAATTTAATTATATCTGAGAAGGACTCTCTTGCATTTTATTCTATTAAATATGATTTCATTGTATTAGGTGCTAAAGGATTTTTGGGTTCAAATTGTGTTAGGATTTTAAGAGAACAAGGATATATAGTCTTTGAGTGTAATTCTCGTTTAGATAATATAGTACAGATTCGCCAAGATATAGTTAAAAGCAGGGCAACAAAACTAATCTGTGCGGCAGGAATATCAGGAAGGCCAACAGTTGAATGGTGTGAAACACATGAAAAAGAAACTATTAAAATAAACTATATCGATGTTATTGGTCTTTTTACTTTAACAGAGGAACTTGATATTCATTGTACATATTTTGGTTCAGGCTTAGTGTATAATGCAGATAAGAATAAATATACAGAAGAAGATACTCCAAATTTAACTTCGCGCGTATATTGTCGGTGGCGATGTGAACTAGAAAAGATGGTGTTATTCTATAAAAATGTATTATATCTACGAATCATATATCCAATTACAGGAGATGGACATCCTAAATGTTTTTTAACAAAAATGTCTCAGCGTTCGAGTATTGTTGATACTACAGTAAGTCTAACTATTGTGCCAAGTCTATTTCCTAAAGTTTCAGAACTCTGTAATAAATCTATAACAGGGATCTATAACTTTGTCAATAAAGGAGTGATTGAGCAACCTATGTTAGTAGAGAAGTATACTAAAAATAATTTTACATTAGGTACTAGTTCTCCAGGATATGAATTATCTACAAATAAATTGGAATGTTTTATAGATGTAGACTTCATTGATGATGCACTTAAAAATTTAATGAAATCTAAATGAGTATATTTAAAACATACCTACGTCATAAAAATGTTCTTTTCTCATCCCTGTAGAGTTATGTGCAAAAAGAATATCAACTTGAACTAGAACTCCGTGAATTCTATGAAGTTCAACTATATCTATCATGTTAAAATTATACTTATGTAGATATGCTATTATTTCTTCAATCATTGGGGAATCTTTATTATACTTATGTAATGAGCATTCAATTACAAAATATTTGACAGATTCCATTAGATCTGTCATTCCCTTAAGAATATCAAGCTCTGCACCTTGAACATCTAACTTTATAAAGTCTGGCTTTTTCAAATTATTATCCTTTACAAACTCAGTTAATGTATACATATTCATTAATTGAATAACTGCGGTTTGAGGTGTAAAATAGACTGTTTGTTCTAAATAGATTGAATTTCCTGTATTACATCCTACTGTATTTTTAAAGAACTGAACGTCTTTTTTTGACTCATTCCCTAATAGAACAATGTGATGATTATATTGTTCTATTTTACTTTTCATATCAGGATTTGCCTCAAATACTTCAAGATGTGCATCTGGAAAAAGCCTTGTTATATTATAAGCCCATGAGCCTTCACACCCTCCTATATCGTAAATAACTTTTGGATCCATACCTTTAGATTTCCAAAAAGATAATAGGTCAAACATTATATTTAGTAACAGATCTTTATATTTAAGTCTATGAAATCACATTGGAGTAAAACTCCAATATTGAAACTTGTTTCAATGTGATTTCTGAAGTAAGATCCGAAAATAAATTTATTCTCGGCAAAAATCATTAGTTCCTAATAAAGATAAATGACGATATTAATGTCAGTTCATATGAGATAAAAATAATTTACGAAATGGCTCTTTTGTAATGCACTTTCTATTGCATCACAGGCGAGAGCTGTAAAAAATATAGAAACACTTGAAGAAATAGCAGAAGAGGTAAATACTGATTTTAAATCTGGTATTCCTATGCTAGTTGAAGGTCATTCATATCTTAAATTCTTAAATGAAAATTGGTCTAAGTGGAAGTATTTTTTACCAAGATATTACCCTCCCCCTGTACTAGAAGATATACCTATAGTTGTTACAGATATTCTTAATGCGATGCCATCACAGATTTATACAGAAAAAACAATAAGTGAAAAGGCAGTAGATTCTGCATTAACTATTGTAGAGAATATAACATCTCCAGAAAAAATGATAAGTAGAGCCTTACAGGGAGTTTTTGGCGCAGATATATATGAGAATATAGTGAATATAAGTGTTATACCGAGTCTATTTCCAAAAATTTCAGAACTTTGTAATAAATCAATAACAGGGGTCTATAATTTTGTTAATAAAGGAATTATTACACAGCCAATATTAATGGAAAAATATGTATCAAAGAATTTTGTAGTAGGTGTTTATTCTCCAGGATATGAGTTATCTACAGATAAACTAGAAAAGTATCTTGAAGTTCCTTTACTAGATGATGCCCTTATAAGTTTAACAAATATTAGAGTTATCTAATAAAAACAGGTTGTTATTTTATATTGTAATTTAAAGAAATTTAAACATAAATAATTATAATATGAAAATTGCAGTATTATTCTGCGGATTATTTAGAAATGGAACATCTCTTATAGTAGATTTTATTAAGTGGTTAGAATCAGAAGAAAACATAGATAACGTAGATATTTATATACATACTTGGTGGGATCCAGAGTATGTAAATAAAAGAACAACTATATGTGGCAATGCATATTTAATGGAAGGGGATCCTCGTGAACTTTTAAAAGACAAACTAGTTATAAAAAAAATGAAGGTTGAAAAACAGGCCGAAATTGATATGAGTGATTTACCATATAATACTATAATAAAAGAACCAAATATAAATAGAAAAATACAATTACGAGAATCATCGTATTTTACTGCATTATCTGGGTTATTAAGTACTAAAAGATGTTTAGAATTAATTGATGATATATATCAATACGATTTGATAATAAAAACACGTAGTGATTTATTTTTAGATGATATATATAATTTTGATATAATAAAAGAAGATATAAAAAAAAATAATATATGGTTTGCAGATGGAAGACGATATGGCTTTGATAAATATGATAATCGTGCTTTTTATGGAAATCCACAAGTAATGGCATTTTATATATATAATAATGAATTAGCATACCGCAGTTTAATAAAAGGACTTAATATGCAAATTGATTGTATATGGATATACTATACCGCAAAGATCTTAAAAATTGAACCAATGATTTGGAGTATACCATTAAATATTTCACGTAATCATCTATTAAAGGATAATTCGCGTTTAGATGAAAATCCATATTGGTGGAATTTAATACCTAAAGATCGTCTTAATAATGAGTAAATCTATACTTAGATATCGGTTCTTTCACAAAGAAAAATACCACATCCATTCCAGAATGCATCACCAACCGTATGTAAATTTGCAGTATTTACAAGTTCAATTTCATTACTATAATGGATCTTAAGTGGTACTTCGCTAAAACCAGCCAATGTACCATCTTTAACAAAATTGCATACCCAATCATCTATCATTATAATTACATATTTTGAAAAAAAAGGATAAAAATGAGTTACTGCTTTTTTTTGATCATCAAATGTATGACCAGCATCATACATAAATATATCAATTGGATATTTAACTTCATCTGGAGAAACGGTAAAACAGTCCTTTTCAATTATCGTAATCTTTTCCTTTTCTGCAGGGACGAATCGATCAATATTATTATAAAATCTGTCCTTGCAATTAAAAGACCAATCATCTATACAATAAGCCTCGGCAGTAGAATTATTATATAATGCAGATATAACACCACAACCAACATATGTTCCTACTTCTAAATACTTAGCATTTGGTAAAGAGCACATGTTATTATATAGATGCCTTGTTTTGATACCGCACATCCCCTCCATTTCTAGGATACTTTCTGTCAAAGGAGAAATATTATTATATGCATTATCAATTGACTTGATCACGTGCGTTTTTAGAAAGTCAATGTCCATGTTATATGTATATATATTAGATTTTAAATATACAATTGAAATCACATTGAAACAAGTTTCAATATTGGAGTTTTACTCCAATGTGATTTCTGAAGTAAGATCCGAAAATAAATTTATTCTCGGCAAAAATCATTAGTACCTAATAAAGATAAATGACGATAATAATGTCGGCATATATGAGATAAAAATAATTTGCGAAAGGGCTCTTTTGTAATGCGAAATTTTCAAGATACATTTATTTTTATATCATATTATGACATAAAAATATTATTGTCTTTTTTGTTTGATTTTTGCCGAGAATAAATTTATTTTCGGATCTTACTTCAGAAATCACATTGGAGTAAAACTCCAATATTGAAACTTGTTTCAATGTGATTTCTGA